CGGTGACACTGCCAACACAGCGTGATCAGATTGTCGAGCCTGTCGCTGCCCTGATGTGACCGATAAACGATATGATGGACGTGCAACCCGTCTGTCCATTGGCACGAGCGGCACTTCCAGCCGTCTTGTTCCATTACTTCCCGGCTAGTGGTTTGACTCAGCACGCCGCATCCTTTCATCTGTGAAGTACTCTAACGGGTACGGCATTTGTTTCCCCGTCAGGTGGCGGTAAGCACGCCTAAGAATGACAACACCTTCTTGATTGGCACGGCCATTGGCAAAGCCGCCCTCACCGCCACCTACCATTTCGGTATATCGTGCGGCCAAAATCCAAGCCGCAGACTTGTCGCCCTGGTCTTCAGTCTCCAAAGTATCCTGCCTTTTCCACGGAGTCGAATACCAACTTCACCCACCCTTTGCCAAGCTGCTTTAGCTTCTCAGTCTCAACGCCTACACACAAGTCTCTCGTAGCTTTGCTTCTCCTGAAACATGCTGTCATGGCGTACCATTCTTCATAAGTGAATAATCTGTTCTTGCCATAATTACAGCGTTTGCAACATACTACACAATTTGATTCAGAATAAGCCAGTTTGCTGTTTTTGCGGTCTAAGTTTACCGCTTGGCTGTTGTGGCTATTAAACGGAACCCACTTTAGCCGGGAGCCACAGTAATGGCATGTTTCAATTTCTGTAAACTCAAGAAACTGCTTGTATGTTAACTCGACTTCGTGTTTTGTGAAAAGCAGCTTATTGTACAGATACTCAAAGGGTCGAAGTTTATACATTATACTTCAACCCCATCAATTGATTTGTCCAGATCGTCTGCGATAGCGGACACGTCTTTGGCATCCACTGCGCCCGGTATCGGATCGTTCTGAGCGTTGTTCAGATACTCGATGGCAATCACTTCTGCGCACCGGGCATCCGACGCCATGATCGCATTGCCCGTCTCCGGGTCACGAGCGACGGCACCGATGTTGACTCGTGCCTTCTCGATGGCTTGCTGCCACGTGGTTTCCTTGACCAGCCGCTTCATGTGGAGATTAACCCATACTAGCTCGTCTTCACCAGTCAGCCCCTTGAGCGTCTTGACGTGCTCCTGAATCTCTTTCAGGCTCATGCCGTCGCCCTCGTCCACGAAGCCGATGATGAAGTCACGCATCGGAATCAGCTTGCCGTCTTTGTCTTTGTAGTTTGCAGTTGGATCGAGCGACGTGATTTCCCGCAGCTTGGCGATTCCAAGCTTCTCATACTCGCTGCGGTCACAGCCGCACTCCGTCATGACTTCGACGATGCGGACTAAGTACTTGGCACGCTGCCGCTGCATGAGCGTGACGAAGTATTCTTCGGCGGTGTCGAAGCCGTAGCCGACGTAGTACTTCTTGTCTTTGATTTCGTAGAGCAGTTCCGCGATATCGAACTTGGAACGCTCAAGGGAGCCAATCAGGATTTCCAATTTCTCCCTGATCTTGGTGGATGCGCCAGCTTCGGCCTCACCGATGATTGCCGCTTCGTTCTGCGGTACAACGAATACTTCTGCCATATCGTTTATCTCCTGTACTGCAAGCATCCTACAGCGTTAGTCGCCGTCTGTCAAGTTACTTTAGTTTCGGCCTTGGCGTCGTCCTTGGCTTTCTGTACAAGGTAATCGGTGCGTGCCTCGTCCATCAAGATTGCTTCTTCGTGCTCCTGCTTGAGTCCCGGCGCATTCTTGGAGTTGCCGAACGCAGACTTACGGGTCTTGGCTCCAACCCAAACTCCAAATGTGTTAGGTGGTGCGTCTTTCATGCTGTTCTCCTTAATAACTAAAGTATCTCACACTCCTGAACATTTGTCAAGAGCTTATTGTAATACCTAATTTTAGATAATCGGCAGCCCTTTGAACAAAATCTGCAAACCTCGTTTTTCGTGAGCCTTTTTCAAAGAACTCACATACTTTTCTGAAGAGTACACCTTGTAGAATTTCATCTGTTCGTGGTCTTGGTTTAGTATCGGTCTGTTCAACCCATTCCTTCGTTCGTTGAGCTATTTCCCTTGGGTCGCTCGTGAATGCGGTGGTTTCTATAACGTGTTTTAATGTTTGTGTGTCGTTCAAGTTAAGTCCTGATTTTTTTAATTCCTCAAGAACAGGCTTTGGCAAATTACGTGCTTGACGAAATGCTACTCTGTACTGCTGAATAGTTCTTGCGCTAATTCGACATTTATCAATAAGCTGACTCTTGTAACTATTCGTCGTTAGACCTTCGGGTGGATTCGTCAGAAGCTCTTCTAAAATACCGCCAGCCTCTATGCAGTTTCTCTTTGTCAATCGCTCACCAAGAACATTTCGCTCGTGGATGCTGCTCAAGTCTTGTTCAAGCTTTATTCTTTCGTTTATTTCCATTTTTTTCCTTTATATAACCCGGCCCAACAAATTTAGCCATAACTTTTTTACGAAGGTTCCATAACAATGTACCCGCTAACGAAGGTGTATCAATCACGCACTGCTTTAGGTCTTCCTTTGTCCAACCGGGTTTTAACTGGTTAGCTCCACCGGGATTAACAAATTGTGATGAAGCAAACGGAGCTATCAATTCTCGATTCTCTTTAGCTTCCATAAGGCTAAAACATTTTGCTTTTGATGCCCATTCAATCGGGGAAAGCGGAACAACCAATCCCACTGGCGGTTTAATTATTAGGTCGTCAACTCGTTTCATCCCTGCACGTTCAAATACAGGGTTAAATCTTGCCATTGCTGCTACGGTATCGGCGTCGGGGTGTAGTTCTAGGTATTTGCGAACAAGAGCTTGACCAACTCCGCATCCTCTGTATGTGGGATGCACCACAACACGAGCAATACGATATTGGCGGCTACCGGGCAATAATTTGCCCACTAGCCAGCCTATAATATCGCCGCCCATTTCACCGTCGATTGTTGCAGAGAAATACTCTTGTCTTCCTCCAGTGTATTTGCCTTTGTAGTGAAGCTCCCCAAGAGGATGATTTCTGTATGCGTCTTTACCGGGGGAAATTTTTCCTCCCGGTGTTTGCTTAGTACTAACATCCGTTTCTTGCTTTACTCTTATCTTGAACGGGGTATTTACAGAAGTCGTTCTCGATTCTGTTATCCAGCGTGACGGAAATGCTCTTCCTCGCACCACCAAATCAGGCTGAAGGAATGGAATTATATCGTCCTGTGCCGTGACAGCTATTAGCTGAATGCTTAGCTTTCTCAAAATCTTCTGAAAGCTGAATGATAGTACCTTTGCTGTGATGCGGTCCAACGTCGCTAAGAACTCATCAACGATTAGTAACTTCGTTCCAGCACACAAGCACGAGTACATTCGCGCTCGTGCTTGTTGGCTATCTGACAACTGATTGTACTTCAACGAGAATAAAGACGCATCGTTCAGTCCAACAGTGTTAAGTAGTCGTAGAGAAGTTTCATCGTCTATTGCCCATTGGTGCAGCGGCTTGTCTGGTATATTAATCGTGGTTGGTTCACCTAGCATTCGCATGAGCGTGGATTTCCCACAGCCTGATTCTCCTGTAATCAATACGATTGGAGGAAGCTCATCAGGCAGTTCTACATCTACAACTTTGTTTATCCACCCGTCAGTGACACCGAATGCGTCAGCTATATCGGTTGACTCATTAGTGAGTGATATAGTGAAAGATTTTTCATACTTCATAGGTGGTTCCGCTCCAGTTCAATCCCCACTTAATGTACAACTCGACTCCAAGCTCTAGGCTGTTGATTGTGTCGGGATGTTTGCCCGTTACAGGAAGAATCGAAATATCTTCTGGCGGGACAAACTTTAACGTTGATGCAGGTCTGCGTTGTTCGCCTTGAATCGGACGAGCATCGTCTGGCAATGGCCGTCCCATTTTGACAAACCAGTCTTTGACAATTGCGTCCCAAGATTCCGGCCAATGAATGCGCAAGTTGTAGCCTTTAGCTTTCAGATGCTCAACAAATTCTGACTTGACTGTGCCTGAAAATTTCTTGGAAAGAGTTCCATGCACTTTTTCGGTGAGAGTTTTTAGCTCCTGTGCAGCAAGTTCTTCTTCAGTCGCTAAACGCCAAGGATTGCTCAGGGCTTTGTGCCACTGCTTATCTTCGATGTACCAAAACTCTAAACCCTGTTCGATGATGTTGCCTATCTTAACGATTTGTACAATCTTGTTGCTGAAGCGATTGATTACAAAATCACCGTTTTTCATAACTTCCTCCACTGCCTAAAGTTTTCACAATTGGCTTCGTTTGTCAAGTGCTTTATTTCCTTTGTTTTGTTGCCTTTAGATGCCTTGGCTGCGATTCGTTCAAGCTTCGCAGCTTCCTTAGCAACTCTCTTATCCTCTTTCGCAGCCTCTTTTTCAGTAGCTCTTTGCTCTTTGCGTGCATCGCGTATCGCCTCTCGTTTGGCTTTCATTCGATTTGTTACTTCGGTATGTGTCCGATGCAAATCGAGAGCATACTTGAAGCCAAGCCAGTCGGCGTTAGCCCAATCCATTTCGCAATGCCACGGATCGAATTTGCCATCTTCCTTGCCCAACCGAATGATCCATCGATCATCCAGCTTTTCGCCAGTCTCTTCTTCATACGCTTGTTGATACGCTGCGGTCTGGTAGAGATATTCCACGTACAGATAATTGGAACTCTTCCAGTCGATCAGACTTTTGCGATTTTTGAACGGAGTCGAGCAACATGTTGGATCATCACACGAGTCACAAACCGCAACACCGTCGAGCGTTCCCGCGAACTCGTAATTCCTGCTGTAAATCTTTCGCTCAGTGTAAACCCACCGAACGTTGTGCTGCTTCATCCAATCGAGAGCAGCTTCCACGCAACTCTTCGCTCGTTCGTCTTCCGGCCAATAGAGCGTTCCGGCTGGCTTGAGTCCAAGCTTGATCTTGATGTAGTCCTCAAGCCAATTGTGTGCTGCCGAACCTACGTTCGCAGCCTCTTCCAGCTTCTCTTTGTGTGCGGACTTCGCATTCGTAGCGAAGTGATCGAACTCTTCCAGCGACAGCGGGACTAATACTTCATTCCCGCTTTCGTCAGGCTGAGTCGGAATGATCCGCATCAACTTTTCGTACATCATCTTGCAGCCCCACGGCACGAGCGCCGCAGACTTGTCGATGATGTGGCACACGGTTGTCACACCGTCTTTCCGTTTCAGTTCACCGTCCACGACTTCAAAGTATGCATGGATCGGATTGCCATAATACCGCAGGGTCACTTCGTCGTTGTAAAACTTGTACTCTTTGAACGGGCCAGTAACGATCAATCAAACCAGTTTCTCGATCACAAGCGACAGCCGCGTTTCGTCTTCTTGACCAAGCAATCAATCAGTGGATTGTCGTCCACAAATTCCTTGATCAGAGTCTTCCGCATTTCTTCGGTTGTTGGCTCTGTCGTCTTTTCGCGTTTCTTCCGCTTCGGCTTTGCACCCATTTCAAGAACAGCATCGACAACTTTTTCAGGGTGTCTTTCCGGCTCAGGTTCCGGCGCAGTCTTAGTTACTGGTTTGCTATTGACCAACTCTACATGCTTAGTCCATTGCTGCTGTCTCTCTTCAAGAGAGTCGATCAGCCGCACGTTGGCAAACTCGACATTGACGGTCTGTGGCTTCGTGCCACCGATGGCACCGATGGGACGTATGATCGCTGCGCCCATCTTGGTGAAGCCTTCCAAATAACCTGCACGCCAGCCTTCGGAATAGTACCTAACAAGCGTGTTTACAGCAGCTTGCAGGTATTCAGGAATCTCGATACTGATCGTGGGTTTCTTCATGCTACACCATTCTACACCCGTTTACTGATCCTGTCAAGCCTTATTTTCTGCGAGGCTTTGGCTTGAACCGGAAGTTTCCCCGGCCTTTGTTGTTTTCCAATTCGTAACCCTTTTCCCACGCCGACTTGTATGGCTCGTCTTTGTAGGGGTTGTCGATGAAGTTAACACCGATGCGGCACGCAACGCGGCCAGCTTCGATGAATGTACTACGCGGTTGAAGCTTCTCTTGATCTGTCATTTCACTCTCCTGTGTCTGCTGCCAGTCTCTTCCGTTCTTTCTCTTCCTGCTCCCTTACTCTGCTGTTCACTTCCGCCAGCTTGGGACGCGGTATCGGGTGCGTCGAGAAGTCTACGCGCTCCCATCCTGAATAGTTGTGACCTTGCTTCACGAAGACATGCAGCGGACACGGCTTGCCTTCGTAGCGCGACAGCGGACCACAGCAGCGGTCAACGTAATTGACTTCTAACAGGCCGACGCATACAGCTTGCGGAGCAAATTCTTTGATCGCCGCGACGATTTTGTTCGCGGTGTTGCCACTGCAAATCAAATCGTCCACGATGATATATCGTTTACTGGCTTTGAAGCCCTCAACATGATGGCAGCTATGAGTCGAGTCTTTTCCGCCAAACTCGCATTCCTTCCGAACAGCGAGAAGCTCTTTGCCCATTGCCAGCGCCAGCGGAGCAGCAATTAGCGAACCGCTAAGACCACGGAACGCTATCGCATCGAAAACGTGAAGCGCCAGAGCCTTCCGGCAATTGTCCAACGTGGTCTGAAGATTGTTGCGACGGATCAAAGGCTCAAGGTAGCTCGTGTGCTCCCACTTGGAATCTTCCAGATAGTCGCTCATGGCTGTGTCCGATACACCTTTCTGTTTTGAATGTGAATTGTGAACTTCAAAAAGTTGAACCCGATACCAAAAGCTTTCTCTTTCCAACCCCACACATAGATATTGGGAATCAGGAACCAAACACGGTCACGGTGCCACCACCAAACCAAGTCGTAATATTTACGAATTTTCTTTTCGTGAAGTTTACCCATGTCAGTCTCCTAATGCAGCGAATGCTGCGTTCGTAGCCTGTTGATCATCGACCTTTAGATATTCGCCCGTGCTGCTGATCGACTTGTGTCCAAGCATCTGACGGACGTTCTCGATGCCAGCCGTGTGAATCGTAAGCTGTGCCAGCGTGTGCTTCAAGATGTGAGGATGGCACAAATGCTTTGGGATCGATGCAATCCGGCCAAGCTTCTGCACGATCTGCCACGCACGCTTGCGGGTGATGCTAAACAGCGGTCCCTCTGGATGGGCGTGACACCATGCTTCCAGAGCAGTCTTCTCATCGAACAGAGGATCGCTGGTATGCCTGAGTGCCTGAGTAGTCTTCATGCTGCCCTTGAGACGTTCGACAGTCACGAACCCATCGACAACGTTAGCAGCCGTTAGCCCGTCTTTGCCCACGATTTCGCTGACGCGCAGCCCATGAGTGAAGCTTACAAGCAGCATCAGCCAATCGCGCTCCGACACCTTGCGTGCTTCGGTCAGCAGCCGGGTCAACTCGTCTTTGGTCAAATGTTCCATACAAAGAGTGTCTCACGGTTCCAAAATCTTGTCAACTAAATCAGCACGGCCCCGAAAAATAAAACCGCGATTGCGAACGCCGCCACACAGATCAGGAAGATGATCATGGTTATGCCTTGAGCAATAACCGATGAGTACATGGCTTGATGGACAAGCATGTGTCGGGGTTGACTGGCAACGGCGGCAGCGGTACTTCCGGTTGCGGGTCAATCTCAAACGTTGGTGCCGGGTGAGGAATGTCTTTGTCGTCTTGCTTCGGCGTGTCCTGTGCCGCAAACGGCACGCATAACATCAGCAACAGCACAAATGTTTTCGTAGTTCCTCCCAATATTGTTTAACAGAACCACCCTGCCGCTCCGCGTGAGCGTCGAGTTTGTTAGCTCCTGCCTCCTGATTAGCCGCCCATTGGCGGGATCAGGAGTGACAGGCTAACCGTATCTGAAAGTAGCCACGGTTCATGGTTAGTTTTCCTCCGGGTCATACAGGACAACAGCGTACTGCTGCTCTTCCGGCAATGACTCATTGGGTCGCCATTTCAGGTAGACTCCCCGTTGCGCTAATACTTTCGCTTCGGGGATGCTTACCCGCTTCTCTTCGGCTTTCTGCTCAATGTCATTCATGTGTTAGTCTCATTTGTATAAAGTTTTATTTGTCTATTGTCTTCATGTAGATGGTTGCAGTCCCACCGCCCTGACTTTGATGGTCAGGGTACTACTGACAGAGCAGCCGCCACAAATCGCGCCTAGAGTGCCAGCACCGCCGCAACTGCTAGAGGTATTCGCCATTTGCTTCTCCTTTCTACTTCACGAAGTACGTGTAGTTTCCATTCGCTTCTTGATTCCATTTGTTGATCAGCATCAGACCTTCGACGACTGGCATCCAGCCCATGCTTTCGGACAGGCCAATCTCTTTCAGGTGATGCGTGGTGAAGTGCAGCGTCTCGATCAAACCGGACGCATTGACTCGACGATAGTACTTCATGCCAAGTGGATTCATCGTTGCCTCCATTCGTCAATTTTGAACTCAAGCCAGTTGATCAAGCATCGAAGCTTGCAGCAAACAGGCTGGTAATATTCGTCTCTCAGCCAGTCACAAAATTGTCCGACTCCAAGTTCTGTCGGACTGCCGCAAAATCGGCAAGGTTTAATCACTCTGCCTCCAATGACTGCTTGACTGCCGCGATTGACGGGAAGGTTTCGCCCTGCGCTCCGCTGTTTGTGATATATGCGAAGCCGCCAGTAACCGGACGAATTTCGCCTACTGTCTTGCCCGACAGTTTGACTTCGACCACGACTAACTTGTGGTTGTAGTTGATCACTTTGTCTCCGGTGTCTCTTCGGCCACACGCTGCTCAAGATAGTCTAGCACATGCAGCGCAGTTTCGATGGGCAGCATCAGGCTATTGTAAATCAGATAGCCTGTCCTGTAAGCGGCCTTGTAGCCCTTGAGCCACAGGTCGTAGGCGTCTTTCGCATTCTTCAGGTTGTCCATGTCTGGCATAGTCTCATATTCCTTTCCGTTTGTCAAGCTTTTTCTTCGTCGCTGACCTTTTTTATTAGCGCAGCGATAATCTGATGCGCCTGTTTTTCGGCTTCGTTCGACCAGCCACCATAGCATTCACTGCAATGGTACGTCGTGTACAGATAACGGCTGATGTGCTGAAGACATTCCTCTCCGGTCTTTGCGTCATACTTCCGTTTACGCAAAGTTCTCACCGGAGCGCAAGCGTGCAACCTTGATCACAGCCTTGCACAGTTCGACAGGATCAACATCAATCCAGTCTTCGGAAGGGGTCTCAAGTTCGTCTGCTACTAACTCGACGAACTCATCGGTCACTTCAACATCGAGATTCATCATTTCATTTCTCCCTTATCCAGCATTTCTGACCTGAGTAGCAGACTTCAACGCTGTAGACTTCGATTCCCTTGGCTTGCGCCAGTTGCACTAACCGCGCCGCCGCGTACTTGACTTCGCTCTCCTGCACGTCGTAGATGTGCTCGACGATTTCGTCGCCTTCTGGTCCGTTGCTCAAGAGTGACAGCCAGTACAGCCGCGCACGAACGATTCCTAGCCCAATTTCATTGGCCCACTTCGACGACTTCTCTGGCCGCACTTCCAGCCCGTCAGGGCCAATGTAGACTTCCATCGAAATCGGAGTACCGTCTTTGAGTTTGTTGTGCATGATCTAAGTTGTACCTCAGTTCTGCATGTTCGACTGAATGTCGTAGACAAAATCGGCCAGAAATCTCTTGACTCTGCCCGATCTGATCCATGCGTAAATGCGCGGCGATGGTGGACACTTCCTGAGTTGTCTCATTGTGTCTCCGCAATCATTGGATGCACGGTGACAGCCCCGACACCGTATGGCTTCAGGCCGGCTAATCGAGCAGCCCCTTCAGACAGATCGATCACCCGGTCAGGATGATGGTATGGCCCACGGTCAGTAATCGTGACGATCACCATCCGGCCATTAAACGATACGAGCGCCCGTGTGCCAAGCGGCAGGACACGCGAAGCCGCCGTGAGTTTCATCCTGTCGAATCGCTTCCCATTCGCCATTGTGCGACCTTGATGAAACGTGCCGTACCACGATGCGTTGCCAGCCTGATCTTGAATCCTATATTTTTCAGCCGCCGACGCGGTTAGCGCCGTGAGCATCACGAATCCGCACAGGCAATTGCGAAGTGTTTTCATGTTCAAAGCCCTCCGTATTTGGACGTGCTATTCTCAGCCTAGCAAACCCGGAAATGTTTGTCAAGTAAATTCTTGCCTCCGCCCCTTGGAAAAAGCACCGATTAATTCCGCATATTACTTTGGTCATTACAGGAGCCACGGCCAGCCCATGTGCGTTTACCAGTTAGTACCGTTAGCCCATTAGCGTATCACTAATAAGTTATTAGTGAAGTAGTAAACATCAGGCCACTGGAAACGGGCCAGTGGAAATCCACCAGCCCATGACCGAAACGCGATTGGGAAGCTATGGCTGGACAGTTACACATTAGCTGCTTGATGTGTCTGTGCCAAACGAAATACCAGATGCTCGACTTCACGGATCGCGGGGAATTGAACCCCGTCCGCTTAATCGCTTCCCAATATGGTGATGCATCGACACCCCTGAGACGGTGACCACGTAGGATGCCGCACGAAGTTACGATGCATCAAACGGACACAGGATAGCAGCATAGGCGTTTTGGTTCGCCTATGATCCTGCGCCCGTCTCAGGCATCGGCTTATGGCAGGGTGCCGCGTGGTGTCACCGACTCCCTGCCAGCCTCTCATATCGAATCCTGACGCGATTTATGGGTTATATCCACATGGATTCAGCACGGGATTTACAGATAGACGGGCCTCACGAGCAGGACGGGACTTGAATGCTACGGCCAGCCGCTCTTCCCATTCCGCCGCCTGTGCCTCAGTCATAGGCCCAAGCGGAGAGACTTCGACACGGACAGGCTGAAGCTCTCCCGGCCACATCGGGGCCGCGTGCAGTGCAGCGAAGACGTTGCCATGCTCTCTCTGAAGAGCAAAGGCGAACGTCAGGACGTTGACGTTAGTCTCCATTCAGCTTCTCCTGTTCTTTCGCGTCGGCGGGAACCTGACGCATGTTTTTGATGGTACGGTTTTCCTTGCACCACGGACATGAGCCGTGATTGCGGCACGAGTGAGAGATTGCTTTGGCACCGTGATACGGCTTGCGGTGATCCTTGCGATTCGGATACTGCGTAGGATCGAGAGACATGACATTCCTCCTGATACTCTGGTGTCACCGATGTTCTACCAGTGCCCCATATCGAATCGTGGAGCGATATTTAGCTCTTCAGTAGAGCCTTAGTGACTTTGTTGTCCGACACAGGAAACTTGCCCTGCACCTTGCCGCACTCCATGCACAGGTCAATTTCGATGTAGTCAGAATCGTTTCCAAGGCCGATGCCAGACGGCACGTAGCCATTGCTTGCGTGAATGTCGCCAACGCTATCGCTGAAGTTTGTCGAGCACATGTCGCTGGTCTTGCCAGTGACGCTCAAGATTCGTCTGCTACCACACTTGCATTCCATCCTATTCTCCATTGACCTGATCTTCAGTGCATGGCGGTCAATCCATGCAGACGAGCGCCGGAAGACCAGCGCCCGTTTCACTAGCACAGCTTGCGAACACCCCGGCCATTGCAGCCAGCGCAGTCGTGAGTGTATGCACCATCCGGCCAATAGCTAGCGTGCGGGTTGTGTAGCTTGCCTTGACCGTGGCACACTGGACAGGGTGAAAGTTTCTTCAGCAGATTATCGCCTCCGCTGCGCTCAAACATCACCTTGTCGTGATCATCCAATTCAGTCCGCATGTGAAGCGAGATTTCAACTTCGCCCAACGTTGCGAAGAACGTGATCATCTTGCGTGCATAGGCCCGTTGTGCCAGTTCAGTCGCTGCACTCGTGGTGCATGAACCACAGAAGTAATTGTCAGAGACTAACCAGCGCGGTGCAGGTTGCTTCAAGAGCCACTGGATTGCCTGAAAGTCCACAGTGTTGCCACCGTAAATGTCAGGCAGCCTTTCACCAGCGGTCAGTTTGAACGAGCGACCATCCTTGGAGTAAATGACAAGCGCACCGCTATACTCGTTGCCCCTGTCGTCCCGGTTATGACCGCCGTTGTAATACGCGATTTGACCGATAGGCAAAGATTCAGCCAGCCGTGACAAACGCTCGTGATCCAGATTCATCGAACCCGATGCGTCAATCAAAACCGTGCCGCCCTTTTGCTCACCGATGCGTTCAAAAATCTTCCCCGGTTTTGGATCGAAGATTCGGGGAATGCGCGAAACGTTAATGCGCGAACCACTGTTCGCCAGCCTGTAATCGATGCCCTCTGTGATCTTCTTGGACATGCGATAGTCAAGCTTGCGAATCTTCATGGTCGGCATTGCACCGCTACCGTGGTACTCCAATAACTCTTTGATTGTTTCTGGATCAAGCAGTGCAAGCGACTCAGCCGTGATGCGACCATCTTCCATTGCATCCTGAATCTGATCGCCAGAGTCACCGATGCCGCCTTTGGTGCCTTCAGGCTGCGCCTGTTCATCATTGCACGGAACGTCAGCGGCCTGATCCCCGTCGCTGTCGCCTTCCGCTTCGCCTTCACCGGACTCGTCTTCATTGGACTCATCTTCAGAGTCGCCTTTGCCAGCGTCGGAATCACCGGACTCTTCTTCAGCCTCTTCGTCTTCATCGGAGTCGCCTTCGCCAGATTCGGAATCACCAGACTCCTCAGATTCGTCTTCGTCGGACTCGTCAGACTTGGAATCACCGGACTCAGACGAATCATTCTCGTCTTCCTCTTCAGCTTTGCTGTCCGACTTGTCGGTCTTTTCTTTCTCGTCTTTCTTGTCCGACTTTGACTTCGCTTCCTTCTCGTCTTTCTTGTCGTCGGATTTTTTGCTATCCTGTTTCTTGTCCGACTTTTTCTCTTCAGGTTTTTTCTCTTCGTCTTCCTTTGCTGATATGCGACCGGAAGGCGATTGATCCTTGTCTGACTTCTTGCTGTCCTGCTTTGGTTGCGGTTTGCCTTGACCACCACCTTGCTGCTTAGGCTGGTCAAGCTTCGCATCATTGTTGGACAGCGTAAGGAACGGACGCATGATCGACTGCGCCTTCACAACGTTGTCATGTTCCAATGCCTTGACAGCTTTTGCAATCGCAGCGAGAATGCCAGCCTTGCCAAGCGCCGCTTCAAAGGCAGCGACTACCTTGCTGATAGTCTTCGCTACACGCGCTTCAGGAGTCTTCGACTCGCAACCACGGCGATTAGTGACACCGTAATGCAAGATGGCTAGTGCGCGAACCACAGGAACCATATTGACTCGCACTAACTCAGGCTCGACTTCCGCCATTTTCTTGATCTGCGGAAGAATCATGCTAACTGCTCTCCGCATATCACCTAATGCGAAGACCAGTTCGTCACGACGCGAACTGTCATTGTTGAATGGCATTGCCAGCGTGTGAATCCGCATGTCTTCCACGCCCTGAAACAGCGCAGTCATTTTTACTTCAGTGACGCAAGGAAGATTCGCGTGCGATGCTTCGTGCCGACGCACTGCACGGTCACGAGCGGCCTGACCGATGGGAATGTAGGCGGTATTCGTTTTCGGATCGAATGCGCCTGAAGCCTGTCCACCTTGTCCCATCACTCGCGCAGTGACTACCACGCGATTGACACGAGCCGGGAAATACTCAAGAGGGAAAAGCGGATTCGATACGTTGACGCCGCCGTGCGTGTTTTCCATGCCTTCTTGTTTCATGTGGTTGCTCCGACCTGATCATCAGTATGCAGTGGTCAGTCTGCATATACGCGGCAATGGTCTGCCGCGTTTCACTTAGAAGCCACGCTTGCGAGTCAGCGCAGCGGTTGACAGGCTGGACAGAAACTCAGGGCCAGCCGTGCCGAATACAGCCTTCGCAAGTAATTCGTCGCTGATCATGCCAGACTTGCGAAACCGCGAGAAAGAGCGAGTCATGCGTGTGGAAGGTAGCCGCGAGAATTGCCACGGCTTTGTATCCAGAGCACGGTAGTAATTCATGCAGACTGCAATCTCGTCTTCAGTACAGTCAGCCAGAGCCGCAGGGTGCGGAGTAGTTGCGGTTAAGAACGCTTCGCACCTATCCAGCAGCGGAGGCGCAAGCTGTTCAGGCGGATCATTCGTGGTGCCGATGCAGCAGAACCCCGGCGCAACGGAATCGATGTACGTTCCATCGGCCAAAAGAATCTGCGGTTGATCATCCCACACGCTATAGAACAGCGACTCGACTTCGCCGCCCGTGTGCGTGAACTCGTCGAACTGAAGAGGACAGCCATTGATCAGAGCTAGCGGTACTGGCCCCATCACGAATTTCTGAACGGTGACACCATCCTCTTTCGCCAGTTGATACGAGCCAAGTAAATCTTCCAACGTGGTACGTGGTGTCATGGTCACACGGTACACCTTGCGACCACCTACAAGCGCCTGAAGCGTCTTGTATGCAGTGGTGGACTTGCCAGTGCCAGCAGGACCAGTCAGCCCGATTCTGCGAACACCAGAATTAATCAGTGCCACGAGCACATCCTGCCAAGGTGCAGCAGGATTCACAAGTTTCTTCCCGCCCTTAACAGCGGTGATTGACGTTGCCTTGGCGACCTTGGGAGCAACCGGGGCGACAGGTGCCGTGACTTCCGCGACTTCGCCATCGATAGGATCGACAGCGACAGGAACCTGCACGATTGGATCGATGCCCGGTTTGCCAATGTCCATCGGAGCAACCATGGGAGCGACCATCGGTGCAACTTCCGGCGCTTCGCCAGCCGGAACCGTTTCGCCGCGCATATCGGACGGGCGCATTTCGCCAGCCGCAACTTCGTGACAGGTCGGATCGCAATGCATGATCTTGCCAGTGACGGGTGAGCCGGAATTGTCACGCTTGCGCCATTGGTAGTAATGCGCCATTTCAAAGGACACAGCAGGAGCGCCGCCCTTCCAACCAAGAATTGTGCCGCCGCACACGACGCACTTACCGGTGAACTTCACTTTGTAACGTCTCTCTTCAGCCACGATACACATCCTATGACCTGATCTTCAGTATGCAGTGGTCAATCTGCACATACGCATCGGCACGTCGCCATTACCGTGATGCCGATGCGTTTCACTCAGCCCTTACGAATTAGATAATCGAGACATGCAAAGAAAAATGCTATCTCGACTGCTAGCCAAATGTGCGCCAGCATCACAGCACCGGATCAGGATAAAGCTCGCCGCGCAAGAATGCGCGTTCCAGTTCATCCTGTGCTTCAGGGGAGGGAAGTTGTTTGTCTTTCGGTTTGCAGTCAGCATGTAGCACCAAGTGCGGTTGAAGGTGACGGACAATTTTGATTGCCTCACCGGGAAAAATATCTTCGTTGCAATTCAGGCAGTGACCAAAAAACTTTGCGTACATCATGTCAATTGCTCCGTTTCGGATTGAATGACGTTGTGAACCACAGTGGATTCTCTTCAGCGTAGAACCACGGACTGCATTGCCCTGACTTCGTGCGATACGAGAATGCACGTTCGGGCCGACTCAAACGCTCGACTTCCGTCTTAGTCGCAACCGTGATCTTGAGCATCGTGCGGATTGCTTTAGGTTTCAGCATTGCAATCACCTTGACCTGATCATCAGAGTGCAGTGGTCAGTCTGCACTAACGGGCCGAAGCCCATTTCACTCATCAACTTCAGAGTGCAATTAGCGGTTCAGAAACTCTCTGATCATGTGCGATGCGGGAATCAAGCGGTGAGCGTTGTTATCACCGATGCGCTTGCGTGCCAACTCACACGCCAGCGACTCAGTGCAGAGTACCACACGGTTTTCAGTGCGGCCTAACTGATCAAGAATCTGATCGCGTGTGTAGACTTCAGTGACGTACACGGTTTCGTGATTCCAGACGTTGACGTAATCAGCGTTGCTCATGTTATTTCCCCCATGCTTGATCGCGTCCCTGATTCGGGCGCTTGTGAAGTGATGCCGTGCAAACTAGCCCGATGAATTTGCCAGTCCAAGGATCAGCGACGTATGCATGTCCCATCGTGTTAGCGGGAGGACAGCCGTACAGATTGACGACGCGAACGCGGTCACCAGCGTTCAGCGACGTGCGACCATCGATCACGTCCAACATGCAAGGATTGTAAGTGTAGATGCTGTTCGCTCTGACTCGTTTCATTTTACGCTCTTGAGATAAACCTGTTCGATGCTGTCATGCTGCTCTTTAGCAGCTTCGATTAAAGCTTCGCAGGTTTTGCAGTAGTCGCCGTTGTTCTGGCATGTGCATTGTTGGTTGCTGCGTTGAATGCGAGAGTACTCAGCTTGCTGCATATCGTTTACTCCTGTTTTGAATGGTTTTGGAATCGCCACAGTGACCTGATCACTCCGTTGCAATCGGTGGTGACGGTGTATGTCGATTCCAGAACCACTCAAGGTTTCTGGCGAGCATCACAGCCCGCTAGGTTGAGGTTTGCGAAGAGCAGTTCACTTAACTTTTCCGTGAGCCGTGCAGCATGTAACGCTGCGACTGCGCCCTGCTCTTATATGTTGCGAGGAAGACTGCCAATCTTCCTGCATCCTTTGGCTACGCTTGCGTCTCACGTTTCGGCTTCCCGCGTACTGCTGTACTATCTCGCGGTCTTCAGGAGCTTCGTCGTGGCGGTCAGGTTCGCCGCCCTTCCCTGAGCTTGCTTGCCTACTTTGTGAAACCTTGCCATGTCCAGATATTCTCATGGCTGGTATCCAATTTCAATAGCTATTTCGTGTATTTTACAACCCCTTTAGAATCAGCGAGAAATAAAGATCACGAGTTTACTACTTCGATACTTGACATGGGAAAATTGGATTAATTAGTCGCAGTTAGCCGCAAGTCATTGAGCCAGCACGACTTACGCTAACGAGCTAATGTTAACTAAAGCGTAAACAAATTAGTCCGACGCTAATCTCCCAATTGTAAAGGACTTACGCGCATACGTTCGTCGTTTGTTCGCTTCTGTTAACACGGCCATTTGAATTACCACGGCTGTGCGAATCCGGCCACATGCGACCAGCCCGTGATCGCGTCAGGATGCCCTAAGACGCGCAGGACGTGCCACGATGCCACCGCGACACCACGGACACAGCCACGAGCACGCCAGCCACGAATCCGGCCATCCTGCGAACGGGCGCTATGTGATCCCGGCCAGCTACGCGGCCATGAACGAATCACAAGACCCGGCCATGATCAAGATGCATGAGAGAGAGAGAGACAGGAGCCTGTTAGCTGAGTAATAAACGATATTGCAATTAGTGCCGTTAGCGCCAACAGTCACCATCGTGGCTCTTTCGCTTTGCGTTCGTAACGTGACTAACGTGGACACAGCCTTCGGCTCACTTAGCACACCTATGAAAAACCATAGGCTGATCTATGTCCGATAACGCTGCACACCTGTTGTGGGAGATATGATAAATCATAGATTGTAAGTGGTTGAGGCCATTAGCCCGTTAGAGCGATTAGCTACGCAAGTGGAACAACTGGACTAATCGTGACTAATGTTGACTAATTGGTTAAGGGAACAAAACCGCGTATTGTCGAGCGTCGTATCTATCTTATCTATCTATAACTTACAGACCACAAATCTGCTAATTGTAAGTCCTTTAGAATCAGTTAGCCCATTAGCGCGTCAGTAATGCAGGAGCAAAATGTTCTAAGTCCTTTTGAATCAGCAATAAGGAGTCTCTAATCGGTCGAGAGGGGTGGGGTAGGAGAGTCCCCGGCGTATGGCACCAGACGCATTGCTGGCGCAGCCTCAAAGTGGACTAATCCCACTAACGGGTACATCTATGGTTTTCCATATGCTTGCATATACTTACCGCCTAATAGGGACTCCTTCCTCAGAATAGGGTGGTGCATCCCTGAAAGGGTGGTAGTACCCGTGGCTAACTGGTACATAGGGATATACGATATGCTAACGTGCCAACGCAAGTATATCCTGCTGTGCCGTTACAAGCCTTTGGTGTCTTTGTCACCCATTCAGGGCTGGATTGTCAACTTGGGAGGGTCACATTGTCAACCGTTAGCCAGTTAGTCTGTGTCACGAAAACAAGTGGTACATTTATACCTATTGATGTTGATTTTATGGTTTAATAGGTCATAGTATACCTATATGCAAGATATCGCGTTTAAGACTGAGGAACTGCAGATTGCTCTCGGTAAGCGTATACTCACCAGAACAACGCTTCGTGTTCAACTTTTGGCGCTGCCCGTGCGACTGAGATTCCTGAACAAACTAGGTAATATTTACACTTGACATTCATGCCGAGATTTGGTAGAATGTCTTCGGGTTGGTCACTGTCGGTACGTGTAGGCGGTCTGTAAATCCGTCCTCTCGTGAGTTCGACTACCCTTCCCTCATGCACCAGATGTTGTAACGGAGGAAAAATGAATAAACTGCTTCCCCTGTTGCTTTCATTCGGGATGCTGTTTGGCGGAAACGCCTTTGCAGCCCAGAAAGCGACGCAACAGATTACGATTACGGTTGTCGCACAGCTTGGTATTTCCACTGTGTCGTTACCGGGAATGGTAATCGGACAACCATACAATGCACAGATTCAAGTGACGGGCGGAATTGCTCCGTACACTTACTCTGTCGATCCCTCAACTGTCAATCCGCTTCCTGCGGGTGTGACACTCAACGCAGCGACGGGAGTTGTTTCCGGTACGCCGACCACGTTGCCAGCCTCTTGCACACCTAATCAGGCTTGCACAATCAAGGTAACATTCGCAGTTACGGATAGTACACTCTAATGCACACTCTAATGAAACGCTGGCTTGCTGTCATTGGGCTGAGTCTAGTTTTGATGGGATGCGGTGGGCCAGCGCCTACTCCGGTTAATCCGCCTATTGCTTCGACGGCGATAGTCGGCCAACCATACTTGCTTGTCATTCAAGGCACGCAGTGTACATTCGTGTCAGGAACGCTCCCGGTGGGTCTAACCATGAGCGGTTGCATAATCAGCGGCGTGCCTACTCAATTAGGATTGTTCACATTTACCGTGAGTGTGACGCAATGATAAAACGAAATTGGTTACTAACACTCGTTATGTTAATGAGCACTTTCAATTTAGGTACAACCCAGAAAACGACGAGACAGGTTGTAATCCCGGTGCTTGTTCAACACAGCGCGACGTTGTTATGGGCTGGTGATTCGGGTGTAACATTCAAAATTTATCGCAGCACAACTTCTGGAAGTGGATACATCATGGTCAACCTGTCACCAGTGACTACGAAAAGTTATCAAGATTTTACGATTCTGAGTGGGGTCACATACTATTATGTGGTCACTGCTTACGATCCGGCGACAAATTTGGAAAGCGAATACAGTAATGAAGTGATCGCTGTCGTACCACTACCATAGGAGGGATAATGAAGAAAGACAACAGAGATGATTGGGAACTACACAGGGACGGAGACTGTGAGTTCGATTGCCCGTTCTGCTATGATGAGGGGTTTGAGCATACTCAGATCGAAGCGGAGGAGACTAATGACTAACACATCTAGGATAGACGTAGGAACGGTCAACGTCTGCATCAAGCGGGTCTGCTACGACTGCCGCAAGGGAGACGATCCTATTCGGCAGTCGGACGGCGATTGGATGCACATGATGATGGGATTCGATGATTGGTCTGAGCACTGCCCTGCTGCGAGGCTGCACGAGTTGTTATGGGAATATCATGGCTTGTGAGAAGTGTTGGCGGCTTATCTTCGGATGATGTATCGTGGCGGGAGTCAAGCGGATCACCGTGTGAGTCCGGTTGAAAACAGCAGACTGTAAATCTGCCGCCCCGGCATCGGTGCGAATCCATCCCCATGCCATATTAGGAGGAACAATGAAGTGGTTGATTTTAGTTCTGGTTAGTTTTATGCTAGTTGGCTGTCACAAGAAGCCAGTCAAAGCATTTGTCGAACCTTTACACTTCAGCGAAACAATCAACTACGATTGTATCGACCACATTGAAGTGCAGCGCGGGTATTGTCGCAAGCCGTTGGGCAGCGATGTAGCAACTTGCAGTCTGGTGAAACCAGTAAAGAAGAATACTGAAGAATGCCAGAAAGCAAATAACGTTTTTCCAGACTAGTAGAGGAGAAAGAATGTTTAATGTGGCGTTTTTTGCGCTGTTACTCTTGTGCGTGTACGCACTAATTTTAGGATGGAGGAAGTAATGATTGATGATCTGTATCATTGTCCGCGATGCGAGGCTGGTGAGTCTACAATCGGCAGCACATTTCGTTGGCACGGCTATACGCCACAGGAAGGCTATAAGAATGCGGAGCAATGCTTCGACGGTTTTACTCGTGCTGTAGTAGAAATTCTTCTAGACGACTATTACGAGTTCGATTGCCCATTCTGTTACAAGGAAGATGATGAAGACGGATTGGAATGGGACGACGAGTACTAAAGACCTGATCATGCCGTGCAATCGCAAACGTATCATATTGTACGGATACAATCTTATCGCGCCTTGAAAACAACTTTAACTCATAAGTTGTAGGTTCGATCCCTGCGCCCACCAACACCGACTTCGTTCAGTGGCAGGATGCCTTAGGAGCATCACAGGGGGTCGATTCCATTAGTCGGTGCCATCCACTCACACTCGACTTGTCATTGAGATTGTGCAATATTCTTCAACTGGTCACTTATTCTATGTGCTCGTTCGCCTGTCATTTTATGCACTTTCCCGGCGCATGGTTCATGATTTCAGGATCGATGTCGGATGCGATATCCGTCATGCGAACGTCATGTAGAGGGCAGGACGGGTCTTGACAGTGGCAGTATGGGTCTAACGCTTCGGTATGTGGGAGCGTTACTCGCGCAGCGCATGGACCAGCGTTACCGGGCGTGCGTGAGCACCATCCTTGGGGTGGTTTGTCGCAAACCGTTGAACGGTCGGGATCGACGGTTACTGGATTGTAAGGAATGGAGCCGGGAGCGTGGGTCGAACACGCAGCCTTCTGATTACAGATCAGATACTCTGCCAATTGAGTTATCCCGGCGCTTATCTTGTTTAGAGTAATGTTAACGTCTCGTAGTTGATTATAAATCTGCCAACTCAAATCCATTTGTTCCTCCTAGCATAACTCCACATTGCTCCAAGTATCAGAGCCAGCAACCACAAATCTAAAAGCCACATTTGGACTTTACAAAATGTTCATAAACTACTTTTATCCAGTCGGAAAACTCTTCAACAGTCAAATTACTTTTAGCCTGATTGCACCGTTTGCAGCAGGGCACTACATTGGACAAAAGATATCCGGCACTAGGCACGACTTGATCCAACCCTGAGCTTGTAGTGTTTAACGAACCTCCACAATAATGACATGGCTGTTTTAATAGATGTTCGTGTTCATAGATGGTTATGTTGCAAAACTTACCTTTTGATTTGGCAAGAGACAAAAGCACACTGTATCTTCCTTTTGGAGTTCTTAGATAAGCGCGGTTTAGCTTGTCCAATAAATCCTTATGCTTGGCACGATATGCTTTTCTAGTTGCCCGCTCTTTATCTTTGTCTTTATATCTACTCACTCTTCACCTGATATTCTGGTTGTAATGATATTCCTTTTTTAGAATAGAAACAAGCCTCTTCCAACTTCGTCTTTACGATTGAAAGCTGTCTGCCCTCTGGCAAAGCCGCCTCGATCACACACAGAAGTGTATCGAATGCGTGTCCGATGTTCTGGACTCGTGCGAATCCTTTTACGTTTAATTGGCGATCATCAAATAAATCATTCATTTCTTCTCCCCGTAGAACTGAAAAAACTTAAAGACCGGATCGTCCGGGTCTGCTCTGTAAACCAAGACTGCTCTAAACTCGTCCGCTGTCAGACAGCCCTTCTCTTGGTTGCATGTGTTACACGCATCCTTGTTCCACTTCTTGTCTTTGCTGCCTTTGCATGTCGGAACAACGCGGTCAAGCGTGTGATTCTTACGACTCATGACCGCAGTAATAGTATCGCTTGACCGGGATTACGGCTTGATCATCCTCCAAGGAATGCCAGCTTCAGTAAACATCATCTGAGAAATCTTGATGGCTTCCAGCCAACGCTGGACTCGCGGATCACTCATGTCAGGCTCGTAGCCGACAATCTCACCGATGCGCGACTGGATGGCGTCCTTGGCACATTCGTTGCAGATCGGCGGGAAAGAGAAGCTTGGGTAAACATACAACGTGCCGCCCTTCGCGTAATCGCCAGCCTTGCGTATTGCGTTCGACTCAGCATGAACCACCAGTTTGTACTTCAGTTCGCGGTCAGCATAACGTTCCGGCGAATCCACGACTCCACGAGGAAATCCGTTGTAGCCAACAAATTCCTTTTGCAGATCGTAGTTGACCAGCACAGCGCCTACTTGCGTGCTTGGGTCTTTCGACCATGTGCTGACAAGCTTCGCCATTTCCAAGTAGCGACGATCCCACTTCTCCTGCTTGTCTTTGTAATCTCCGGTTGCCTGATTGATTCTTCCTAACTCGTTCATTGCTCCTCCAACCACTTCTCAAAATATTTGGCGTTCGTGAAAGCCATGTCGCTCTCACTCTTCGTCAGCTTGCGCTCAATTGGTGTGCTGATCGTTCGCATGAACACCACCAACTTCATCATTTCTTTTTTGGTGTCTGCGTCCATTACAGCTTTTCCCAATCGATAGGTTCATTAAATCCGGCTTCAGTACGAAGATCATTCAGCTTCTTCGCTATCTGAGGCTCTCCAATTGCCAGAGCCAGACCAATCACATCGATGAACGACTTGTTCCAAAGCTTTCTCGCTTCGACCATGCCATATGCATCGGTGTCAACTGGTGTTGGATGATTGTCGATTCCGTCCTTGTTAACTTCCACAACTTCCTCCTCGCAAGTCGCAAACGTCCGCTTGCTCGTAAATTATTTCGTCCTTGTGCTTCAGCGCCGTTTGATACGACACCGGGACTAATGGTTGACCGCTTCGCGCACCATCCGGGTAAAACGTAATGCCGCGCAATTGAGGCAAGTACTTCATCAGCATCTTGCCCATCGGCTTAACCTTGTCTTCGTTGTTCCACTCGCTGCCCCAAGGCGGCAAGTTGATTGTGCTGCTAATCGCATGATCCACGTAACGCTGCATGAATGCTTGAAAAGCAACGCGGCGCTCCGGGGTTTTCGACAACTCGTAAGCGTCTTCAATCTTGTCTGGATCGATACCTTTCTTGATCAACCTCTCAGCAGTTGGGTCAACGACGTACTGAAGGGCGCGTTTCTTGCCATCGGTGAAATAAAGTCTGCGATACGCAACACAGAGTATAGGCTCAATACAAGTAGTAGTTTCTCCCACAATTCCGATAGTTCCATTCGGAGCGAGGGCGCGATTCTTGACTGGTGTCGATAGGTTCCAAAGCTTCGCGTATTTTTTGGACGCATCGTCGCTCTCCTGTTCATAAAGCATCAACCAAGCTTTCAACTCTTCGCACTCACCATAGACGTGTCCGCGTGTGAGCAACCACTCTGCGACTCCCATCAGACCTAATCCAAGGCGGCGGTTCTTATCTCTAACTTCACGAATCTTCTCTGTCGGAACATCGCTATAGACTGTCCCGGCCAACAGAAACGCGATTGCTGCTTGGACTGCTTGTTGGAACTCAAGCAGTGAGGCAAATCTCACCATGTTGAGCGATCCAAGATTGCAGATATCGCTGTCTTCGTGGCTCGTGATTTCGGTACACGCATTTCGTAAGTTTTCCCCTTCGTTCTTGAAAGCGTCGATGCTGAAGCCGGGGTCACCCGTGCTCATCGCTTGCTTCAGTGTCTTGTAAAACCTTTTGCGTGTGTGGGTGCCGTCAGCTTCAAACTTTCTGAAAAACTCCGTGTCCAAAATCGTGCTGATGTTCGTCATGTCGAGCGGCGCAGGAAAATCATAATCCTTCGCCTTCAACGCCACAACTTCCGGCGACCAATTCTTGATCGTAGTGAACGTATCAATGTCAGGATGATTCCAGTGCAGCCCTGCCCAAATCGCGCCTCTACGATTACCACCAGAGCGAATGAATCGCCCGGACTCATTGACCATTTGCATCAATGCAAGCGGCCCACTGGCGACACCGCCTGTCTTCTTGATTGGCTCACCATATCCGCGAAGATCGGAATACACCACACCTTCGCCAGCACCAGTCATAAGTGACATGCTGGATTTGTACATCAAGCCAGACCAACCCTCACGACTGTCTTCGGCGCGGAACAACGCACAATTCTGTGTTTGGTGAAATGGTTTTCCGGTTGCTGCCAAATAACGACCACCGGGAAGAAATTTTCTGTCACGAATCAGACCTTCAACAAACGCGATCAACTCTTTGTCTTTGGTTACAGAACTGAGGACAGTGTGCGCGACTCTATGTGCCAACTCTGCCCATGTTTCTTTCGTACCGTCGCCCTTCACTTGCAGATATCGGTTCTTGGCAACTTCTCGTGCGAGACTACCCCACTTGTCCAGACTCATTGCTCTCCTTGGATGCTTCGTCTTCGTGCCGTTGCTGAATGTCTGCAATCATCATCAACGCCACGCCGCACGCGACAACTCGCTGATGAATGTCGTGCAGCGAAAGCATAACCAGAAGCATGATCAGTATATTGATTATGATGGCACCGATTACGATCCACATGTTTCCTCCAAAAATTAACGGGCGCGTTCTGTTGCAAGGTCGCGCCCTAACCCCTATCCGCGTTACGCCGAAGCGTAAGCGAAAGATGGTTCCACCGAAAGATGGGGAACAGTGATGGACTTGCGCCCACCCTGCCAACCTTCAATCATGGAACTTGCGATAAACGGTTTAGCATTTATCCGTTGCATGTCGTTTTAAGGTGCGCCATACTACCACCGCATTGTCCATGATCCCTGAAATGTATCCGTCGAAACCTTGACACGCCCATTATAAACAGTTGAACACGTTTTTACGGCCCACGTTTGAACGTCAATGTTTGTCTTCGTTCAACTGCTTATGGTGGACGTGACGAGAGTCGAACTCGTGTCCGCATACACCAACAATCACTTCATACCATGCTTAAACTTATAAAATTTAGGGCGGGGTGGTTATGAACCGTTCCCCGTTATCCCCAAATGGCAAGTTGCGACCTTGCCGTGCTTATTGCCCACACCAACGGAGCGCCGTCTACAGTCCTGAATCTTGTACAGGCGTAACGTCCCGGCTAGACTGCTACCGTATGTTGGAATATGCGATGCGCTTCACTGTGAGCAAACTTAATTAGCCAAGCAGCTTGTGAAGTTCATCCAGACCAGCGTGAACCAGCTTCGCCTCTTCGGTCTTCGCAGCCGTGGCTGCCTTCAGAGCAATCAACTTTCCTTCGGCTTCGGCAACCTTGGCGAACGCAGTCACACCGCCCGTAACCTGCCCGACAGCAGCCTTCGCTGCGGCACTCTTCGTGTACAGCTTGTACCCGAAAAACGCAGCGATGGCGAGAGCCACCAGAACGATGAATGTGATCATATTCCTCCTTGTTAACAACGGGAGCCTCACGGCCCTCCACCAGTTGCATTTACGATGCAACAAACGCCAGTACCCGGACCACCAAGTTTACGTCTTGGAACGGTTATGACTTTCTTGTGGTACACCCAACTTCCTGCCGTTCGTTTTCCAGTGCTCCCTTTGAGCGTTCGTCTTCAAGTCGCAGAAGTCGGCTATATCCCGCAAGCAAGCTGCGTCCAGAATGATGCTGTTGTCCAGTGGGCGATACGTGTATTTCCACCACGCTCCGTGCCAGCGTACAACACCCAAAGATACTGAGGATTGTCGGCTGATCACCGTAAAGACCCGCGTCTTCGCGTGATAAGCGTCACATTTCCCGTTGTCCCTGAAATTCAGGAACGCGCCTTGCGTCCATTCCTTATCCAACTCTGTAAGCATTGTACACTACTCCATTTGGTTTGTCAAGTTTTTTCGCAATAAAACTTGACATTATTTCTGCCAGCTTCGGATCAGATTACCAATTAGCACCCATTCGTCGTAGCTGAAGTGGTCAGACTTAGACCTATTGCATCGAGCACAGCACACTACACAATTATCCATTGTGTAACCTACCTTGTTATCTCGTCTGTCGAGCTTATAGCCGTTAGCGGTGCTATAGGGCTTCCAAACTACCTTATCGTCGCAATAATGACACCTATTTATGGTGGTGAACTTAACAAATTCGGCGTAAGTCAAGGACACTGTGGTGCGTGCTTTAGCTAACTTTACTAGCACGTTGTATAAAGCCTCAAATGGACGCAATTTATGGTGCGCTCTATAGCACGAATTACAGCCTGTGTTCTTACCTCGCAATATATTAGATGCAGTCTTCGTAAATTCAATTCCGCATTTACAGCGGCATTGCCAGACTGAATGATGTCGGTCAGCAGTATATGTCGAAACTAAATAAAGAATTTTTAAGTTACCAAATACTCTTCCTGTAAGATTTACAAATTTATTAGGCATTATTTTCTCCAACAACTATCGATGTGAAAATCAAACGTCATTTTTACCTTGCTCATTTTTTCGGCAGCAGCTACAGCAAATGCTCTGCCAGTCATATTAGCCACAAGTTTGCTATACCGAACCGGGCATTGAACTAATAACTCGTCATGTACCATTGCCAAGATTTTTGCTTTCAACCGTGGCAATGTATGCCATAAAAAGGGCATTCCTTTAGAACTATATCCGCATCCCATAGCCAGTTTAATTATACTGGCATTCGTTCCCTGAATAGGGTGATTCTTGCCCTGCCGCTCAATACGCCCGAACATCGACTTCATCATTGATGAGACTGTCCAAGCTTGAGGCATTTGGCGGTGGAGCATGTCATATAACGCTTCATCTGATGGCTTCTTGCCATTCGCTGCCGTGTACGCTTCGGTTTCAGTTTCGACTGTTTGCTCCCACAACGCCTCAGTCCACTTGGGCCGCATGATACCGAAAAACTTCGGGTCTTTCCGCATCCACTTTTCCCAACGCGATCCTTCCTCTTCCTTTGCTGACTCGATAATCTCTTGTATGGCGCGATCCCATGTTGGCTCAGGGAACAGTCGTCGGCGACCAAACATGTCCCACGCGGCGCGGTTGTCTCGTGCTGCTTGAGCCGATGCGTCCAAATAATTCCAAAGATCAGGGAAGCTGTCTTTGTGCTTATCCAAAATATCTTGAGCCTCTTCAACTGATTTACCAGTCTGTGCGGCAAGGTTCGATGCCTGACCGCCGTAAGGGATCAGGAAGTTAGGAACCTTCGCATCATCACGCTTATGACCGTGATTCTGGCATTTGCATTTCTTGTGCTGTGGTAATCCGTCAGCGCCAATCTTGTAGTACACACACTCAGGTGATGCCCACCCCGGCCATTCAGCAGGATACATCATTTCGGCGCAAACTTCGTGAACGTCGTCGCCGTGGTTAAATGCGTCGATCCAAACTTTCTCGCCAGACAACTCTGCCAGAATGCGAAGTTCTGCGCCTGACATGTCGGCAGTCACAATGCAGTAACCTTCAGGTTCGTCCGCGTCTGGTGGATCAGCCACGAAGCACGCACGAATCTCTTCCGCCTTTGGGATATTCTGACCGTTTGGTTGCGAACTTGTCGAGCGACCTGTTTCAGCATCTAGCTGATTGAACTTCGGGTGTAATCTATAATCGTAAGGATGCAGCCAGCCTTCCTGCCAGCCTTCGGCTTCCTTGGTTTTTTTGTGCTTGAATCCCGGCGAAGTTGTCCATGTGCTTGTCCACGTCTTGCCGTAGGTCTTAATCGACTTGGACAGCTTTCGGTATTTCAGGAATGCCGCGATCACCGGAACGTGCTTGTACTCCGACAGGTCGGAATCGTCTGTGCTCGTTAGCCCCTTTAGCCCCGGCATCGTTTCAAACACTTCAAGCATCTGAGCGCCTGATGAGTAATTGATCAGCGCATCACCTTCGCACTTGGCAACCAGATTGCGCTGCTTGGTGCGCCGCTTGCCAAGGTCGGATGCTTCCTTCTTCAACTTGTCACGCAGTGGTCGGCGCACTTGGTCTTTCAAGTCGATTGACTTCCACTTTTCCTGCGCTTCAGCAATCTGCACATCTGTAATCACGGCGCTCTTGGAACCAACAAGCGGAACAAGCACCGGGTCAAGTTCTTCAGTAAGCAGTTTTTTGAAATCTGCGATATTGCGATCACCAATTCCATTCCACTTGTCTGTGTCCACGCGCATACCGTGAATGTGCATGTCAATGAATGAGCCGATTGCGTTGTTCTCGATTCCGGCTATTTCAATCATGCTGGTGTCTTTGAGCAACGGATATTGAAGCTGGCGAAAAGCAAGTGGCAACACCACGTCAATCGCGGCATACTCAACTTGCTCCGATGTTATCGGGTCAGTCAGGTTGAATGACATTTGTAGGTCTTTGTTAATCTGCGCGTTGAAATAACGTGCGGCCATTTCCTCCATTGAGAAGTAGCCGTAATCTTTCAGCGAGTGTTCACCAGCCACGAGCAATCGCTCCACAACGTCGCACGAGAACAATTTCCACGTCCGCATTCCGAAGCACCAGTACGACTGCTCGTACTCAAACCCAAGATTGACTCCTACTTTAAGATAGTCACCAGTGCATAGGAAAGGAGTGAAAGCGTCAACCACAGCCCGTAGGCGAGGATCAAGGTTCTTACCATAGTTGCCCTGCGTGGCACCAAGTACTGTGGAATTGCCGTCAACAAAAGCAAGCAGATCGACAACAAACTGTTCATTTCTGTCTCCAATCTGCCAGAGACGATCCCGGCGAACGTAGAAGTCCTTAGCCGGGGTCGTTTCTTTGTCCCACCCAAGAACTCGCTTGGACTTGAGCAAATGATTTGTCATTCGCAGCAATCCTGCACCGTCTGTCACGAGTGTTGGGTTCAACGGCGGATTCAACTTCAGTGGAGCTAACTCACTCATTTCGATCCCCATGAATCTTTGTACTCCCAATAGAGCCTGTGGCCTTCTTTTCCGTTTCTGTAGATTCCAATCTTGTCGGCCATGCGACACAACGTGTCCCACGAGCAACTTGTCTCTGCCATCAACTGCGCGTCGAAATCATCTACGTACCGTTTACTCTCGACTGCGAACACCGCCTTGATTGATTGCTCACGCTTGCTATTGCGCTTATCGTTGTTCACATCACGACTCTCGCGGTCCGCCGCAATGTCGTCGGCTGATTGCAAATTCTCTCCAAGATATTCGACCTTCGCTTGTTCACCAAGCTGCGGTAACGCTGGCATGACAAACCCAATCGTTTTGAAATCGATGCCGGGGAACTGACCAAGATTGCGCTTGATCTGCGACATGGTGGTTATCTCATCGTTGCGAGTGAACATCCAACCCATACGAGCGACTTCACCAATCGCAGCGGAGCCACCGATCTTATGCAATGCGTTCGCTACGCCTTGCTGTTTGTTGTGGTGGGCGATCAGCAGAATAGCAATCTGGTAATCCGCCGCCAGTCTTGACAGCGGCATCATAATCTGCCGCACATCCTGTGTCTTGTCGCCTTTCTTGTTGCCAAGGTAATTCATCAGTGGATCGATCACGACCAACTTAATGTCGCTGTTTTCCAGAACTTGTTTCTCGATGTACTGAATGTCTTTGTCGAGATTGAGTGTGACAATCTCTCCCGGTCTGCCTTCGATACCTTGCACCATCAGCAATCGTTTTAGGTCACCATCTGCTGCCAAAAATCTTGGGCCGATGATCGTGTTGGGATCGTCTTCCTCAGACAGCAACAGCGTGGTCGCCGGATCGTTTTCATTTTTGGAGCCATCGATGAAGTCTGCACCATTGCTCAATCGAGCGGCGAAATCGAGAGCCATCAAAGTTTTACCGATGCCAGCATCACCGGAGAACACGGTAACGAATCCAAGCGGCACCCGATTCTTCCAGAGCCACTTCGTCGTGTCCATCTTCGCCAGATCAATCGTCACAACTTTGATGTGCTTCTCTGGCTCGACGACAGGCTCATCGTCAACAGGTTGCGGTGTAAGCGCCGATTCCTTCAGTGTTGCGAAACTGAATCGTTTTCCGAACTTTGCCTCAGCCGCATCGCGGAACTGTCTCCAATGATTTTCAGAGCACGAATTGTGAAAACAGAAATACCCCAATCCCGATGGACCAACGAAGACAGCAGCGTCTTTGTTGCCGTGCTCCGGGTTGAAGAAACATTCGTTGAGGACAAACTTGTATCGACCATCCGGGTCTTCTCCCTCGCTCTTAATTTCGATGCCGTAGAAATCCAGAAACGCACGCATGTGCTCTTTGGTGTATTCAACGTGCTTGCTAGCAACGAGGCCACTTCTCTTCGTGGTCACGGGAGTTATTGCCTTTGCAATCTCGACAGTCGAAGCAAGAGCAGTCAATTGCTCAAGTGTAACGCAATCCATTCCACCAACACCGTTGGCAACCAACTTCGATACGCGGTGAAATCTTTTCTGCGCCGCGTGCTCTTCCCCCTTGCGTGCCATACTGCCGTAAGCTTTCACGATGCGTGCCGCATTGAAAACCGACTTGTCCACTTTCACTTTGTCAGTATCAAACTTCGCGGCCAGCGCACCCAAGACAGCTTTCAACAATGCAGTAACATCGCTAGTGTTGTCCAGATCAACGCGATACAGCAGATGGTAACCATTGCCAGAGTCTCCGAACAAGGGACGCGGCCAGCCTTCGGCCTTGAGATACTTGAAAATTTCAGATACCTTTTCCTTCGCAAGCGCCTTCTCCTCGTCTGAAGAACTGATGCCAGCCGCACGCTGTGGGTCAATGTCCAGCAGCAGCCAACGGCGGCGAAGAATTTGAGAGTCTTGGGTTGTCTCGTTCGCATTCTCGCGTGACTTGTTGCACGAGCGGGAAATCAGCGACGGTTCGCAGGGATTCAACGTATAGTAAACAGCGGTATAGCATTGGCCTACTTCCCTAATATCTTTTGCCAACTCCCCATGATCATCGTAGTAACCAGAAATTGTACCAAGGTTGCGCCCGTTTTCAGCTTTCGCTTTCGGGATTCGGAGTTCGACTACTGCGCCTTCGGGAAACAGCGCAGTGATTGCTGCACGAATGTCTTCCAACTTAATTTCTTCCGCCATTCTTGCCTTTCACATAGGGATTATTTTCACCTATGCGGTTTTTGCAATAGGCCAAATAATTTGGGTAGTTCATGTTTTCTTTTTGTGTTCCCCATACCAAATTGGTTGGTATGTTGTTTTGTGAATTTTCGTCGTTGTGTAAACAATAAGGTTTACCTATTGGCGCTGGTCCGTTGAATGCTTCACAAACCAGCCGTGCAACTTTGTAAGTTTGATGATTGCGCTTGTGTCTATAAATGAAACGCTTTCCGTCCCATTGTCCAAAAGAAACAGTTCCGCCATATGAGCGATATCCACCATTCGGCATTGCAATCGTATAAGGTACAACTCTAATCCGTCCCAAAGATGAGGCTTCTAAATTTGGGACGGATAGAATTGATTTCCATGTTTCGTTATTCATCAAAAAGGAATATCATCGTCCGAAATCTCGACGCTTCCTTCCTGTGGCCCGACTTCAACGCCAGCCTTTGCAGCCGAACGTGTGGTGCTGGTTGGAGCCGGAGTGGTCTTCGGAGCGGAAGTTCCTACTGAAGCATTCTTCGGAGCAGTCTTCGGAGCAGTCTTCGGAGCAGCCTTCTGCGCGGGTTTCTGATCCTTCTCCTTGTTGCAATCGCGGACGAAATCCGCAGGAATGCCGACAGCCTGATTCTTGATCGGAGCCAGAATCGTTGCGATGTTGGCAAAAATCTTGCCTTCCGCGCCTTCGTTCTGAATCACATCCAGTTGGCATTGCTTGCCGATGAGCGTCTCAAGGTCGAGCGACTCGCCGGGGTCTTTTCCAAGCAAACGCCGAACTGCTTTGAACATGATGCTTTTTTCGTGAAGCGACAAACTCATCTGCTGCATCAAACGAAATGGCCTTCCATCAGAATCGGTATCCGACAGGATGAAGATGAAGCGGACACGATGCTTCGTGCCGTAGTTGGTGGGCTGATCGCCCAAGTCAATAACGTCCGCAAGGACAGCCTGATACAGACCGTCAGCGGGAATCTCGAAATCCTTCTGCTCTTTCTTGTTAACCACAATCGCCATACTGTTTACGACCTTTCTCGTGCTCTGTTAGCAACGTGGAACCATTCTAGCACAGGTGCCGCTCCGTGTCAAGGATAAAAGTGCAGTTGCGGTGAGGAACCCCGGAAGCAAATCGTCCGAAGAGCTTGGTGGAATACCCTCTGCCGGGTAGCATATGACTCCGGTCAGTTCTCTCCCATATTCAGTCCTGCTCCTCCACCGACCAACGATTGAAGTCTCGCCGTGCGTGGATTCTCCTCCGTAACTGCACTCACACATCCTACTCCCGATCCTGCATTCTGTCAAGAAGAAATGAGATTTGTTGAAAACAAAGCACATCTTTAGAAACCCACACCATATACTAACTATGACTAACGAAGTACCGCCCGGATCACCCGCTAACCCTGAGTACACGCTTAGGTATCCGTTAGCCGCACGGATCGGGTGTAGTGGACGGTATACTTAGAGGCTGTTAGCAACCCATTAGCCCGATTAGTCGCGTAAATTGTTGATTACAAATATATATGTCAACTGTCTGTTAACTGTTAATTCCGCGCAAAATTCAAAGTTATTGAAAACAAAGGAGTTATGCGACAAACGCTTATTTTGGCGTTAAAAGTCCTTTGTTTTCAAAGCTTTACCCGGAAAGTATTCGGCGGCTATCAAGTTGTTGAAACAAAAGAAATAAAAGTGTTGACATTTGATGCAATTTAGTTTACAATGTAAAGATGAGAGAACTTCGACCCGGAATCGATTATCTAACTGAAGGCAACGCTGGAATAAGATACAATCGGCGGCGTGCTCAAGAAGCAAAAGAATTGAGTAAACCTAAGAAAATAAAAACTTTGGCAGCAGTCTTGGAAGACTTCCACAATAGAGCCAAAGACCAGACCAAACGACTAGGCTTGCTTCGATATATGACAACTATTATACTAAAAGAGGTTAGTTTAGAAGAACTTACAAGGAAAAGAAAAAAATTCGACGAGTTCAAAAACGATATTTTCCCTTTGACTGAGGATTGGTGCTGGTTGTGTAATAAGCAGTTAGCCACGATTAGGCACCACGTCATACTGCTGAGAAACGGCGGTCCTGAACTGGCGAAGCCTAATGTTGTTTTGCTGTGTCAAAATTGCCATAATGTCATTCATCCGTGGTTGCACGAGTCGAACGTATCACAATCGGAACTTACAAGGATTATTGATGTTTTCCAAAAAGCAAAAGAAGGAAAACTGTCTAGGAGTCAGGCAGAAATTGAGATGTCTATAATTTTCGACGGTCTTTTTGCGATCTAAATAATTATTTTTCCTTTATTTTCAACAACATAACTTGTTTACTAAGGAATCACTGTGGTATAATAGTACTATACACAAACGATGGGAACTAACGCTTTAACCGGGCCTCCTCCTGCTGGCTCCCGCCAGTACCCGGTCTTAGGGGCTAGCGAACACCGTCGTCAGACGGGATCAAGTAGTTAGCCCCAATATCGTATATTAGAGGAGTCGTTGAAGGCCGAATGAAAGACTTGAGCATCATTATTCCGGCCTATGGGTTGGACGACGCAATTGGTTTATGGGCAACGATTGAGGCTTGTGTCTTCGATCTGGAAAGTTCCGGGCTGACTTATGATTTTCGGGTCTGTGTGAACGGAGTCTCTATTCCGCCCGAAGAGACGGAGACAATTCACAAGTATCTAAATAGCGCCGGGTTAGTTGGTGAGTGGGTTCACAAAGATAAACCACAGTGCCCTGCTCGTGCGAGACAATTGCTGGCAAAAAACTGCGACAGCAAATACATCTTCTTATTGGACAATCATTGCATTCCAATGCCGGGGTACTTCAAGCGCGGCGTTGAGATATCGGATAAATACAACATCGATCTTCTGCATTCGGTCACACACATGTTTACAGGGTTTCGCCGTGACTACGAGTACAAGCTTACACTGGAAAAAAATTTTTGGGCAAATGAGGGATACCAAACTCCTCTGAAGAATGTTCCATACCCGATTGCCGCCGCAGGACATGGCGGGGTCGTTCTTCGCAATTCCACGCTGAAAGAAACAGGCGGATATTGGGAAGGCTTCGACGGCTATGCTGGCGAAGAGATGTATGTGGACATGAAGTATTGGTTGCTCGGCAAGAAAGTTTGGATTGACCCAGATTTTGTTCACGCTCATTGGGCAGCACGCAGGAAGTATCAACGTCGTAGTTCAGAGGGTTATTTCCTGAACATGCTAATGGCCACTAACATTATCGGCGGCGAAGCATGGATGAACAGGGTCTACAACAACGTCAAGAACAGCGACATATTGCCACAACCTGTTAATGTAGAAAGCAGTTCAGACGACATAATCGATGTGGGAAATTACGTCGAAGACTTAGAAAGCAAACTACAGCCGGTAAAAATTTTGGACAGCAGCTATCTCGATAGAGCTAGATACAATTCACGAGAACACGCTGGCTGGATGGCGCGTAACAGAAAAATGACGCTGGATGAGTTGCTTGAGTACTTCAAGAGAAACGGTATTCGTACTTAGGATAGAGAGTAAAAATGTTTGATAGCACAAATTATCAAAAGCAATACTATCTATTAAACAAAGAAAAATCTGCCTCTAGGAAGAAAGTCAGTCGAGAAAGAAATAAGGAACACTACACCGAATACCAAAGGTCTTACAGAGCTACGCACAAAGGCCAGACCAAGAACTATAATTTACAACACGATTACGGAATTTCCGTTGAAGATTACGACGTCTTACTTAAAACGCAGTTTGGCAAGTGTGCTATTTGTGGAGCCGTGGAATCTACTCATAGATATAAAAGTTTGAATGTAGACCACGACCACAATAGTAATAAGGTTCGTGGGCTATTGTGTCATAAATGTAATATTAGACTTGGCTCGTTTGAAAACAATTTAGACTGGCTTAGAGCCGCCCTAGACTACTTGGGAGTTAGTCTCTAATGACTACCACAAATTATACTCTTGTAGTTACTTCGTGCGAAAGACCTGAACTTCTTAAGCAAACTTTATTATCGTTTGCAATGTATGCCGACATAGAGCCGATTGATACCGTTGTCATTGAAGATGGCAATTCGGACGCTCCAGCTTGGTTCGAGAATATTCAAGGGCTTGGCAAACTTAGATGGCTAAAGAACGGTGTTCGTCGAGGGCAGACCTATTCTATCGATAGAGTTTATTCGGAAGTTAAGACCGAATATCTTTTCCATTCAGAAGAAGATTGGTTGTACACCCGCACAGGATTTATCAAAGAGAGTCTTGATATCTTGGCAAAATACTCAGATATCTCTATGGTTGGCATTAGAGGAAAATCCGAACATCCCGAATTTTTTGACGCAGAGCGCGGGTTCAATATTCGGCAGAAAGATTGGAATGGATGGGGCGGTATTTCTTGGAATCCCGGCCTTCGCCGTTTGGAAGATTACAATCGAATCGGAAAGTTTGGCAATCATGTCGATTACGACCTGACATGCCATGAGCATAAGATTAGTACAATTTACCGCTCGTTAGGATTCTTCATGGCGAGTCTCCCGGTTGCCTGCAAGCACATCGGAGCAGATCACAAAGTTTGGAGTCGAGCAGTTGTATTACCCAAAATTCTGGTAACTATACCCGCTTGTCACCAATACTATGTCGGTAATTTGGCACATGAAAATTACGACAAGCATCAAAACACTTTTGTCGGCGATCAGATTTTGGCGTGTCGTGAAACGTGGCTTAAGGATTCAAAATTAGACTACAAGTTTTTCTATGGGCAGGGCGCTGATCGTGAACCGGGCGAAGATGAAGTTTTTCTCGATGTACCGGACGATTATCGCAGTCTGACCAAGAAGCTGAAAGCCACTTGTAAATGGGCGCTTGATCACGGATATGAATACATTTTCAAGTGTGACGACGATACTTACGTTTGGGCTGACCGTCTGCGTACAAGCGGGTTTGAACATCACGATTATGTTGGCTACGATTGGGCTTGCAATTCATCGAACAAACATCATTGTTTTGCTGGTGGATTCGCGTGTTGGTTTAGTGCGAAGGCCGCGAAAGTAATTGCCGATGCACTGGACACAACTGAACCTGCGGACGATGTTTGGGCTGGTCACATGCTGCGGGATGCAGGAATAAAGCTCGTGCATGATGCCCGGTATCATCCGAACAACGCGAACAAGTTCATCAACATTGAAGACGTTCCTTTGCAGCACGCATACATTGCACTTCATGCGTGTGACTCGGAGACGATACGTCAGCTTCACGAAAGAGCGTGGATGTTAAGTGATTCTCCGGTGAGCAACGCAACAGGGTTTACGGAAGCAGACAGACAGAGTAAAACTTTTGAGCAAGAGCTTGCAGACCTAATGGGAGGGTTACAGGTATGAGCGACACAACGGTTGTTACGCAGGAAGAAATAAAAGAGCTAAAAGCTAAAGTCAACAAGAGTATCGAGCAGTTGGTTCGCATGGTCTTGCAAGTAAAGAAGAGGGTTGACCAATTAGACGAGCGTATAGCCATATTCAACGCTAGGGCGGGTCATAAGCTATGAATTATTTCTGGCCGAACATGATAGGGGAGTCTCTTTGGCATAAGACATGAAAATTCTAATTGCGATAATGGCGTGTTGGCATCGTGAGAATTACGCGGACGCACAACGAGAGACATGGATACGGGACATTCCGGCAGGAGTAGATTACAGATTTTTTTTCGGACCTAACGACAAACGTTTACCGAAAGCCGATGAGGTTTTTGTAACTTGCAAAGACGACTACCGCAGCCTTCCTTTGAAGGTAAAAGAAGCAATGCAGTGGGCCTATGAACAAGGCTATGATTACGTATTCAAAACCGACGACGATGTTTATGTACGTCCTGACAGATTAATGCTTAGTGGTTTTGAGAAGTACCCATATTCCGGGTTTAGTTTTCAGGAGTATGGTGCAGTAGGTTTGGCGTATTGGTTAGATCGAGACTGCGTGAAGTTAGCTTCAGACAGCGATCCTTGGCTTGACGCCGAAGATTCTTGGATCAGCCAATTGATGAAAAGGAATGGAGTTCCATTCCGACACGATCCAAGATATAGACTGGTTATCGTGGATCGTTTAGGTAGCAAAAACATAATTCAAGGTATGCCGGGATTTGAAAACGACATGATTGCCGTTGCAGAATTTCCCGGTCAAACAATGCATGTGCCACATCAGCATTGGAAGGATTCACTTGAGGAATACAACGAGATAATGGAGAGAGTTTTAATCTAGGAGGATAAATGGTTTTCGAGGGGGAGAGCGTACTAATTTCAGGTGGAACAGGTTCAGTAGGTAAGACTCTGGTGCGCCGCTTACTAGACAGTACAGGAACACAAGGAACACCACGTAAGATTGTGGTTCTGTCGCGGGGAGAAGCTGAGCAATATGCGATGCGCGAGTATTACCAGCGCAAAGGTACTGCGGTCAGCAAGTTGGATTTTGTAATAGGCGATGTTCGTGATTATTCTACGTTAAGTGCTTCTCTGCGCGACGTGGATATTGTCATTCATGCGGCGGCAATGAAACAAGTTCCGGCATGTGAGTATTTCCCATATGAAGCGGTTCGTACTAACGTCGAAGGCACGGAAAACATCATCAGGGCGATTCAGAACCAAGATTATCCGGTCAAGACAGTTCTTGGCATTTCAACGGATAAGGCGTGCAAACCGACTTCGTGTTATGGGATGACAAAGGCAATTCAAGAACGCCAATTAGCACATGCAAATATGCGTCATCCCTCCACGAGGTTCATCGGTGTGCGATATGGCAACGTTCTAGCATCAACTGGATCAGTCATACCACTGTTCAAGGAGCAGATTGAGAAGGGTGGCCCTGTCACCGCAACATGTGAAGAAATGACTCGATTTTTTATGAGTCTCGACGACGCAGTGGATATTATTTTTGCAGCAATTAAGGGAGCATTGCCGGGAGAGACATACATCCCTCGTATGCCAGCCTTACGGATTTCTGATCTAGCAAAAGCCATGATTGGCAAGAAGAAAACAGAATTGAAGTACACAGGCATTCGACCCGGCGAGAAAATGCACGAGATTTTGATCAGTGCAGACGAGATTTACCGAACTTCAGATCGCGGCAAGTATTACTCTATTGCCTCAAACCTGCCTGAAATTCAGATGCTACCCGACGAACTTTGTCTCGACAAAGAATACAGTTCTTCAGATGTGGTATTGCCGTCGAACGAAGTGATTGGGTTTTTGAAGAAAAACAGCCTTTTATAGAGTCACGATTCATAACAGAATTTTAATAATGTGACGATGGCGTGAAGAGCGCCAATTTCTGATGGACGGGATGCTGCGGTATCCCGCCCACCAACGAAAGATATACACTTGCAAGACGGGGAGTTGATCAATGGCAAGCAAGGTGAAGGTAAGCAGAAACGCTCTTAACTACTTTCGCAAGCTGGCAAGAAGCACCGACAAAGAAATTGAAGCCTATCTCATAGGGGAAGTAGTTTCACCCCAACTTACCGTAATTCATCGTTTTGTATATACGAAGAAATATGAGAAGCAAACTACTGACGAGGTAAAGTGGTTTGATAAAGAGACAGATGCATTGAAACTAGAAGCGGGAGAGCAGAAGTTAGCAGTTGTAGGAAGTATCCATAGCCATCCGAATTATTGGCCGATTGTTTCGGCAACGGATCATATTGCACATGTCACTGATCAAATGAGGATCATGGGAGTTTGTGCGACCATGAAACGCAAGACGATGGTCTGTTTTTGGGTCACCGAAAGCTGTTTACCCTGCGAAATAATCTACAATGAAAAAGGGAACGACTAATTTACTAAAGGGTGAGATTCGCAAGGCGCTGAAGAATGAGCGTCTGACTCCGAATCAGCGTCGTGAGTACATCTGGATGCTGGCCGAACTTGACGGGTATGTTTTCAAGTTCAAGGAAACAAAATCGCCCGAGGAATTGCCGACTGAGGATGAAATATTCGCACGAGACTCGCAAAAACGAATCAGGGAATTGCTTGGTGGAGAGGAGACACATGCAAGTACCAATGGTGAGCAGAGCGGAAGCAAAGAGGTTCTCAAAGGCGTGGAGTCATAAAGGCGTTGCGCTTGTTATTGATGATCCATTATGCCAGTTCGCAGCAGACTTTGCGAATGTGGTGTTGAAGTCATTCGTACAGAGCTTCGTGCAGGAGAAAGCCGAAGCCGCAAAGCCAAAAGTCAAGATCGTGGAGGGATAACATGAACGGGATGCAATATCTACAACACAGTTTTACACTGCCAGCGGGATCGACCAACATTTCCTCGCAGAAATGGGATTTGGCGTTCATGTCTCGTGAAGAGTTTGTGGCGAAGTACCAAATCTCCAACAAAGAATATGACAAGCTTGTGAAAGGGTAACATGGAAGAAGTTTACCCTAAGCTTTGGATTGGCGACGACCAAGATTATCTGAAGATGAAAGACCGGGAAGGTTGGGCATTCGTAAGAGCGTGCAAAGAAGGGCCGGGCGGTCACCGTTCTATGGTGGGCTACACGACTCGTGGCGCTCCGAAAGGTCCGAACTATTACGCGGCGTGGAAAGACAATCATATCGCGCTGAACCTGATCGACTCCGATGATCCGTCACATATCCATGATGAGTCAATTCTTCCTGCTCTTGAATTTATCAAGAAATTCTTGAGCGAAGGCAACAATGTTTTGGTTGCGTGCAACAAAGGCCACAGTCGAGGCCCAAGCATCACAATGATGTTCTTGGGAATGATTCACGATCTGCCCTCAAACTTCAGAGAGGCATTCCGGGTCTTCAAGATTTTGTATCCGAAGTACGATCCGGCACAGGGAATTGAGTTCTACGTGAAGCATAAATACGCTTCTCTGACAAAGGAATAACATGGCAGATGATACCAGAGTTTCGGAAGAGCAGAAAGCGCAGTTGTCCAAACGGCGCGGACAGGCGGCGGCACAGATCGTCGATCCTGAAGAGCGCAGAAAGTTCATTTCGGCGCAGGGAGACGCGGAAGCGGCCAACAAGGGCGAACTTCCCGTTGCGAAGGCAAAGAAAATGAGTGAAGAGTCTGGACTGATGGGCTACAAGAAAGGCACACCTTATGTGCCGAAGACTGGTGCAGCAATTGTTCACAAAGGTGAGCGCGTTGTACCCGCCGAAAAGAATAACCCGATGGGCCTTGCGGAAGCAGCTTTGGGTCACCAAGATCGTGAACCAGCAGATAAGCCAGCAAAGCGCATCAAAGAAATTCGTACTCGTAAGACTAAAAACGGCGCTTTCATACATGAACACCATCACACACGACCGGACGTGCATCCTATGGAAGAGCACGCATCGGCGGATCAGGAAGCCATGCTTTCTCATATGGGATCACAGGCACCTAATATGGGTGAGTCTGAACCTGCACAAGCGGAAGGCGCAAGCGAGTAAACATGAAATACGCGAAACTCTTGGAGAACGAGTCCGACGCATTAACCCTCAATCCGAATTGGCAGCATGTTGGTAAGACCAAACCGGATTTGATGGCAAACGCGAAGGCAAGCTTCAAGAGATTGACAGCACCAGATCAGACATTGGTCGATGCGTCATGGACAAAGTATTGTCTTGCTGAAAAGATTGCGTACAATCTGGAAGATGCAGTTTGGTTTCGTTATCTAGCGCAGACAAATTTGTTCTTTCTCTGCAACTTGCTTGAGAAGTACCAGCACATTACGTTTGACGCGCACGAAGAAATTTGCAACAAGTTTTTCGTCCGCAAAGACCCGACGTTCGCAACGTTCCGCGACTTCGCATCTGCATACGTCGAATTGAAAGAACGGTTGCTGCTCGTACCTCGTGGCGGCTTCAAGTCGTCGATTGACATTGCAGACTGTATCCAGTACATCATCAATTATCCAGAAGTAACCATCTTGATTATGACTGGTGTGTACAAACTGGCGCAAGACTTCGTGGGTGAATTGCGTGGACACTTTGAGAAGGCAGTAGCCAGCGTAGATTCAAAAGACAAGAAAACCTATGGTCACCGGATCATGGATGATGGCACCGTCAGTTTGTTTCAGGTATTGTTTCCTGAGCACTGCGTGATCCCCACTGAGGGGAGCAGCCTTGAGTTTCAAACGCCAGCCTGTAAGGTTCCTGACAAGGAGCCAACAGTCATGGCGGCATCTATTGAGCAGTCATTGTCAGGTTGGCACTTTTGTATTGTGAAAGCCGACGACGTTGTGACTAACGAAAACTCGCAGACAATCACTCGTTTGCAGACAGTAGAACGTCAGTTGAGTATCAACAAAGCTATGTTGCACCCGTTCGGTTTTTTTGACAAGATTGGAACGTGGTACGACGAAGCAGACATTTACGGCATCGATATTAAGCGTGCCGAAGACCTTATCAAAGAGAACTTGCAACCTGACACTATCATCTACTTGAAGGCGTGTTGGGAACCGACAGAACAAGCAAAGAAGCTTGGTAAGATCGAAGAAGAAATGGTCGAAGCCGATTGGAAGCTTTGGTTTCCAAAGGATCGCAGTGGTATCCAACGTTTGTCTTACAAATTTCTGATGGCAGAAAAGCGTAAGAACGTTGAAATGTTCGCAATTAAGTATCTCAACGATCCACGCAAGGTTCATCAGGTCAAGTTCCCGCATGAACTTCTGATGCGTAGAACGATCCCTGCTTCGCAGCTTCCCCATACCGGGATGATTGTGCAGACATGGGATACAGCGTATTCATTGCAGAGTTGGGCCGACTACACGGTTGGCGTTACTGCGTTGATCTATGCTGGCAGGTTCTACATTATCGATTGCGTGCGCGGCAGGTTCAATGATATTGAACTTCCACGCATTATCGCAACGACTGGCTACAAGTGGAAGCCGAAAAGAATTGCAGTTGAGGAATCAGTAGGAGTCAAGTGGATGAATCGAGAGATTCGCCGCGAAATGGACAAGCTGAACATCAGCATTCCTATTGAGTATGTTCCTCTTGGGGTAGGTAACAAGACTCGCGCCAAGGAAATGAAGGCAAAACCAGTTCTTAGGTTACTTGGCGACGAACGGTTGTTTTTCAGCAAGTCGTCCGCGTCATTAGAGGAAATGTTCACTGAACTGGAAGGTTTCCCGAACAAGACGCACGACGATGTTGTGTCGGCGCTGTCAATTCTGGTAGAACAGTTTGGCGCATACGCTGACATGGAAGCGCGGGTAAATTTTGCAGCTTCCGATTTCACAGCCGATCAAAAGTCTAAGGCGCAGCACGAGCGTATGTACTGCGATGGTGCTTACTCAAAGTACAACCAGAATTTCGCTCTGACTGAGGACAACATGATGGACATATCCTCACGACAGGAAATTCCTCAAGCACCTGACCCGATGGACGTGAATCCATTGGCCGATCTAGGAATATAAGGATACCCAATGGCAGACGAACAAAGATTGGAAAAAGACGGTAATCCAAACGCCCAACTTGGTGCTGAAGATTACACATCGACGGGCGAAATCAAGACACTATCTGGTGATTTGGCACTCGTGGTTGGGTCAGCGCAAAGTGCAGAACAATTCATTGCGAATAAGCAGTGGCATTTGCTCTGGCGTGATGCGGATTTGCTGTATCAAGCGCCACGTCCAATGTCTGTGTATGAGAACACATACATTCTGGAACCTAACGTTCAGCGATTCACCGTCGCTAAAGTGTGCAACGCAGTTGTACCGCAGTTGTACAAAGGTCTTTTCTACGATGATCCTCCGATGGTTCTGCGCCCACGCGCAGGTACACGTCAGGAAATCGTTGACGCAAACTCAACTCTGTTCTCCTATATGTTGGACGCTTGCAATTTCAAGCGCGAAACCAAGTGGGGTCTGGAACAGATGGCTCATCTTGGAACATCGATTTGGAAGTGGGGTCTAAAGTACGAGAAGGTATTGGTTCAGAAGCGCACGGCGACACGCATCAACATCACACAAGGTTCCGCAGAGTCGGAAACTTCGGAAGTAGTTGTGTCTGACGATCTGCCTAACATCACCACTACCGAAAAGATCGTTCCTCGTCCGTTCTTTGAGTACCGGGAAATCTCCCGCGTGTTGCTTGATAGTCATACCGAAGTCGGTGATATCCGTGAAGCTAAGTGGGTATGCGATGTTCGATACATGGACTTCTATGACATGCAGGACTTGCAAGAGTCCATGACTGACAAAGACGGAAAACTGACCGAAGACGGTTGGGATTTTCCAAAGGACATGAAGGATTTGTGGTGTGAGCCTAGCGGCGGTGCATCCGAAGCGCCAGCAGTACGCGCCTCTGAGCAGCAGTCTATGGTTCGTGGCGTAGTTCATCACGCCGAAGACGTAAATGTGAAGAATAGTCCCGATCCGCTTCGCAAGAAGCTGGAAGTTTTGGAATATTGGGACAAGAAACGAAAAATTCTCGTGTTGGGTCGCAAGAAAGTGATCTACACAGGGAAAAATCCGTTCAACCAGATTCCATTTCTCAGCGCAAACTGGTGGAATCGACGTAAAGCATTTTATGGCATGGGTCTTGGCCTGATCGTGGGTCAAAATCAGCGCGTTGATCAAGGAACAATCAATGCAATTCTGAAAATCCTCAGTTTCGGCATCAATCCGATCTATCTGCGTAAGCGCGACAGCAATTCGCCCACACAGATGATCAGAACTGGTCTAGGAAAGATTCTGACCGTCGATGGCGAAGTCGAAAAGGCTTACAAGCTGATGGATACTCCGAAAGTACCGAACGAAGTTTGGTCGGCACTTCAGGAATCAGAACGCGCAACAGAATCTTCTTCTGGTGCAGATCAGATGCTTGTGCAGGGCAGCACCGCTGGCCCACGTACATCGATGGGGCGTACAGCGGGTGGTGCAAACATCCTCGCGGGTGCTAGTGCAACTCGTTTGGACGGGCCGCTTGACAATTTCATTGGTCAAGTGTTCACTCCGTTCCTGTACATTCTCGACTTTCTGATTTTCAACTACGTGCCAGATAAGGAAATCGTTTCCATTCTTGGTGATGAACTTGGCAAGGAATATGCCAAATCGCTCGACATGCAAGAGTTCCACGATGCCAAGTACGAGTACGAAGTTCTCGCTGGCGCAAGTCTGGCTGCAAAGCGCACAATGGCACAGTCCATGACGCTGATCACTCAGATTTTCTCGCAGCCGAACATCCAAGAGAATTTGGCAGACATTAACGAAGAGTACATCGACTTCAAGCCAATCTTGAGTATGTGGATGGAAGCTTCGGAGTGGAAGAACAAGCAGGATATCATCAAGAAAATGACTCCTGCAATGAAACAGAAACGCGCAGCAGCACAGCAAGCGGCGCAGCAGCAAACCAAGGCAGCTATTCAGCAGCAGACTGATCAGCAAAAATTCCAGCAGAAACAGCAGTTGGAAGATCAGGCAACTGAGGGCCGAATCAAGCGTGACTTGGTGAGAGAAGCTTTCCGCAAAACGTCAGGCAGTCAAGCTTCAGAGGGAGTTTCCAATCCTAAAGGTCTAGGCGGCGAAGAGACACCGTTTGGTGCATAATGGAGGATTATGAATATCGAACCGGATGTTGAACTAACAGGGATCGAGAGAGCGCACTTGTCAGTGTGGCTGTCTGATCCAAGCTTCAAAATCGTGCAGAAACTTTTGGAAGATGAGGTTAAGAAATTCAACATTAGCCTCATCAATGCTACTACCCCGGAAGAAGTTGTGGTTCGTCACAGCTATGCTAAGGTAGCGGCGCAGATTTATTTGGGGCTGATCAACCGGATACAAACTGAAGTGGAGTTTTACACAAAGTCTCCGAAACCTTCAGACAAGCCAGTTGACCCGACAGAAGAATCGTTGGATTTGGGCGACCTTGCAGAAGCAATGGCCGATGTACCAAATCTGATGGAAATTGAGCCGTAAGCGGAACGTCCGCTATAGAAATCGTAGAGCGTAACAAACGCGCTATAAATGTGGAGTAATTATGTCAGACGAAACACCCGTTGTGGAAACACCCGTCGTGGAGCCAGCCGCTCCTGTAACGCCAACTGAGGTTGTGTACGAATACCAACCCGTAGATGATCTTGGTCGCCCGTTGGGTGCCAAGCAGGTTTTCAAAGGAAAAGATTTTCAGGAAATCGCAAACAAGATTGCCGAATCGAATATGAATCTGGTGAAGCTCAATCGTGACCTGAACCGGAAGAATCGTCTTGGCGAGTTTGTTCCCGATAACATTCCTGAGACAGCAAAACGCATCAATCGTGACGCTGTGGACTTTCGTCCGCGTCCGTTGACCGACGAGGAGCGCATTTCGTTGGCGCATGACATGGCTGATCCGGCCAAGTTTGATGAGGCTTCGGATCGCTTGTTTACAGCCAAGATTGGCGCAAGTCCTAAGCGCATCAGCGAAGTGCTGACAAGCGCACAAGACGATATCGCGGCAATGCGAACCAAAGAGGAAGGCGACCTTTTCGTTAAGGCCAATCCTTCTTACTACGTTTGCATGGAAAATTTCAGAACCATCGCTAACTGGATGATGAAGAACGATCTAGCACCAGTTCGTGAAAACTTTCAACTTGCATTTGACACGCTGAAACCAGTCGGATTACTGGTAGAAGCTCCAATCCCGCGTGAGGATCATCCACCTGTCGTTGCGGCACCAGTCGTAGCGCCTGTAGTGGAACAACCTCCGGTAAATTCGCAACCGGAGCCGGAACCCGTTAGTCGGATTACTAACGACGAGCCGCAGACGCAGCCAAAGCGTACACCTAGAGTAGCATCTGGATTAACCCGTGACCAAGGCTCAGACTTTGGCACACCTTCCAAGAGCAATACTCTAACGGTGGCAGAGATCGAAGCAATGTCTTCGGAAGTTTACAAGAAGCGTTTATTGACCGAACCCGGCTTTTCAAAAGCTGTGGATGAGGCATACGCTCCAAAGAAATAACCGATCATTCAACTTCGTCTCAGGATAGGGTAACTATATGAGTTTCTCTCCTAGCTCCAACGCGCAGTCGAATCTTCCACAGAGCACCGTGAAGTATTACGACAAAAAGTTCCGCGAGAACTTGAAAGCGCAGACCCCATTCGTCGCTTGTTCGGAACGTCTCGACCTGCCGATGAAGTCTGGTAACCAGTACCAGATGTTTATGTACGTTCCCCTGGCGGCAAACGTGACCGCACAGACTGAAGGTACAGTCGGCAACGGCATCGCGGTGTCCGTTCTGACAAACACAGCGACCATCGGTGAGTACGCCGATTACGCTAACTTCTCTTCGCTGTCTCTCGCTACCGCGATTGACAACACCGTCGAGAACGTTGCGCGTGAAATGTCGTACCGTCTTGGTGAGTCTCTGAGCGCACTGGTTCGTGCGACTGCTGATGGCGCAAGCGCCATTGACAGTTCCGTGCTGACCTCGCTGGCTGCAACTTCCACGACTTCGTTTACGGCCCTGAGCCTGTCTCAGATTCGTAACAGCGTGCAGAGTATGGCTGGCCGCTCGATTCGTCCTTTCGACGAAGCAAGCAAGGCATTCTGTGGCGTTATCCACCCGTTCGCCCTTGGCGACGTGCTGGCTGACAACAGCAACGATGCCCCGCTCGACATGCTGAAGCACACCCCCGTGGGTCTGGCACGCATGGAAGAGCTGATTTCGGTCGATCTGACTGAAGTGATTGAACTGCCGTCCAGCGGTGTTCAATTCTTCCAGACGAACCAAGTCACCACGACAGGGACATACAAGTCCGTGTCGAACCTGACTGCACTGCGTACCTACATCTTCGGGCGCGATGGGATTTACTCCATCAACCTTGGAGCACAGGGTGACACAGGCTTCGGTGATGGTGAATGGCGCAACATCAAGTGCAACATCGTTCAGAACGCTGAACCGACTGTTGCCGATCCTGAAGGGCTGATCCCCGGATGGACAAGCTATCGTGTTCACTTCACGACTTCGCTTGGACCGGATACCACTATCCGTATGCGTCAGATTGATGCTGCTTCGGCAATCAGCTAATCACTGATAAGAAGAAATTGATGAGGGTGTCAAAATCATTGGCACCCTCACAATCGTTTTGAAAGGACAAATTCTATGGCAGATGTACAAGAATCTTATCCTCTACCGACAACTGGTCTTCTGAAGCCGACTGAAATCGTGCTGACTGGTTCTGGTCTTTCCACATTGGTTACCGCGAGACGCTACATGGTCACGCTGTCGCTTAATGGAACCAGTTCCGTCGCCGTGACTGCGGCTGCGAAGGACATTGCTGGTGCCGATCCGTCTTACACAGGAGCGTTTCATTGGGTTGCGCGGAATGCTGCGCCTCAAGCTGCAAACGCTGGTGATGTGGTCGAGTCTTATCCGGTTTCCACTGACGGTGTTGTGGCGAACATTGCTTCGTTCAACTCCGACAAGTCGGTTGCGGCTCTGACTTCGGCTTCTAATCCGCCTACTGTGTATGCACACACGGTTGGTGAAGCACTGGTCGAGTGCTTCGTTCCGTCCTTCGACGTTGACGGTGCAAACGACTACCTGAAGGGTGGCGTTTACACAGAGTTGATTGTCATTGTGACTCCGTAATTCAAAATCGGGGCAGTGAAATTGAGAAAGTAACTGCCCCACTAACTAAGCGGAGAGGAAAGGAAAGCTAATGTCTGAAGTAAACGCTTCATTAACAAAACGTGTTGGTACAAGCGACATTAACTACGAGAACTATCAGGTTGCGGCAACTTCTAGTTCCTTCCCTAAGACCATTGTCTCCCGTGACACAGGTACGATTTTGGGTACAGTTCCACCGGGTCAGGCTGGTCTGAAGTTGGTTGATGGAACGCAGCAACAGTCTGTTGCTCGTGTATGCGCCGTTCCTCGTCAGACTGTTGGTGGAGTCGCAATGGACGGTGATGGTAACTTCATCCGTAAGGAAGATGATGCCACTTATCGTGGTAATGCGGCTGGCTACAGCAATCTTGGCGAGTAAGAGAGTTTCATTAGCGAGTCACTTGTGACCCGCTATTAAAGCTTTCTTTTGGATAACTATCAAAAGGGATGTAAGGTCGGATTACCTGAACCCTGAGTAGACGGTGAGTCCAATAGGCAAGCATTCATCCGGCCAGATGGTGTCTTGCTGCCCAATACGAAACGTAGATTGCCATCCCAACAATCACTGTACAGGCGTTTTCGTGTTGCGGTCTTTTCTTAGGAGGAAAGAATGGGGAGCACAGTAGGCAAAGAAAAAGCACCGTGGGAGTCGTATTCAGCTACGTTTGAAGAGAAGCTCGATCCGCAGTTGGAAGAAGCTATTAAACGATATGCTGAAACTGCACACGGAAAAACAAGCAACCAAAACGCCGAAGAGTTGTGTCGGCAAAAAGAAATCAGTGCCGAAGTTGCAAAAGAGTATCAGTGGGTAACTCCCGACGAGTATGCAGACGAAGGGCCGCGAATAGGCAAGGTTCTGCATTCATCGGAATTGATTACGCTGCTGAGAAACAAATGCAAGCTTCGCTGTTGGTATCGTGACCATCCTCAAGCTAGAAAGGTCACGCTCGTTGTTCAACGTTGGGCGCAGATTCCCGAAGTCGGCTGTTGGGTTCAGCTTGGCTTCATGCCAGAGTACACGATCATGGGTTTCGACGATCATGGCGTGCCATTGGCAGAAAGATATCGGGGCTGGCGCACATGTATTTTGCAGTTGATTTTGAAGGGGCTTATCGCTGAAGAACTTGCCAACAAGGTCTTCGGATATGCTCATGGGACTGTTTCAGAGCGGTATCTTGAAACGCTGTATGGTTTCAGGAATCGCCGTTTTGCAGTGATCTAACCGGAACGCCGGAATATAAATGTGATGTAGCCGGAACAACCGGGATAGAAATTGTGGAGTAATACAATGACAGAAGAAAATCAGCAAGAACAGTTGTCACCCGAAGAGTTTGAGAAGAAACGTCAGAGACTTGAACTTCGTCGGTTGGAAGCGGATACGCAGGACATTGAAGAGCGTTTGGCAGAGCGCGAAATGAAGCGCGAAACCAAGCGTCAACGCAGCATCAACAACGGCCAGACATTGCGCCAGATCGAAGCCAGCACAAAGGCTGTGCAAGAACATTGCAACCATAAAAAGGGCGGCAGTGGAGCACAGGGATTTATTGCCGGTGAGGGCGATGATTCTCAGTACTCCGTGCTGAAGCATCGTATGCCCATGGGCGACGTGTGGGTTCGCTGTCTGCGCTGCGGTAAAACATGGAAGCCACCCGTGGAGTCGAAGTACACGGTTAAGGGCAAGTTTGACCAAGACGCATTCAACGCTGCCGTGCGCGAGTACGAGTCAGCAGTTGCGTTTCAGACTCGTAACCAGACGAGCGGATCGATTCAGTTCCGGGCTTCTGACGGCGGTAAGCACTTCCGTGAAGTCACCAAAGATGTGAATTTGCGTTAACCTGCGGTAAGCATGTCGGCCTACAGTGCCGACTACGTGCCTATAAAAGGCATTCGGTGAAACTCCGAGCAATCGCCCGTTATAGCCGGGCGCTAAATTTAATGATAAAAACACACTGCAAGAACGGTCACGCATTGACCAAGGATAATTTAGTATTACGAAAGAACGGTTACGCGCAATGCCGTGTGTGCTTTAATAAGTCGGCTAAAGAATGCACCAAACGCTGGCGCACTAGGCATCCAGACAAGGCTAAATACAGTAAACTAAAATATCGTTACGGTGTTACTCCTGAACAGTATGAAACAATGTATGAACAGCAAGAAGGAAAATGCATTTTGCCTTCATGTGGTCGCCCTATAAACGCAACCAATCACGATCACGTTTCTGGATTGCTTCGTGGTTTGATGTGCAAAGAACACAATATAGCACTTGGATTATTTTCTGATAGTCCTAAGCTGCTAAGAGAAGCGGCTGAGTATTTAGAAAGGTTCATTTATGGCAGGTAACTCGACTATTTCCTTACAGAGCGTGGTTGATGATGCCCTGTCAATGGGAGACATTGCGCCAGCTTTGTCTACAGGTGGCTTCAGCGATCAGCCAGCACTCTCGATTGCTAACGACGTTTTAAACGCAATGCTTTTGGGTGGCCCCGGTGGGGAGCCGTTTAACTGGAAGTGGAACCGTTTCTTCGTCCAACCTTTCGCAACGATTTCGTTGCAGCAAGACTATTTCGTACCCGGTAACATTAGGCTTGGGTGGTTAGAGTCTGCCTTCGCAGTAGATATCAACAACACTTCCATTCCAAAACCTAAGCGTTCCATCGAATGTCATCGTGACCTTCTGCCTACGGACGCGCAAACAGGCTATCCCGGCAAAATGTGCTGGATTCCAAATGATCAGTGTCTCACAGGAACATGGGGTCAACATCCGTTAGGCCCGACTTCTGTGGGTTCACCCGGTGAGCAAACTGGCGGGGCAAGCATCACAGGTGCTCAGAACCCCGGCCCGAATGTGATATACACCGATCCTGTTGGAACAACCAATCAGCCAGTCAACGCGACCACAATCATCACCGATCCCAACGGCAACCTTTGGGTTGTCACTACATACGGTCAGTGCGGCGCTACACAACCCGTGTGGCCTACAAATCCGGTGTACCCGACTCTCGCAAGTCCAAATACAGTTGCGACTACGCAGACCGATGGGTCAGTCGTGTGGACAGCCATCAACCCGAAAGGGCAGGGCTTCCGGTTGAATCCGATTCCGCCCGTTACAGGCATTAGCTGGTTAGTCCAGCCAATCGCTCAGTTGCGTCCGACGCGCTTCACTGCGCTGGCAAACACGCTTGAGCCGATTCCCGACGACTACGAGAAATATTTCAAGCAGGGATTCTTTGCACAGTGCTATCGCAGAAATCCCGATCAAAAAGTTCGCGCTCGATTCACAGAAGAGTGGGCGCTGTTCATGCGTGATTTGGACATGGCAGTTCGTTCCGGTCAGCGTGAAATGGATGACTTCGGATTCTATCCGGGTCAGTCAATCATGGATGCAGGTACTGCTTTTAATCCCATAAATCCAGCCATGCCATATGGGGTTTGGAATGGCTAACATAAAGACGCATTGCAAGAATGGTCATGAATTCACAGAAGAAAATAGTCGTTGGACTATTAAAGACAATGGAAAACGCCGTCGTATTTGTCGTATTTGCAACAACGAGTATCATCGCCAAATACGACATACAAATCCTTCTGCTAGAGACAAGATTCGTAAATACGAACGCGAGTACAAATTAAAATATAAGTACGGTGTTACCGCCGATATGTGGAGAAACATGTTTGAGAAACAAGGCGGCTGTTGTGCCGGATGTAACACTTCATTTGAATTTGTAACGCCCTGTGTGGATCATTGCCACATTACTAATGATTTTCGCGGACTACTTTGTCATGCCTGTAATCGCGGAATTGGTCTTTTGAAAGATAGTCCTGAACTTTTAGAAAAACTGGCAACTTATTTGAAAAATAACCACTGAACAGAGGAACCCTAATTCAAGGGTACAGTGGCTTTACCGTTGTCGTGCTCTGGTTTAGAAAGACGGTAAACAGGAATTACATCGTGAAACATTTTTTGCTGTCTATCATTCTTGCATTGTCACTGTTGACACAGACCTGTGTCGCGCAGCCAAACATCAGAGAAACTCAACACGCAGCAATGCACTGGCTGCTGTTTCAAACTGAAAAAGATGCATGGTATTGCACCGGATATGCAATTTCGGAGCACGCAGTTTTAACAGCGGGACATTGTGATGAACCCGGCATGTCGGTATCATTTGATAAGGAACTGGAACTAAAGCCAGCACCAACTGAAATCACTGCAAAGTATTTTGATGGCAATGATCATATGATTTTTGTGGTGCCTTCTATTACATTTGCTGATACAGTATACTATAACCCAAAAAAATATAAGCTGCCCAAGCAAGGTGAGCATGTTTACTATTGGGGTAATCCTGAACGTCACCGAGATTTGTATCGTGAGGGTTATATGTCAGGTATTGATCCCGATCCCGATACCGATCTACGCACAAAAGATGCAGGAATTTACTTCATCATAAACGCTGCTCCCGGCGATAGTGGTTCAGTTGTTTTTGCCGAAAATGGTCGCATTGTTTCAATGGTTAGCGCATCGGGCGACAGTACAATTATGCTTGGTTATCCGCTGGCATTCACACCAGAGCAGGTAGCTGAAGCCGAAAAGTAAAGGAATCTATGGCAAGTACAATCACGCTGCTGCAAACAATGGAGTGGGCTAAGAAGCTGAACTTCAATCGTAGTTCTGCTATCGGGAACTATCTTGAACCAGCCATGACGAGCGCAAACATTGTGAAGCAAGCAATCCTTGGCGCACCGTTTGAGTGGCGCTGGAATCGCAAAGAATACGCTTGGACATGTGTCAACCCGGCAACAGTTTGGGCCGCAGTCACCGTGTACGCTTTGAATTTTCGTTTCAAAGACCCGAATGGAAACATTCAGATGGTCACTGCTATCGGATCGGCTCCGCACAAAAGCGGTGTTGTCCAGCCTACTTGGAGCACCAACACAGCAGGTAACGGAACAACCGCAGATGGCGATCTAGTATGGACGGTGTTTGATCTTCAGACATACCAAGTGAGCGTTCCTGATTTTGGCTGGATCGAGCACGCATCCGTGCAAGATATCGGCCAGTCTCCTGCTAAATGGTATTCAGTTCAGCCACAGTTGTCTTTAGCTTTGGATTCTTCCCAAGCTCGTCCAACAAAGATTTCGGCACATACAGATGATCTTAACGGCAACATTGGTTTCGTGCTTATGCCTGTACCTGACAAAGCATACCCGATGAACATCCACATTCAGAAGAAAGCTTCGCTGTTCACGAGCGTAAACGACACATGGTCACCGATCCCCGATGAGTATTCTTACATCTACAGTTGGGGTTTCTTGGCGTTGATGTACATGTTTGCTGATGATCCAAGATTCAACATGGCTAATCAAAAATTCGTCGCACATCTGTTGGCTAACAACGAAGGTCTGACTGAGACTGAAAAGAATATGTTCTTGGGTAATTGGGGTGGTATTACAGGCTCCGAAATCGCCAGAGGGCAGCAAGGCGCTCAAGCAAGACAAGTTTAAACTTGAAGAAGGAAATTCTGCATAGGCGAGAATGCCGGAAAGACACGGTATAATCTATGGCAGCACCAACTTTTGTTGATCCATCCGGCGCACCAATTGCCAATGGCGTTATGGTTGTCAGCTTGAATGCTGACGCAAAATCGTCACTTGGGCAGGTTCACAGCCAGCGCACAAGATTTGCACTCGACTCTACAGGTACACCTGATGTGTCCGCAGTGCAACTTTTGTCGTCTCTAGCAAACAACTATGACAGCAACAACACTCCGTCGTATTCCGTAACGGTGTACAACGCTTTAGGTGAACGAGTTTGGGGGCCAAGCATTCCGGGCGATCCGGCGCTTCCGTCTCCTCTTCAGTAAAGGAAAACATGCCAGCAACAAAAACAAAATTGATTGGTGGATTGTTCCAAGACGCAGACGGTGTTGTCCTGAACAAAGGCTATTTGCTCTTTGAGTTGTCACACGACTCACAGGTTACAGGATTGATCACTCAGGTTTGCGCTGGTGTGAATATCAAGATCACCCTAAATTCCAGTGGTAGCGTTGACCAGACTGTAGCCCAATACATTTGGGGTAACGACGATCTGCTTCCAATCAACAGTTTTTATACAGTCGCGGGTTACACTGCGGCTGGTCAGCTTGCTTGGGGGCCGAATCACCAGCAAGTAACAAGCGGCGCAACGTTCGACGTTGGCACTTGGGTTCCTGACCTGTTGACTAATTGGAATCCTCCTCTTCAGTCGCCAGAACTCGACACAAACGGAGTACTGAACGGCAATCAAGCCAAGCTGAATTTGAAAAACGGTAAGAACATCGCCATCACGGATGCGGGTAACGGTGACGTTACAATCGCTGGCCCAACATTCGCTGGCGGAAAAAACATCACGGTCACAGGAAACACTTCAGGCGGCGCTGGAACAGTAACTATTGCTGAGATTTCTACTCCTTACGACATTGGTATTCCGATTGTCGGACAGCCAGATGCCAGCGAGTCAATCGGCTACATCATTCCACGAGCAGTTACCTTCCTTGGAAATTTCTCAGGATCGTATGCTACGAGCGCAGTAGCTTCTGCCGGAACGATTGTTTTTGTGATCAAGAAAAACAATGCTCAGGTCGGCACTGTCACTTTCACTGCAAGTGTGACAGGTGTTTTTGCTTCAACAAGCGGCTTACCAGTATCGTTTGCCGCAGCAGATTTGCTTGAATTAGTTGCCCCGGCAGTTGTCGATGCAACGTGGGCGAACGGAAGATTTACGATTGTTGGGAGCCGATAATGAGTACACCTGTCGTTTACACAATTTCGTCGCCAAACGGCAGCGCAGATAGATCAGTTACAGGCTATGCCTCCGCATTGAAGCAGCTTTTGTTATTCAACGCTGCATCAGGAACTTTCTTAAATGTGGACGGAACAGCCTTCACGCTTTCATCGTTTACTCCTGATCCTAATGCTGGCGGAAGTCAGTTTCAATGTGCTGGCCCAATGTCTTCGGGCTGCGATGCTGCGGGAAATTGGTACAGTAACCTTGATAGTAGTCCTCATTATGTCGAAAAGTATGATAAGGCTTCTAAGCTGAAGCTTACGTCTAACACAGACTTTCCGACAGTAGGTTCGTTAGGGCCACCATCGGTCAACGTTCAAAAAGACAATTCTAGCATCGAGCACGTCGTGGCATTCGAGGACAATGCGGGTCAAATCGCAGTGTGGGATACAGGTATGCTGTTGCAAGGTTATGCGTTTGTTCGCAATCCTTCTGGTGCTGTATCGAACTCGTCATTCACTTCATGCTACGACAAAAACGGTTTGCTTTGGGGATTGACCAACACTTCACTTAGCAACAACGGAAATTCCAATCTAGTGTCTATCGATCCGGCTGGCGGTTCAACTGGAAACAACTTCAACACTGTGGCATGGTTTACTGTTGCAGGAGTGACATACGGGCAATCGATGGCAATGTGGTATGTTGCTTCTGATCACTCATTGGTCTTAGCAACTCGTACCGGGTTTTTGATCAAATGGGATATCGCCACTCATTCTATTGTCGCAAACGTTGATCACTCAGCACAACTTGGAAGTCAAGATTATGGAACTGCTGCTGGATGGGCAAAGACCGGAACCCTGCTAAACGATAAGATTCACTTTGGCGGACTGAATGGCGTTCTGTATGTGTTCAATGCAGTGACTTTGGCAATTGACACTACTTACAATTTCCGAACAATTCTAAGCAACGGTACGTTTGGCTGGCCTGTTCTTCCGCTCCAATATTTTCCTGAGCAACAGCTTGTAGTAATCAACTACACTGGAAATACTTGGAAGATTGTGCAGCTTGCCCCTAAAACGCATCGAAGAATGATTTTCATCAACACATAAGGATAGAACATGGCTAATAGATTACCTGATGGCGAAGCTTCTTGTAATTCGGTTTATGATAACTACATTCAAAACTCCAAAAGACGGGGTTTGTCGTTTGAGCTAACCAAAGAAGAAGCAAAAAGTCTGTTTACATCGAATTGTTATTATTGTGGTGTTGAGCCATCAAAATTTCGCCAGCCTAAAAACAGGATTCGTTCAGGATTCATGTACAACGGTATCGACCGGGTAAACAATGAAATTGGGTACACGGCAGATAATTGTGTAACATGTTGTTTTGTCTGTAACCGCATGAAATACATTTTGTCGCAAAAAGAGTTTTTGGAACATATAAGCCGAATTGCAGCTTATAGGATTGGCGGATTAAATGCCTAATCAAATCGGGTTATCTGGTGGTCAGCCACAAAAACAAACCAGATTCGCACCACTATATACTGGCAGATGGAGTTCAGGTTTATGGACTAATCGTTCTCCTCTTCGTGATGGCAACACATCGCGCATCGTGGAAAAGTTCTATGGTGCTGCGGGTGATGCTCTGATCGACGGCCTGAACGTTGAAATCACAAACAGACTGACATTGGCTCGTAGACCGGGCAATCCAGTGTTCGATTCAAACACCTACACTGGTGTTGACAACATCCAAGCATTCAGCATGTTCTCTCCGACTACGGAGCAGATCGATGTGATGATTGACGAAGCTAATCAGCTTTCGTCTCTGTTCGGCGGCGTTAAGTCACTCGTATGGAATAAGAGTGTTGGCGCTGGACAGACATACATGCAGCCAGTTGGCAACAGTCTGTATTTTGCCAACGGCATTGACAACAAGAAATGGCTCCAAAGTCTAGTGACTTGGGCCGCAAGCACACAATGGAACGGGCCAACATCGCCCTACATGACTACGTTTCTGATTGATTCCAACGGGAACATTCAGCAATTGACTGCTTGCATCATCGGCATCACTTCGACAACTGTAGCCAGCGGTGTCCTGACTGTGACTGCCACAGAGACATTGCAGCCCGGTGGTCTACTGAGCGATCTTGTGACACCCGGCTTGCAGGTAAAGTTTCCTGCGGCTCTAGCGGCAACAACTCTTCAAGGATTGATAGTCACCGTTGACACAGTTAGCGGTTTGACATTCACTGCAAAAGTCACCCTTGCCAACTACGCTTCGACTCCTGAGACTGCCAAAACGATGAACGTGTTTGGCGGCTTTCCGGTTTCTGGTGTAGGCGTTCCAACATGGTCAACAACTCCACTGACGCCCGGTATGGCAACGCCATCCGATGCCCTCACGCTTGATGGAACAGTTCAGTGGACTAATCGCGGTACTCCGGTTGAGAATTGGGGCATCAAACCGCCCACAACGACAATGCCGAAGCCGGGACTCAACTCTTCGCGTGTCGCGTGGAACACGAATACATTCTACTCCAATCCGGGTGTGATCATCGACGCTAACGGGAACATTCAGTTAGTCACCATCGATGGCATTTCTGGTGCCTCAGTACCTACATGGGGAACGAACGTCAACGATCTAACGGTTGATGGTGGAGTAACGTGGAAACTTATCCAGAAGGCTCCTTTAGGATGGGCCGCTGGAACAGCATATACGCCGGGAGTATTTGTCACTGGCGCAACAGCCGGAACAGGCACATGTTTGTTTCGCCTTCGAGCCTTCTCACAGCCATTGCTCAAGAACGGCAACATCGACGTTTGGACGTGGAATCACGATCATAGTCGCGGTGTTGGATCGTTCGCTCTTTTGGCTCCCGTGGTAGCTGGCGTTTCAAACGCTGGTACTCACACCACAACCAACACTTATGTTGGACATGCAACAGTCAATTGCATTTCAAAGACAACCCCAGTATCTTCTTCTCCCGGTAACGGCGATGATGGATTTTGGGATCAGCAAAGCAACGCTGGTGAGTGGGTTAGCAATAGCCGTATCTATGCGCCGCACGCTGACACGAGCAGTGTCATTAGCGGCACGCTAACCGTTGGAGTACCCGGACAGTATACTTTCGCGCTGAATCACCATGATGGTTGTTTCATCGGCTTTGGTGGCGGCGCAACGAAAGTGTCTGGCGTGCTCATCGACGACGCAGCGGTTTCCCCTGCCAGAACCACAACAGCAATGTTCGGTTATCCGATCTTTGGTGGTACTGACACTGGTCTATCAGGAAACGCAATCTGGAATGACACGGTTACAGTCAATTTTCCTGTAGCTGGTGACTATCCGTTTGAAATCGACTATGCGTACTGGTATCACTCTTCGTCGCACACTGAGCAGCCTGTAATGAAAGGTGCTCCCAACTCCGAAGTGTACATGGAAATGGTTTGCAACGGCAAGACCATCATTCCTACCACACCAGTGAGCGGTGCGACACAACCTATTTGGCCGGATTGGACAACTGCTTTTGCAGCATACGATTCGACTGCGAACGACACAAAATACCCCACAGTAACCGATGCATCTGGAACAATGGTTTGGGAAAATCTTGGGCCAGTAACCGATTATGTGTGGGTGGCAACAACCACATTCACGCTGCCAAATCAGATCATCATTGATCCTAACGGCAACCAGCAAGCGCCGTATCGAACAGGCGTAACTGGTTCCGATGCCTCAACTGAACCTTCAGTGTGGGCAACAGGAATCGGGCAACTGACCAACGACAATCCCAACCTTATATGGATATGTCATGGTGGAGCATCCTCGTCCGCGTTAGGTGGAACGTTAAGCACGTTCTCCGATCAAGGATGGGAGTATTGCATCGCTTTGGTTAACACGCTGGACAACACTGTGTCGAACTGTGGTAAGTTGTCAGTCGGAACAGGAAAAATCATCGGCGCGAAGAGTTTGAACTTTGCGGCTGGTGACGGTCTTCCTCCTGCATCGCAGATCGATCCACAGGTCGATTATGTGGCGATATTCAGAACGACTGACGGTTTGGGCGTGCCGTTCTTGATTCCGGGGTTGGAGAATAACACCTTCTACACAATCTCACTGGCAGAATATCTGGCAAACGGATACTCTGATACGACACCGGATACGTCGCTCGACAACCTTATTCAAGGCCCGATTTCGGGAGAAAACACTCCTCCCGCTGGCGGCGCTCAGAATTTGACGTACCATTTGAACCGCATCTTCTTCAGCGTTGGCAACGTGGTCTACTGGACTTCTGGCCCGGACGATCCCATTGGCAACGGTCTGAACGGTGTGTCACCTTTGAACTTCGACCAATTACCGTCGCTGGTAAAGCGCATTGTGCCAACTGGATTGGGAGCACTGGTATTCACAGTTTCCGATATCTTCATCATCAACGGAACTGGAACGTCAAACAATCCTATCCAGAGTGCTCAACCGTTTATCTCTGGTATTGGTCTGCTGAGTTACAACGCTTTGGCGCTCAAGGGAACAACGATTGGCATGTTCACTACGGACAAGCAATTCTTGATCCTTGACCCGACGAGCGGCGTTTCAATCGCTGGATTCCCAATCGGTGATCGTCTTCGCAAGAACAACGGTCAGCCGGGAACAGCATGGAACCCTAAGAATGTGTATGTGACGTGGCACGCTAACGGCGAAGACCACGCATGGTATCTTTCGGATGGAGCGAACGGTTGGTACAAACTAATCGACACTCCTGCTCCTGAAGACCCCGGACACTACACATGGTCGCCATTCGCTAACATCGTTGGCGGTTGCAAGGCTGTCTTGAGTATCGAAGTTAGTCCCGGTGTTCACGAATTGTTGCTTGGCCCAACAGGGTCAGGAGAGATTCTGCACAGAGACTTGACTACATTCACGGACGGTGCAAGCAGCACGTATGGCGCTTGGGCGGTTATTGGTTCGGCTGTGTTAGCACAACCGGGTCAAGTTGCCGAAGTCATGTTTATCACAACTGAGTCAGTTCGGACTGGTACTTCGCTTACGTTGGGAATTTTGGTTGACGAAGCGTTACCGTACTACACTGGCCCATTTGAAATATTGAAAGTTTGGGAAGACGATCCTACGGGTATTCCACCAAGCCGTTCAATATTTGGTCAGAGATTCTACATGTCAGAATCGAAAGACAAGCCAGCAATTTGCCGCCACATGCAGTTCCAGATTAATTGGGTGAAGGAAGAAGTAGCAAGCGAACTTCTGACGCTCACAGTATTCGGTGCGTACAACCAAGAAAGTTAACAATGGCAACATTAAAAGAATCCTTGGCAACCGATTTAACGGGTTACGAGCCAGTTGACGTATCCAAGAACTTTGGACTCCCTCCAATGAGGGAAGGTCAACCTACTAAGAATCCGTTTCTTCGCTGTCCAATGCCACCTGTTACGGTTACGCCGGATTCTCTTCGACAGTACTATATCGGGGGTCAGGTTCCTCAATTTCGTATCTTGACTCCCAACAACAACCAAAGTGGCGGCGGCAATGGTGGCGGAACAACAATCGTTGGCGGCGGCGGTACGGTAGTTACTCCCGCAGCCGGATCAAGTTCCACACCAGCAGCTATTGCAGCAACATCAGTATCGTTTACGACTCCGAACCTGAATAACGGCCAGACATACGAAGCAATTCTGCCCATGTCTAAATCGTTCCAGCTTCTTCAGCTTGCCGCAAACGATACATGCCGTGTTGAGATATACGGAAACGGCACAGCACAGAACAACGATCTGGCACGCGCACTCGATGCACCACCGCTGCCGGGATCACAGCAGGACTTGATCACGGACGTTGTGCTCGACACAGCGCCGTTCAAATGGACATTCCAGAATCGAGTGGGAGCCAATTCGGACAGCCCGCAGCAATCATTGATCTACATCACGATCACTAATCTTGATGTTAGTAGCATGACGATTACGATTACGCTGTTCTATGTGCCGCTTGAAAGCTAATTATGAATCGTGAAATCACAAGTTCGTTGTGGCCCTTGACGGGTGATGTGGATGCTGAAGCGGGTAACACGTTAGTCCGCGTTATCGGCATTCAAGGTCGAACCGTTGACAATCCGACGCTGTTTGGCGGCGAACACATCGCCTACGATCCAGTGACAAACCATTGGATACCCTTTCTTGAGGCAACGATCCAAGTGAACGGTATGACGGTCAGCGATGATCCATACATCAGTGTCAATGTGCCAAAGCCAGTTTTGGTGAACGGTTCCTAATGACTAAAAATCAGAGGAATAGCTACATGCGGGAATACAGCAAACGTTGGAAACCCGGCTGTGATTTCAACAAAAACAGAAATCTAAAGCACAAATACGGGATCACACTGGATCAATATCAACAGATGTTGGTTTTGCAAAATAATTTGTGCTTGTTGTGCAAACAGACTTTTGATTTTAACGACAACGTTGGTTATGGCAGTCCAGTAATAGACCACGATCACGGCTGCTGTTCTGGAACTAAGTCTTGCGGAAAATGCATTCGTGGAGTGATTCATCGCCGTTGCAATATCGGCTTAGGAGCGTTTTCGGACGACGCTGTGCAATTGAGACTAGCCGCTGAATATTTGGAGAAATTCAATGTTAAATCTTAACGATACAACTCCTGCGGCACAGGCAGGATATCAGAATGGCGTATGGCAGGAAGATTCCTCTGGCAACGCTTCAATTGCTATGAAGTTCCAAGGCTTCGGCGGCAAGACAACAATCGCCCCGGTAGCTGGCGCATTGACTGTTGATTGCTCATTAGCAAACAGCTTCTATATCAATGTGAATGCAGCGATCACATCTATGAACATCACCAACCCGGTTGACGGGCAGGAGATTACAATTCTGTGGGTTCAGGATGGCACTGGACATGCAATTGTGCTGGCAGGAAACATGCAAGGTGCGACTGCACCGACGACAACCGCCAACAAAGTAAGCTGCCAAAAGTTCACGTACAACACTGGCAACGGCAACTGGTACGCAGTTTCCGCTGGCGTTGTAAACATGTAAGGAGAGACATGGTAACAACACGATGGATTCAGCCGGAAGACCACGACTTGATTACTGAGTCGCTAAAGACCGACGAGTATCACTTCGGAAATGAAGCCGATTTTTTCTATGATCCAGATACCTGTTGCAACGTCTACGAAGACGAAAACGGGCCGATCATGTATTTGAGGGGATACGTCGATTCCCAAGTCGGTGAGAGAAGCGTTTGTATCGATATTCAGTTCTTGTCGAACATCGACGCGAGACGCAATATGGAAGCACTGCTGTTCGCCAACAAGTATTTCGTGGCAAACTGCAAAGAGCAAGGATTTGAAGAACTGGTCTTCAGTACCAAGTCTACAAGACTGAAGAAATTTTGCACGAAGTATCTTGGCTTTGCCGAAGTAGATGGCAAAATGCATAAGGTTTTATAACTGCCAGCTTAATTACCTGTGCAGCGGGGAGTGCCCTTTCACTCCCCAATTTTCTAAAGGGAGAAATCATGAAAATGTCTAAATGTCACCCAAATAGATTACATTGGGGAAAAGGATTATGCAAAAGGTGTTGGAGTAAAAAGTGGTACGCTCAGAACAAAGCAAAATGGGAGCGATACTATCAGAAAAACAAGATAAGAATTTGCAAACGAGTAAAACTTCGTGCCAAAAGTATACCGGATAGGCATATTGTGGAAAGATACGGCATTACTTTGGAACGCTGGATTGAAATATTTGAAAATCAAGGCCAAGTTTGTGCTATATGCAAAACTGGCAAACCTAACGGACGTGGATGGCATACTGACCACGATCACGACACTGACAAGGTGAGAGGCATATTATGCCACCACTGCAATGTCGGTATAGGAAACTTAAAAGATAGCATTGAGCTATTAAACAGTGCTATAAGCTATTTAAGAGAATAAGAGGGCACGTGGGATTTTGCGGCGGTAATGTTTCAAGTCAAGAAAAAACGGCGCAAGCTAATCAGGCTGCATTGTCGAACACATTGACGCAACAGGCACAGACAATCATGGGTGCCAGTTCCAAAGTGTTCAACGACCTGATCGCTGCATTTGCGCCTATCGTGGCGGCAGGGCCATATCAGGAAGGCTTCTCGCTCTCCCAATTGGCCGAAATGAAATCTCAGGCGGTCACGCAGACAGGCGTTGCTGCTCGAAATGCCATGACTGCGGTCAAGCAAGCTGCATCTGCCCAAGGCGGCGGAAACATCCCGCTTCCCGGTGGTGCGACAATCGGCGCTGAAATTGGTGTTGCCAATGCTGCCGCTCAGACGGGCGCAGCGCAGCTAACAGGCATCGACCTTGCAAGCAAAGAGCAAGGTCTGAAGAACTTCTATGCTGCCGCTGGTGTACTTGGCGGTGCTCCCGGCGCAGCTTTCGGTGTGGCTAACCAAGCGGGTCAGGTGGCAACAGGCGCAGCAGCGGCCTCTGCGCAGACAGCCGAAGATATCACAAAGGTTCAAAACCAGCCCGGATGGGGTCTTAGCTTGCTGAGTGCAGCTTCCTCCCTTGGCGGCGCGGCAATCGGCAAGTGGTGCTGGATTGCTGAAGCACTATACGGTGTTGACGCTCCGAAGACGATATTGGTTCGTAAGTGGATCAATAACGTTTACGCGAAGACGTTCGTTGGTAAGATCGTGTTGTTCTTCTACGGTCTGCTTGGCAAACAGGTTGCCAAGTTAGTCAAAGTTAGTCCTATGTTGCAGCGGGTTTTCCACCCGATTTTCGACAAGGCGCTGGCAAAGGCAGAAGCATTCTACAAGGAATAATTATGGCAGAAGAAACTGAACAGAAAATCGACAGTCCCACAGTTGAGCCGACTGAAGAAACGACAGACAACAATCAGCAAGCTGAAGCTGATGTTCAGCCGAAGGAAGAGTCTACTTCAGGCGCAGAGGACAAGACTGCCGCTTCTGAACCCGCTACTGCACAGCGCATGATTGGTGCGCGTGAAGATAACGCACAGTACGCCAATGCTCCGACGTATTCATCGGACGAGGCTGTCAGCACTGTTTCTCAACAGTTGTCGCCTGAGCAGCAAAAGATGATGGCGCAGCGTGCAGCAGAGCATGAAGCTATCGATCATACCGCGAGTAAGTGGAGACATGCAGCCGAAGCTATGGCTGGCGGTGAAGCCACTACCTACAAGTATGACGCTGCAACCGGAGAACTGAAGTCCGAAAAGAAGCCGTTGACCAAAGGCCAGATTATGATAGGCATTCTTGCCAACGTGTTAGGCGGCATGGGTGCTGGCGCAGGTGCGCGTAATCCGGCTGAAGCCATCGGTCAAGGATTCCAGTACGGTGCCAATCAGGTGAAACAGCGTGACGAACAGGCACGTCAGCAAGCGACTGACGACTGGAAGCGTCGTGTTCAGACTATTCAGACTAACTTTCAGATTCACCAGAACGAAATGGCTCAGAACAAATTGGGATGGGACGCCAGCATGGAAGATGTTAAGCTTGGCGCTCCGCTCTACAAGATGCTGACCGATGGTGAAGCTGCTGGTGAGTTCAAGGACGAAAACGGCAAGCCGATCAAGGTCATTCAGAAAATCATTTCAGGCAGCGATTTCCAGAAGGAAATTGCCAGCGATCCTAATTGGTCGTCTACACATAGCGCCATCAAAATCGGGCAGGAATGGGACATAGACCCGAAGACCGGGAAGCCACATCAGAATCCTTATGGTGACGCTGCAATCAATATGAAGTACGCGATCATCGACAAACAAGCACTGGAAACCAAGGTGGCTATTCCACCTGAGTTCAGAAAATACATCAAGGGCAACGTTCCTGAAGACTGGAAAGTTCGTCTTGGATTTCTCAACGATCTGAAGTCCAAAATATCCGCAGCAAATGACAGCAAGCACTACGCTGGTCAACTTACTGGTAAGGATAAAGACACAACTTCAGATCGTGCAAACAAAGGAACAACTGAGTCCGGCAAGCCATTTGCTGAAGTGCAAAACGACCCTAACGCTTCGATTTGGGATCGATACCCAAACCTGAATCAACTGGCAGATGTTATGTCCAAGGTTGAGTCGGGTGGTAAGCCTGACGCGATTAGTGTTCGCAACAATAACCCCGGCAACATCACTAATCCTGATGGATCGATCAAGAAGTTCAATTCGCCGGAAGAAGGCAGAGCAGCACAACTTGCATTGCTTGGCCGTTTGAAAGAGAAGTATCCTGACCTGACCGCTCAAGACCTGATCGATGGCGGCAAGGGATATGCAGGATATGCTTCAACCAAGGCACCCGGCAATTCGCCGGAATCGGTTAAGAATTACGTTGACAGCATCAACCACAACGTTCCGACTGCCGGATTCTCTGGTGCCGCTCCGAAAGACATGCCAAAGGGATTGGAATGGTCTGAACCGGATACCAGCGAGTTAGAGTTGTCGGCGCACAATGCCCTGAAGAGACTTGGCGGATTCAACGCATTCAGAATCTATCCGGGCGAATCGAAATCGTTTGCGAAGTCACAAGCGGATTCCGGTAAGATCAACGCCGAAGATTACTCGTCGATACTCAACCTTATGGAGAGCAAAGACGGTAAGTTAAAGGGCGCTGACGCGATCAACGAAGACAAGCAGATTATGGCTGTTGCTGCGGACGTTAGAAAGAAACGGGCAGAAGCAGGAGTCGCCGTTGACAAGAAACAGGCAGACTTGGATGCCCATAACAAAGCATTCATCAAAGCCAACGAGCCAATCATCACCGCAGTCGGTGAAGGTAAGCTGTTCAACATTGCTCACATTGTCGGTCTGCGTAATGAAGATCGTAGCGTTTTGGAAAACGAGATTAGCAGCCGTTACCCGAACTGGAATCCTGAAGAGATTGGCGCAAAGGTTGATCTGTTCAAGGATGCGGCGGGTGCAAAGAAAATGACTGCTGGATCGTTCGCAAACTCTGTGAACGTCGCCAACACTTCGATTGGTCATATTGCTGGCGCTATTAGCTCTATCGAGCAATTGAAGGCAAAGTATCCTAGTGAATTTTCAGACACGAGCATGGGATCAAATTCACTGCAATGGTTCAATAAGAAGTTTGGCAATGAGCCAGCATGGAATAGATATCGTGTCGCGTTGGAAACTGGCATCACCGATTGGCAGAACTTGCTGAATAATCAGCACGCTCTGACAGACGTTGTGCGTAAACAGACCGACGAATACATGAGTCCGACTTCCCCGCTTGTTAACAGCGTGAATGGACTTCAGGAAATGGCTCACACTGCGGCTGTTCGTATTAAGCCTCTGAACGAAACGTGGAAAACCACGATGGGCGCAGATCACCCGAATCTGATCCAGAATGAAACTCTTGGAGCTATTCGCAAGATCAACAACCCGGAAGTTTCGCGCATCCTTGGCGAAATGAGTACGGGCGGAACGATAACAGGCAGTAGCGATGGTCGAGGCCAAGGCGGTACGAAAGTTGCCGATTGGGTCAAACCGTTGGAAGCAGGTTACGTTCGCGTTAAAGGCCCGGATGGTCTACCACACGACATTAAGGCCGACATGTTGGATGCGGCAAAGAAACAGTATCCGACATTGCAGGTAGTTTTTGAGAAGTAAAGGAGCATCATGCCGGAACCAGAACAAGCAGTAAAACCCGCCACTTCTCAGTCAGCAGGGCCAGCGCAATCTGGCCCCGTTGATTTCTCTGCATTTGGCGAGAAGCCGAAAGATGGTTCGACACCATCTACGCCACAAGCGTCACCACAGGGTGCCGTTGATATGTCGGCGTTTGGTGAGAAGCCGAAGGGACAGGAACAAGCTGCACCGGAAGCACAAGGTACACCGGAAGAGAAGCCTAGTGGTATGGAAGCCGTTTCTGGCTTTGAAGCTGGCGCTACTCCTGAGACTGGTTATCATCCGGGGCCACTTAATAAGGGTGTCACTGGCGGTATGGGTGCCGAAGCTCTGGACATGCTCAAAGGTCTGCCTAAGATGACATTGGGCGTTCCCGGCCTTGCATACGAGCATCTGAAATACGTTCCTTCACAGTATCGTGCATACGAAGCCGCCCGTCAAAAGGGATTGTCTCCTGTGGAATCGATGAAAGTTGTTCAGCAGGAGATTCAGAAAAAGGGCAACGCTTACACTCAGTTAGTGCAGCGTGTCAAAGATTTGAGAAGCGCAGATTCGGAAACGTCAGCCAGAGCTATTGGCAAGACGATCATGGATTTGGTTCCTATCGCATTAGGTCTTGCTGAAGGCGTTGCGCCAGCGGCAGAGGAAGCTGCTATTCCGGCTGCGGCTGAAGCCACGGCTCCAATTGCGGCTGAAGCTGCTCCTATCGAAGCTGCGGCTGCGAGAACTGCACAGCAAGTTACACATCGTTACAATCCAGCAACCAAATCAGTCGAGCCTATTCAACAGGCAGTGGCTAAGGGCGCTGGTCAGGTTGCGGAGAAAGTTGGTCTGCCGGAAGGTACGGCAGCAACCGTAGCTCCGTCTGGTGAAGCAATTCAGCCAGCAATCGAGCACGGTCTGAATGAAGTATCGGAAATGGCAGCAAAGGATGCTGGTGTTCCGTTCGCTAAAGGCGCTGATGTTCGTGATTCAATCGGAGCCACTGCTAGAGCTACCAAGGCAAGCGCCAGTGCAGATTACAAAGCACTGGACAACGCTTCGGAAGGTCGCTGGCAGCGTTTCGATGATTCTATCGAGAACATCAACAAAGAAATCGCTGAAAAGGTTGGCATCGACGACGAGAAAGTTACTCGTTTGGAAGCACGCCGTGATGATATCTTGGCTTCGCAAGAAAACATGCTCAAAGACATGGTTTCCGAAGGCAAGGTCGATCCGTCTATCGCTGATCGTGCCAGAGCAGCATACAAGAAGTCAATGGCATTGCACGACGTTAACGCCGCTGTTCGTGGCGCGACCAAGCGCACTGTCGTTGCTGGTAAGTCCGCGAACGTGACCGATCCTGATGGATTGCTCAATCGTTTGAACAAACTCAATGATGTTCCTCCGTCCGGTGGCCCAAGTCGCTTGCAGCAAGCATTAGGCGAGAAGGGTGCAAAGACAGCTATCGAGCACGCAGAGAATGCTCAGATTGCAAAGGCAGCGATCAAGGAATTTACTCCGACTTCCTCTACTGGTAAAGTTGCTCTTGAAGACATACTTAGAAAGCATACAACTGCCAAGCCGGGAATAGTCACTGGTGCTAAAGGCAAGGTAGACTGGAAAGCAGCAATGAATGATTTTGAACAGCTTGAACCAGCAGAACGTAATGCTATGTTTGGTAACGATGTGCCTGCTCTTCGTTCAATGTTGGCTCGTAATGCCAGAATACAAACTGCAAAAGAGTGGATACTGAAATACGGAGGGTACGCCGCAGCCGGTGCAGCGGGTGCTGATATTCTTCGTATGACTTTTTAATTTCAACCTAACTGTCGTTTCGTCCAATCCGACAGTTATTGGCGGCTTACGCTTTGCAAGGTGTAAGCCGCAGTAGTATGATTGGATGAGATTGGGCGGATATGAAAAAGTTAGAACCGGATTATGAGAAAAGTAGGCATCACAAGTATTATGAAGAGCACAAAGATCAGATAAAGGCACGAGTAAAAGAGTATGACAAGACACACAAGCGAGACTCGAAAAGTAAGAAACTTAAACACAATTTTGGCATTACTTTAGAGCAATACAACGACATGCTTGTGTCACAAAACGGTGTATGTGCGATCTGTAAGCAAGTGGAAACTCACAAGCACAAGAGCGGCGTGCTGTGCAAATTATCTGTCGATCACTGCCATACAACAGGTAGAAATAGAAAATTGTTGTGTCACAAATGTAATTTAGGACTTGGGATTTTTAACGATAATCCAGTCGTATTACACGATGCGGCTCGATATCTGGAAGAATGCAATTATGGCAACTAATGCACCGACACCTAATTTTAGCGTAACAGGGTTTGAACAATCTCCGCCGGAGCAGGATCAGGCAACAGTGGCCAATACCTCTGCCAGCGTTGAGCCAACTGGTGCAACGCCAGATATATCAAAAAACATCGCTGAATCGATTAAATCGATGAAGACTGTTGGCGAATATGAGCCTTCTCCAGCGGTTCACGCCAATCTGCACTATGATCCAAAATCTCACAAGTACGTAGACCTTGGTGTTCCGAATGTTTCTTCAATTGGAATACCGCACGACGCGGACGCCAATGCTGTTTCGGATGCAGTCTACAGTGCGTACAACAAAATCTTTCCGTTTCGGTCTGCCGAAGACAAAGATTTGCTGACTGACGTTGGCAAGGTCGTCGGCGCAACCGAAGCTATGTCTCGCAAAGGTGCTGAAGTTGGTGGCAAGGTAGCACTGGGAATGCTGACCGGACAGGGGACAGTCACAGGATTTGAACCTGTCGAAGATTTGCCAACCGTTACACCTGAAGAGTTCAAGAAAAGCAATCCAGTTGCGGCTGGTATCGCACAAGGTCTTGGAGAAACAGTCGGCGGCTTTGTGGCCGATCCTAAGAACTGGCCTTTGATGTTCTCCGCTTCAGCAGCACCGTTGCTTCGTAGCTCGATCCAATTTGGATTCGCAATGCTTATGGGCAAAGGAATGGTTGACGAAGCTAATCAATTGGCTGAGAATTGGGACAATCTTACACCTGACGAACGCGCCAAGGAAGTTACCAAACTTGGACTTGGCACGATCATGGCGGTAGAAGCCACTCGTCACGCAACAAACAACGGTGTCGATGCTATCACTGGAACCAAGATTGGTGAAGCTTCGCACGTTGCTGTTGAAATCAACGGCAAGAATTACGATCTGCCGAAGGAGCACGCTGGTTGGATGGCGGAAGCTATCCACAAATACACTGCGGAAAACGAACCTTTATTCCACGGCCCTTATCCTGAAGCAGAAGTTAAACAGCCAATCGCTGAAGGTCTGACTCCTGAAGGCGCGAACTTCTCTAACGAAGAGATTGCGCGTCAGGCTCGTGGCGAGAAGTACTACACCGTTTCAAAGGGCGGCAACATCACAGCCCAAATGTCGCAGCCGGATGCGGCCAGTGACTTGAAGGGCGGCGCGGTAGTAAAAGTTCTGCCGGATGGAACATACGATGTTCAGCGTGGCGATTCATCCATCGCTGAGAAGTACAAGGATCGTGTTCTGGAAGCAAACAAACCGCCGAAGGATTTGTCGGTAGCCGACGACTGGCAAAAGATTGTCGAGTCAACGGAACCCGGCACAGAGCATGTTCAAACAGCATTTCCAAATTCCGATGTGAGTAGACTGACCGACAGCAGTTGGAAAGTTAAGACTCCTGCTGGACACGACATCATAGTGGTTAAAACGCCAGAAGTTTCGACTGAAGGTTCTGGTATCACACTAAAGAATAATCAGTATGCGGCAGGCTCATGGCAGCAAATTGACACAGGCGGTATCATGTACTTGGCAAAGATTGCTGGTCAAGACACCGTTCATCACGAAGCATTTCACGCAGCAATGGATTTGGCATTAAGTAAAGCCGAGCGCAAATCAATCATTGATCGTTACGGTAATGAAGAAATGGCTGCGGAAGCGTATGGTAAATGGAAACCACAAGCAGAGACAAATACTTTGTTTGGAAAAATTCAAGCATACTTTGGTCGTTTGTACAATTCTATATTAAACCCGGCAGAGAATGTTTTCTCAGACATTCGCTCAGGCAAAGCGTGGGAAAAATCAGCAAAGCAGGCCGGACTAGATAATACAGTAAATCTTTCGATTGGTAAGAAACCTGTAAGCGATGATAATTTAACAAAAAAAATCATGGCAGAACATGCCCTCGGTGGGTCAACGTTCAATGCAAAGACCGGGGAAAATCAAAAAGATTCTAACACTTACGCAGTCAGTACTGAGCCAGACAGAACAAGAGTTATCAACGGACCTATTACTGATAAACATATCGCTGACTTTAGAAAAGATAATGCCGATAAACTTATAAAAGATTCGGATAACTATTCATTAGGCACATGGAAAGCTGGTGACGGTAGTCATCAGTTGGATGTGGTTAGACACGTAAAGACAGAGGCAGAAGCACAGAAATTGGGAAGAGAGAATCGTCAGATAGCAGCATACCACTTGGGTGATAAGGGCGAAGTACCAATACAATATCCTCTTACTAACGCGTTAAGAGAAAAGTACGGTACTGACAATAATCCGGCACAGACAGGATTTGTGTCTGTAAATGGAGACTTTATTTCTCTTGGTCCTACCGAACATCCTCCCGCTTTGATGGCGGCTTTTCGTGATGCTGGAATTAAACTTCCCAAAGACATTACTATAAATAACGTACTTCCTTGGTTTTTGGATCAAGAGGGTGCTGTCCGCGTGCGTATTCGTCGTTCTCCCGCAGGATGGGAGATGGCAATTAGTTCTCCAACAAATATTCGTCCAGAAACAGTTGATACACTTAAACGTGGTCTTGAAAGTATGGGACCACATGCGAATGCATATGTAGAAAAAACTACGCCTGACGAATCCTCCAATCAATATAAACGAATTGAGGAAGCTAATCCCGATAAACTTGAGACTGCTTTGCGTGATATTAAAGCATACACAGCGAAAGCACCAGAGGTAGTTCCAGAAATTAAAAATCCACTAGCGGCGGCAGCAGAATCTTTAGGTGGTAAAGAGGCAAACGATCCTATTGATTTACTACGTCCTGAAGAGAAGGCACGTTTGACCCCAAAGGCGCAAGCTAAGCTTCGTGATGAATATGCACGTCTTCAAGGTAGTATACCTGAACAGGCCGCTGCGGTTCGTGTTGGTATGACAGCATCAGATTGGTGGGATCGTGGGCATAAAGTATACCATGCTATGTCTGATGCTGACCCGGCAAGTTTTCCTCCTGAGTTACAGACACAATTTGCGAATGTAGTGGGTTCAACGTCGCCACACCAATCAGTTGAAATGGCAACACTGGAAGCTTTACATGTTTGGAATCAATGGATGGAAAAAATTTATGAACCGAGCAAGCCAAATACGGAAGCCAATATTCGTAAATATGTTAAGTTTTTTTCATTGGAAGCCGCCAAAATGCCAAACCTAGTTAGAGCACTTAGAGGCGAAGATTTATTCGCTGGACGTACTAAGTCCTTCAAAGCCCCAACTATGGGTCAAGCATTACAGGCACCGACAACGATTACAAGAGAGTCCGGTGTAATGGATTCCCATATGGGAGATATTCACGGTATCAATCAAGAGGCAATGGCAAAGCCCCAAACTTACTATGCTATGGTGGCTAATAGTCGAGCGGTTGCTAATGAAGTAAGTCGCCAGATTGGTGAGCGGATTGACACAAGGGATGTGCAAGCGGCTCAATGGGCGACAAAACTTGCAATCAAAAACCTGTTGCAAGAGACGCCAACAGCCCCGGCTGGCAAAATTTTGGAACGCTTAACCCCGGAAGTCATTGATTCTTATAAAAAAGATATTGTTGACATTTTGGGAAGTAATGATATAATCAGGTTTCAGGGTAAAGACTACCGAATCCCTGAAATGCTAAAGGAGCTTTATGGAGAAGAATTTGTCACAAAACTCAACGAAGGACTCGCAAAAATCCCCAAAACGACTCGGAAAGGAAGCCCTGCGTCAGGTTATATTCCAGAGCTTACTCCGCTTGTCGAAAGGCTCCGTACAAAATACGGAAAGCCGGTAGAACCGGAGATAGAGCCTGAACAGGCAATCGAAGAGGGAGATACTAGTTTTGATTTCGGGGCAAATGTCATTAAAGCCGCCAAAAAGCCGTTAGGCGGTCAATAAACAATATGGAGGTAGTATGACTTTTACACAGAGAACAAGGCTGATTAATATAGCAAATCGTCTCAGGGATTTAGAAGCCGATATTCGAAACTTGGTAACCCCTGTGGTTTGTGAGCGTTGGATTAGCGGAGCAGATTATGAGGAATTGGCGATAGCCACTGATTCAGAATTGAAGATAATGCTTGACAAACTTCGGTAACTGTGAGATAATGCTTGTACAGTGATACTTGAACCATTCAACTTGCTGATTCAGCAGGCCGCGCTTGCTGTAGAAGGGGTGTTCAATGCTGCGTCAAGATGATTTCCAAAAAGGGCAATTGGTTCTTTATGCGTGGCAATACTCTCACGAATATGGCGGTCCCAAGCCAGCCATAATGGTAATGAATGCTATTATGAATCGGGTAAAAGTAGGGCAGGGATCGCTGTTAGAAGTTTTATCGCGTATCCCAAAGTACGCCGCAGAATACAAACAACCAGATGGATTTCCTAGCATATGGGATCAGACACTCGTGCGTCTCCTGCACGAAGTTGAATCCGTCTTCGACAATTCTGGCAAAGATATTACGGACGGCGCACTGTTTTGGTGCGATCTTCGCCGGGTAGAGACTGAGTGGTTCAGGAACACGATTCTCGGCAATCCCACACAGCACCCCCGCGTAGCGGACTTCAATTCGCTGACGTTCTTTCGGTAAACGATATGAAAACAACGAAGCTTTGATTATACTGAGTGACGCAATCGACCTGCAAAAAGAGACGCTCCAAATTTTGAGAGAAGCGTTAGCAGTTTTGAAGGCGGCGGTTGAAGAGTTGAAGGCATCGCGTGTGCCGCCGATTCACATCACTCCGTACACGTCTCCGGTAATCGCTCCATACACATGGCAGAATATCCAACCGAATCGGATAGGTGATCCGTCGCCCAACATAACGCCGACGATTACATGCGAAGGAAAGTACGCGAACGCAATCTCTAACGCTCACACATGCGAAGCGAAAGGCGTGAGCGTGTTCTACAGCAACACAAAGGATGTATGTGGCAAAAGCTTATAGGTTGGTGTCAAGGTCGTCACACAGCTTTCGCAATTTATTTCACAATTGCAGGGACGGTCTTGGCAGTGTTTCACAAACTCGACGTTAACTTTATCATGCTTATCGGTGCCGTGCAGGGCTTAGTTTTGGGACACTCAATTAAGGAAGATGTAATGGATTACATGAAAGCTAAACAGCCTTCCTCTGAAATTGCCGTAATTGACAATAATGCCCATAATGGGGCTGACAAGTAATGTCTCACAATGACGATACAAGGCGTTGGCGATTAGCCCATCCTGAGCAGGACAAAGCAGCCAAAGAAAGTTGGAAACAAAGTAATCCAAATCATCACGCCACTTGGAGAAAGAACAATCGAAGCAGGATTCGCGGATATGCATTGAAGCGAATTTATGGTATCACACTCAAACAGTTTGATGCAATTTTTGAAGCACAAGGAAGTTGTTGCAAAATTTGTAAATCGACTGACCCGAAGGGACGACACAATTCGTGGCATGTCAATCACGATCATAATTTAGAGGGCAAAAACATTCGCGGTATACTTTGTCAGCGGTGCAATCTTACACTTGGGCAATTGGAGAACAACAATTTGTTGCAATCTATGTCTGCTTATCTTGAGAATGCCAGCCACAATATACAGACAAATCGTGACCTGTGCCTCAAGGAAGAAGAAAATGGTAATACAAAGTAACGAAGTACATCTGGCTTGGCATCAAGCAATCGCACCTTGGCTAACTGTACTAACGCCATTAACCATCATCGGGATCGCATGGAAATTGCGTGGTTGGATCGATGATTTCAAAGCTGGAATCGCCAGCTTCAAAGCCGGGATCGAAAACAAAATTGATGTTCTCGCTAATAATCATTTGGCTCATGCCAAGATGGATATCATCGAAGCAGTTAACGAGGGAGTGAAGGTTGAGTCGGCACAGCATCATGGCATTATCGACGCGGTAAGAGAAGCGAACGCGGACACAGCAACGGCAGTGCGCCAGAGCGGTGATCGTATCGTGGACACATTGATCGCTCTGAAGAAATAACTTGACAGAACTGCACAGCGGCGGTACACTGTGCAGGAAAGGTGACAAATCTAATGACGGAGGCAAATGCTGTACGACCCGAAGCGAACTAAGCAGTGCTCGAAATGTAAGAAACGGTTTAAGCATGTAAGGTTTAACAAGAACGGCAAACATGCCTCATCTTATTGTAAAGGTTGCGCCAAAATTTACAGCCAAAATTATTGGAAGAATGTACGAGCACCGAAGATATCATATAATTACGGCATAACTGAAGAGCAGTACAAACTGTTGTTGAGGCTACAGCGCAAAGTTTGCGCTATTTGTAAATGTCCTGATAAGCGGCGTTTGGGTATTGACCACGACCACATAACAGGACAAGTACGAGGGTTGTTATGCACACGGTGTAACTTGATGTTGGGCTTGTCCAAAGACAGCATTGACCTTCTGCAAACATCCGTTGAGTATTTGAAAAGAGGGGTTAATGGTAAATCTAAAGCAGCCTAAGGTTCTTTTTTTAGACATTGAAACTCTGCCAAACATCGGATACACTTGGGGAAAATGGGATCAAAATGTGATTGAGTTCACACAGCAATTATGCGTTGCAACATACGCAGCACGCTGGAATGATGGGCCGGTCTTTGCCAAGGCTCTACCTGATTATAAAGGGTATGTGCCGGGTTCTTACGACGACAGAGCCATTGTCGAGGATTTGTGGAAGCTGTTCGACGAAGCTGATATCATTGTCGCGCATAACGGCGACAACTTCGATGTTCGCATGGTGCGTGGGCGCTTCCTTGTTCACGACATGAAGCCGACAGCGCCGTTCAAAACAATTGACACGAAGAAAGCCGCGAAGAAAGTCGGGCGATTCAACTCAAATTCTTTGAACGATCTTGGAAAGCTTCTGCTTGGCGAGAAGAAAATCAAGACCGACTTCGACCTGTGGAAAGGCTGCATCGAGGGCGATCCGAAGTGTTGGGCCAACATGGTGAAGTACAATAAGCAGGACGTTTGCCTTCTGGCAAAGTTGTACCACCGCTTAAAGCCTTTTATGCCCGAACACCCAAACTTCGGATTATTCAATCAGGACGCAATTTGTCCGAAATGCGGATCAAACGATGTGCAATGGCGCGGTTATGCTCAGGCTGTCACCAGAGTATATCGACGCTTCCAGTGTAACAAATGCTCGTCTTGGGGGCGTGCTATTCACAGCGAAAAAACTAGCGGAGCAAAATACACTAATGCGGGGTAAGAAAGGTAAAATAACTGAATGCATTCATGTGAATCGCTCACATTATAGCAACGGTCTGTGTAAGAGTTGCTACGTCATTCAATGGAACAATAAAACAGAAAGCCGACGAATAGAGTTCTTACAAAAGAACCGTGACCGCTCGACCAGTCGTGATTTGATGAACAATTTTGGGCTGACTGTCAGTGATTATGAATCGTTGCTAGCACAGCAGAATGGCGCATGTTTAATTTGCAAAGGCAATGCCTGTAAATACCGATTAGCTGTTGATCACAATCATAAGACAGGTAAAATTCGCGGCTTATTGTGTATGCGCTGTAACACAAAGTTGGGCTGGTACGAAAAATTTGCAAAGCAAATAGCCCAATATTTGAGTCAATCAAAGGAGGATTGATTTGAAAGTATACTTAGCATCGGCATGGAGCCGTCGAGAGGAAATGCAGGGCATCGCTGATAATCTCAGATTGATGGGACACGAGATTACCTCTCGCTGGCTTGTCAATGAGAAAGATTCCAGCACGTTCCCGGATGACGGGAAAGCTTCGCAGATCGACAATGATGCACGCGAAGCTAAACACACGGTCAACGCTCTTCACGACGTTGAAGACGTATTGGCTGCAGACGCAATTGTTCGTTTCTCAGACGCACCTGAAATGGTGTGGCCGTTAGTGCCAGCACGCTTGCTTTCGGGCGCACGCAATTTTGAGTTTGGTGTCATGTACACCGCTGACGTTATTGCGAATAGTTTGGAAGACAGAACAGTTCAGGCTTACTACAACGGTAACATAGTTGTCGGAAAGCGCAGGTTGATGTTCGTGGTAGATGGCAAGCAAAATATCTTTGACCGATTGCCGGAAGTCATGCACGTAAAAGACGTGAATCAGTTGTACGAAGTATTCAAACGGGCAGCGGAATTAGAACGGGGAGAATAGGCATGGCAAGCGTTGTGATCGATAGTGTTAAAGATTCGGGCGAACGGCAGGAATTCACAACCGGAGCGGTAAGAGACACACAAGGCAAAAAGGGATTTTTTTATTTGCTGCCGATGGTATCGCTGTTCTTGGTGTCTCGTGTCTACGAAGACGGAGCGACTAAATATGCTGCGCGAAATTGGGAAAAGGGTATTCCGATTAGCCGTTTTATTGATTCGGCTATGAGGCATCTAGCGAAATACATGGATGGACATCGTGACGAGCCGCATCTTTCACAGGCGGCATGGAATATTCTTGGAGCGTTGTGGACAGCGGCAAAGATTCATCTTAGTTTGTTACCAAAAGAGTTAAACGATCTTCCCAATAATGCTGCGCCATTGTCGCCGCACGAAGAAGAAAGCTTGAAGACTTGGACGGCGTAAATGCCATATAGTGACAAAAACAAAGAAAAAGCGTATAGACTCACGACAAACGGAAAGACAATGCATAACTTCAATTGGGTAACGGTTTCGGAGAGAATCGTGGCCGGGTTTATTAGCGGCATTCTGTCAGGCATCGTTGTCGCCGTGATCTTGATGCATTTATTGAAACACTAATCAGGGTATAGCTCAGATGTAGAGCACACCGTTTGGGGCGGTGGGGTCGGAGACTCAAGCCCTCCTACCTTGACCATTTATAAAGCCAGCGCGTCTACGCGGATTCGTAGACCCCGTGCTGCCGGGGCCGTGAGGCGGGTGGCGCAAATTTGAATTGCAAGCAGGTTCGCCCTTGCTCGTGAGAGCGTAAATCCAGTCGCCTGTGTACGGTTGGGAAGCGCGTATAGGCAACCGACGAATTTATAGCGGGATGGAGAAGTCTGGTATCTCGTCTGGCTCATAACCAGAAGATCGAGGGTTCAAATCCCTCTTCCGCAACCACTGAGACGGAGACACGGGTTCGACTCCCGTACTGGCACCGACTAACGATTAAGTCCGTAAGCGGATACGCTGTAAGGACAGTGCCGCAAGGCTGAAAATAATCCGTTAGTCCCGGTTAGTTCAATGGAAGAACACCGTCATTATTTGTAGGATGGCAGATTGGCTATGCGCGGCACTGTTAATGCCGACGAGACAGGTTCGATTCCTGTTCCTACAGCCATTTGAAAGTGTCTTAGACTAACAACCTAAGACGTGGTACGTTCTCAGACGTAAACTGAATTGGCTGGCTCCTGCACTACCGTTAGGCTACACTAGAGTATGTGCGAACTGCCATCGAGAAGTTGAATACGAAAAGGACAACTCCCATGAAATACGAACATGAGAATCTAATCGAAGAAAATCTTGAACCCACTCAAGAAGAAAGTGAAGAAGTAATACATTGTGGTCAGCCACTCGATCCCACAAGCGGTTTTGTCAGGGAGCATGACTACATCATCAGCCGTACAACTGGTGCAGCCGTGGAAGTAAAATTTGGTCCACAGCCGGGAAATCTTGTACCTGCTAACCCTTTCGCTAGTTTAGCGCAAGCCGGATACTTACATAGTCATCCCGAAATTCTTGGTAAAGATAAGCTTGCTGAATTCGACAAGGCTTCCAAAGGGCGCAAGATTCCTTACAAAGTAAAGAAAGGGTAATCATGCCGATTGGCAAAGTTAACGACGATTTGAACATCACGGGCGATACTTTCAAAAACGGTACTCCTATTAACGAACCACATGAGTTTGGAACACCAGTGACGCTGCCGCACGATTTCGGCAATGATATCCCCATCTCTGATCCTACAAAGAATTCTAATCCGGTGACATGGCCTACACCTGACCCAAAGCACTTCGGAAATGTTTTTAATTTAGGGCCATTAGTAACTTCTGGTTTTGAACTGGAAGACGGATTAGGCGTGTCATTGTTAGAGAACGGCGACATTCTCCTATTGGAAGTACAGTAAAGGAAAATTATGGCAAACACAAAAATTTCAGCTTTAACAAATGGCAATCCCGCACAATCCGGTGACTTGATTCCTATCGCTCGGGCAGGTTCTAATTTTTCAATAACTGCGGGGAGTGTCACTGCGTTGGCTACAAAAAGCATAACTGTGCATCTAACTAGTTCTGATATTTTAGCTCTTAATTCCATTCCTTTTGAAATTGTGCCTGCTCCCGGTCCCGGAAAAGTTATCGTACCTTCGATGATAAAGTGGTCTTATGTCTTTGATACTCAAGCTTATGTCGGCGGAAGCGACTTATTCTTAATTTTGAATGCTAATTCAAATACATTTATCTTCTCGACTGTAAGTGCTTCCAGTGTGACTAATACTGCGATAGCTTCGGGATTTATTGAAATGAATGAAAGTGTAAAAGGAATCACATCTGTAATGGCTGCGGAAGACACGTTTGGTTATGTGCTTTCTAATCCCAACGCGTTAATGACGAATATTCCTTTGATGATTTTTGCTTCTGGAGCAGGATTTACGATAGGCGATGGCACTCTTGATATAAGCGTCGTCTATACCATCGAAGACATGCCATAAACAAAGTTCCTACCGGATTTTGAAGAAAGAGGGAAAATAAATTGTGGGAATTCCAACAGTCAACGGGCACGATTCTTCACAACGGAACCGTGAAATTCTCCGGCTACGCTGGTAGCGGCGCAGGAGTAATTCTTTTGGAAAACAGCGACATCTTATTGTTGGAGATTCAGTAATGGCGAATACTAAAATTTCAGGACTCACAGACGGCAATCCCGCACAATCCAACGATCTCATTCCTATCGCGCGCGGCGGTGCTAACTTTTCGGTTTCAGCAGGCAGTATTTCGTCCTTGACGGAGCAAGTCGCCGTTGTACCCGTCAGTGCTGCACAATTGAAGGACACGCTGGCGAATCCTATTGTGCTGATTCCCGCACCGGGGGCGAACGAGGTTATCGTACCTACACAAATTCAAATCGGATATATATTCAACGGAACCCCATTTAGCAGCCCAACGGATGGGGCAGCCTGTAATGGGGCATACAATGTCAGTGGGACGCTTATTACTACATCGTCAACTAGAGACGACGATGCGGTATGGGCGGCGACATTAGCCACTTTCTCTGGTCTTACTTCATTACTAAAAAATGCGGCGGCAAATGCAAACACGATTGAGTATAACATCCTCACAACGAGTGATGCACCATTGGAACAAATAAAGGGTCTTGGGCTGTTGATTATCAATGAAGGTTCAGAAGACTTCAACGCCGGAAATGGCTCACTGATATTCACGATTCGCTACCGCATCATTACGTTGGTGTAAGGATTAATATGATTTATTTATTCATTTTAGTTTGCATGTTTTTAATTCTGTCAGACATTGCCGACACAGAGACGAGCGTCAAGATTCAGCGCGACATGGGTTACGTTGAATCTACACCGATGTATGGCAAAGGCACTCGCCCATCACGGCTAAAATTCTACACTATCTCGATGTCGCTAAATGCAGTGGCAATTGTGTTTGGTTATTTATGCTTTCATTATTTGACGCCTTACGTTCCGGTGTGGGCAATCATCCCGATGGTATGGGGCATAAAGCACTGCATCCCGGCATGGAGTTCGTACAAGACGCTGAAGGCAGCAGGAAAGTGGTAATGAGCAACACACGGAGATTGGAGAAGGAATCATGGACATAAAATCCGAACTGTCATGGTTGCAGAAACACGAGCGCATAATCATTGTGTTTATGGTTCTACTTGTTGGCTGTTTCTTAGGCAACAAATGGATCAATTACAGCGCTGCTAATGCCGATGCGAAGTACGCCGCGCTGGTCGAGAAGCTTGACGAACAGCAGAAGCAGAATACTGCGAACGCCCAGCAGACCGCGTTAGCAGTTAGCCAATACCAGTCAGCAATAAACAATATGCAGTCGCAGATTACCGCATTGACCGGGGCCATTGCCAGCCGGGATGCCGCCCTTGCCAAGAAACAGCAGCAGATCGCCAGCATGACGCTCCCACAGGTCGCGCAGGAGTGGGAAAAAGCGCTAGGATTGCCTATAAACGCTCTGCCCGTTCAAGGGGTATCTGTGGTGGTTTCGGAGCCAGCGGCACGCCAGACGGTCAGCCAATTGACAAAAACAGCCACTTTGGAAGCTAACCTGACTGACCAGAAAGCCATAACAGGTAATGTTCAGTCTGGTTTAGACTCTGCAAATAAGGTGATTTCTTCGCAAACTACTGAAATTGCAGGACTTAAATCAACAGCCGTGCTTCAGGATCAAACCTGCAAAGCAGAAGTGGCAAAAGTCAAGGCAGACGCTCGTAAATCGAAGCGAACGTGGTTCATTCTTGGATTCGTTTCCGGGGTAGCGACACGTCTTCTGGTGAAGTTCTAATGAAGCGGGGCAGCACACGCACGACAGTTTTGTTTACGCTGGCACTGAAGTATGGATGGGTTTGCTGGTATTGCAATTTGCCGTTGCGCCCGTCTCCAAATCGGCCCTTGGCCGAAAGCTGCCATCATGCACAATGGATTGTGAAAGACCCGGTTGTTCACATCGATCACATTATTCCAGTTTGTGCTGGCGGCACAGATGATATCGAGAATCTTGCATTGGCTTGCGAATTTTGTAATCGCGCCAAGCTGAATCTCGATGCAGCAACATTTTTAGAATGGCTTGATCGAATCCGAAGTGTTGATGCATGGACACCGATTCGTGATGGTCGTAAAAAGTTCTAACGTGGGCGGTTCGTTTAACGGGAAGATTATTCGCTTGCACCGAATGGATCAGGGTTCGATTCCCTGACTGTCCACCAAACTTTGTAATGCAGAAAGGAGTCACATGACTATAGTAAAGTAGTGAGGTAGTCATATGGCTGGAAACGCGCATGGCAGTCGCCACCGCAAACACTTCGGCGGGATCACTCCCGCTGACTGCATGTACTGTGAAAATGGTACTCACCAAAACAAAAACGGTCACCGTCACAATCCCGCAAGCAAACGCGCTGGACGACGTAACGAGGCCGCAAAGGTTCAAAAGCATCAGGGCAAGATCGTTTACCACAAGCAGGAAGGTTACGATTTCCATTCCCCTGTGTTCCGTAAATAACTCGCGGCCCCACCATGTGTGGGAGTCGTTTTAGATGCCGTTAGCCCGGTTAGCGGCATTGGTCTTGACGGGCTGGTTGCCCGGATATCGCCTTCAAGGGCGGAATAGCGGAAGGATTTGATGCCTTTCGGGGTTTCGCCAAGTTCTGAGCGGACATGGTATAGAGGCTGTGCCGTAGGTTACCACCCTGCTGACGCGAGTCCGACTCTCGCTGTCCGCTCCAATTCTTTTCTGAGGATCAATGGCAACTAAAATCAATATCAATGGTGTGCATGAACTAGATTTTACATTGCCGGGTACAACTACGGCAACAATCGCCGCAGGAGTAACATCAATCATAAATGCAGGATTCAATGGAGTCCGCAAAGTCGCCAGTTCTCCTGACACGATTCTAACTTCCGACAACCAAAAACTTGTTGCTTACAACAGTGGTTCCGCAGTCGCAGTAACTTTGCCGCAAGCTGGCACTGCTGGCTTCGACAGTCATTTCGTATTTTGGGTTTCCAACATCGGCGCTGGCAGCGTCACAATCACATCGACAGCTTGCACAATCGATGGCAATGCAACGCTTGTGCTTGATCAGGGATCGGGCGCTACGATCTTCAATGACGGGACTAACTATTTCACCGTCGCTGGCGGTGGAGCGGCGACAGGCTTAGTTACCACCGTCCATCAGGTCGCCCACGGCTTCGCCACAGGTGACGCAATATACTTTACTGGCTCTGCTTGGGCAAAGGCTAAGGCAGACGTTGGCAGCACACTTGGCATCGGGATCGCAACGCTTGTCGGCGCAGACGATTTCAAAGTCACGACAGCCGGGTTCATCAAGAATCTTTCCGGTATGACCGCAGGACAGTATTACTTCGTGTCCGATGCGACTGCTGGATTGCTGACAAGCACAGAGCCAACGACAGCGTTACACTATTCTAATCCGTTGTTCTTTGCACTGAGCACGACAACCGGATTCGTTCTGCCCTTCCGTCCTAGCAAGATCGAGTTAGCCCCGTCCGTCGTAACAAAAACGGGTAACTGGACAGCGATTGCGAAGCAGACAGTTCTATGCGATACATCGGCTGGCGGCTTTACAGTTACACTTCCGGCATCAGCAAGCAATGCAACGTTTCCGATCACAGTTAAAAAGATTTCTTCCGACTTCAACGTGTTGACCGTAGCCACAACTGGCGGCGACACGATTGATGGTGATGCAACAAAAGAGATTCTGACACCCCAAACATCGCTGACCGCGCAAGCAGACGGCGGTACCACATGGGAAGTTGTCTAAAGGAATACCATGAGTTATTTCCCTCCACAACCAAGCATCAAAGACACAAACAATAGCTCGTCCGCTACATTAGGCATCGGCGGTGTGTTCACTGGAACAGCAACCGATGTGTCGGCATATGCTACTGTCCAAGTCGGAGTAATCTCTGATGTTGCTAGTGCCACAAATGGGTTGTCGCTTCAGTTCTCTGATGAAGTGGTTCCTACGAATTGGGACTTCGTTGCTGCGACAACTTATCCGGGCGGCAGTGTTGGTGTGACTGTTCCAAGCGGTCGTCGTGCAAGATGGTTCCGTATCGTTTACACAAACGGCGTAACAGGCCAAGCATCATTCAGACTGACTACTCGTCTGACTCCTATTGCCGTTGAAGCGACGAAGAGATTTCTGTCGCAGCCCCCAACAGATTCACAGTTAGCGGCACTGGTTAATGCCGTGATTACTGGTAAGAACGTATTCGATAACAAGTACATCAATGTTTTGACTGATAATGCTGGCAATTTGCAAGTCGGTTTCGGTACAGGTGGTAGCTCTGTAGACGCATTCGGCAGAGCACGAGTCGGTAATCCGACCACATTATTCAATTCAAATTTCATCTACAACGCACAGCCTCTTTTGTGGGATACAGTTGTTACAGGCGGCGGAACAGCAGCGAAGACCGCTAACGTTTCCTCAGTCACTCTGAACACAGGCGGCACCACAAACGGCGACGGCGTGTACATGCAGACGCATCGTTACTATCGCTACGAACCGGGCAAATCGCAACTCATAATGTTCACTGGCGTGCTTGGAGCACAGAAGGCCAACGTCCGCAGTCGGTACGGCTATTACGAAGTAAACGACGGCTGCTACTTTGAAATGGACGGAACCAATGGGCCAGCGGTAAACATTCGCACGCACACATCTGGCTCTCCGGTAGATACTCCTGTTCTTCAAGCAAACTGGAATCTTGACAAGATGGATGGCACCGGGAACACCGGAATCACCCTCGACTTCAGTAAGCAGCAGATTTTCGTTATTGATCTGCAATGGCTTGGTTCAGGACGTGTACGATTTGGATTTGTGGTCAATGGTGTGCTAGTCTACGCACATCAATTTTTGAACGATAACAGATTCACCTTACCATACATGAATACTGCACAGCTTCCATTGCGTGCAGAAATTTTCAATACTGGAACAGCCGCATCCGGCACGATTATGACAATGGTCTGCGGCTCGATTGTTTCAGAAGGCGGCGAGGAATCACCAAATGCTTTGCAGTTCACTGCTAACAACGGTGTTACTCCTATCGCTGTAACGACTCGTAGAGCGATTCTTTCGATTCGCCCTAAGACAACTTTCAATAGTATTGCAAACCACGTTCCTCTACGTAATCTTAATGTGTCCTTATATGCTGATGCAACAGTTTTGTATGAGGTTATTCACGGCGGATCGCTTGGCGGCGCACCTTCATTTGCAGATGTTGACACGACAAACTGCGGGGCAGAAAAAGATGTGGCCGGGACAACTGTGACTGGCGGTGTCGTGATTGCGTCTGGTTATCTGAGTGTTTCTGGTGGCTCAAATAAAAATAATATCGACATTCCACTGACACAGGAACTTCTTTGCACGATCAGTGCAGCGGGTGTACAAGACAACTTCAGTATCGTCTGTACATCATTCACAGGCACCGCGAATTGCGCTGCCTCGATTGTGTTCCAAGAGAGACGATAACATGGCGAATAGTGCAGCAACAGGTGAAGTACAAGGACCGCAAGGTCAGCAGGGCACAGCAGGAGTTGCTGGTGCTACTGGTGCTCCCGGCGCTACAGGCGCAGCGGGTGCTAACGGACTAAATGCCGATATGACGCGCACGTCTACTACGTCAGTTACGGTTGGCTTGGGCAGTAAGACGTTCACCTATGCGTCTTCTACCAATCTTGGCTGGCTGCTTGGCACTCGTCTTCGTGCAGCATCGAATGCAACGCCGACTGATTATATGGAAGGCGTGATCACTGTCGTGTCCGCGATTTCGGTAACCATCAATGTTGACACGATCAGCGGAAGCGGAACGCACATCGATTGGGACATTGCTGTGAATGGCAATCCCGGCACAGTGGCATCGAGAGCAAATATCATTTACACAACCGGAACTATTGCTGCTGGAGGTTTTGAAACAGGAAGTCTCGCTATAGCAAGAAGTTTCGCCATTATTGCCGTATCAGTAGATCGCTCGTCAAGAGTACGGCTGTATTCAACAGCAGCGCAGCGAACTGCGGACATAACAAGAGGAGCGTTTTCTCCACCTCCTGTAAATACAAGCCATGGAGTGATTATGGACATGGTTCTCGATGGTAGCGTCACTGCCCCATTGAGCAACTTCATTTGTAGCCCCGAAGTATATGGAGCTAACGGTGATGCTTCTCCTACGAGCACTATATATTATACTATCACAAACAACACTGTTTCAAACAGCACTGTACAAATAACTTTGCTGACCAAGATTGAGGAAATCTAATATGGCAACTTACACAACTAACGTTGCACCTAGTAACGCTTCTATAGCTGCATTCGATGCATGGAGTCTAGCCATCAGTACGGCTCTTGGCAATTTCGGATGGGTACAACAAAACGACACAGGTCAGTTTGTTCAGACTGCCACAGTTTTGACTTTGACACAGGTGACTGTTGGCGCTAATGCCGTCTACTCTTATTCTAGTTTCACTGGACCTTCGCCGCGTGTTGGAATGTCTATTATCGTCACTGGCTTCGTAACAGGCGGCAATAACGTAACCGCTACGCTCACGGCTGTTTCGGGCGGCGCTAGTGGCACCGTGACTGTCGCTCTGACTACACAGGCCAACGAAACTCATGCTGGTTCAGGAACCACTACCGCTTTGGCGGCTCCTCCCGGTACAGGCGCTTATGTTTACGAAATTTGGAAGACAAGCGACAGTGTTGGGTTCCCGGTATTCCTAAAAGTTGAATATGGCACCCACAGTTCCACAGCCAACACCCCAAGCATTGCCATGACTATCGGAACTGGTTCAAACGGAGCAGGTACACTTTTAAATCCGAGTTCTAGGTTCGGAGCAGACAACGTACAATCTAACTCTGCGACTCTTTATGCCTGTCATTTCTCGGGAGACGCCGGAAGATTTTCAATGATGATGTGGCATGGACAGGGAAACTTATCTTTCATTTATGTGTTCTCGCTAGAACGCAGTTATGACAACACAGGAACCGCCACGGGCAGCTACTATACTATCAACATGTATAGTGCGAACTTGACTGGTAAGAATCAAACTCTGTTTCCATCTGGCGCTATTACTGTTGCTGAAACTGGTGGGTGGTGTGTAGCTATTCCCAAGACGGCTACTACGGGCAACCTTGGAAGCACGACACACGTTAGTCCTACATTTCCGATGGTAGGTGGTATTGGAAATCCCGGAACTAACATTATGGTTTTTAGAGGAACCGATTTTTCTGACAACCAGATTGTGTTTATCTCAATCTACGGTGTGCAGCAAACTTACATAACATTTGCATCAAACAACGCGAACGTAACTTCCACCGCCGTTACAGTCGGCACTATGACTCGCTACAGTTAAGGACAACTATGTCAACATGGAGTGTACCAACAAACAAACAGCAGACGGCAATTGTGGCTGGTCCATCATCTAGTCAGACATTAACTATGGGAACACCTATTGCCCATTCATTGCTGGTCTGTGTTGTGGCATGGACGGGAGCAGTTACCGTAACAATAGCCGACAGCGTAAACTCGTGGTTATCCATACCAACTATTACGAATGGTTCTAACCATGTGCAGATGTGGTACTGTTTGGACTCTCTTGCTTCAGCAAGTACATTGACAGCTACATTTTCTGCTAATGCTACTAACATACAAATTTTCAACGCAGAGTATCCAGTTGGTGCGACTAAACTGGCGATTACGGCAGCTTCGCAATCTGGAAGCATTACTACTTATACCTGTTCGATAACAGAAGGTTCTCCTGTACTTGCTGGTATGCCGGTTGTTATCACTGGAATGGCCGATGCTGGCAACAATACGGGTGGTTCCAACCCGGCATTCTTCATTATTCAATCTGTAGCTGGTGGTCCTCCGATTACCAGTTTCACGGTTGACAATCCTAATGGAGTTACTCGGGCAAGTCAAAGTGGCACAGGAATTGTTGGACAGCAGCAAGGGTTAATTACTGTATCGGTTGATGCTGATTTACACACTGCTACAGGAACAAGCACTGCTCCATCAAGCGGCGCACCAATCATTACTTTTGGTGACGAATTGTGGATAGGATATGCTGATGCTGGAACATCCCTTACGTGGGCTGCTGCTGGTGGATCGCCATATACATTACGATCTACAGCCGCAACAAGCAGAGGAGCATATGAAGATGTTCTGAATGCATCCGGGTCAGTTGCAGGAACGGCAACGTTCGCAATTACAAGCAATCCGTGGGAGGCAGGAGTAATTACTTTTTCGGTAAGCTCAGTTGGGACAAGTCTTACATTACCAGCAGTAGAATCAAACATATCAATGCAAGGTCCGCTAATAGCAACACCAAACGCTAGATATTCAATTAATACCGATCCAATGGGCAGTAGTAATTCGGGCTCTGGCAATGGAGTCGGTCAGATTTATCCAACAGGCAGGAATTAAAATACGGAGAGGGAACAGGGCTATCGCAATAGCGATAGCCCTTTTTTCTTTTGCAGTTCGTTCATTTGCAGATTGGTTACATCGGTTACGACTCCGCGAAGAGTCAAGGGCTTGAACGTAATTGGACACCTCTCGAACCGCGGCATATTTGTCGTTGCGTGCAGTGCCTAGAGCCTCGTAAGACAAGAGGTCAGAAAGTGATGCGATCGTGCCCTCGATCTTGCTTGAGAGAAGCGCTTCGCGGCGGCTGAATGGCCCGATCAACAGATGCGGATTGGGCAATGTACGTGCCGTACCAGCGAGTTCGCTCAGTTTTCTGTCAGCCTCGCTGATTTGGGACGAAAGCTCCCACGTGGGTTCAATGATGGGCGGTAGATCGTTAGGAACAAAAGACCACAGGCCCTCAGTGTTCCGGACAAATTTACCGGGTTTGTTTTTTGAGAACGATTCAGTGTCCATCGGTCTATAAGCCTGCTTTTGGTATTATCTGCTAATAAAAGATTGTTGGCAAAACCTTTTATTATCCCTTGACAGCATGACCGCTCAAGCATGTAGTTATTTGGTAGCTTGGGGGTCACATGAACCACCTAACAAATAGGAAAGAATCCGAGTGGTGGGGGCCATTCATGCGCCCTCGTTTTCGAGCAGCGGGCCCATATCTCCGAGGGAGGCATCCATCCATTCTTGATCTTCCTCGTCCAACGCCGGAATCTGACATGCCGCCTCGACGTTGGGAATGCGCAGCGCGACACCGCGACGCACCCACGTATATGCGTTGACCATAGACCGCAGGCAGTCAGTCAGTTTTTCTAACACTTCGGGATAGATAGCAATGCTGTTGTCAAGCGCCATATTTAGGGAATCCAATCCAAACTGTCCACGAATGGCGTGATAGTTAAATTTCCAGCAACACTCTGCATCTTGCTGTTTGTCAGCATATTTAAGTTCCGCTGCAGCCAGTTGGGTCGTGAGGTCGGCGACCTTACGCAATGTCCAAGCCGTGAACATTGCCTGGTCACGAACGGCCGAGCCGAACGCGTCTGTGCCCTTATTGCGGAAGTCCGCTTCCAATTCGCAGATTGACTCGCGTGTGAGGCGCTGCACAACATCCTGCGGAACAACAGCCCTGGCGAATTGCGACATCGCAAGCGTTAGAGCGAAATACTTCGGGAATACTACTTCATACACCCGATCATATTCTGCCGCTGTCTTGGTTTCGATCACGGTCAGCAAAAGTCGCTTTACTTCATCCGACATTCCCTTAAATACTTCACCTGCGGTTGCGGATAGCGCACGTGTCGAATCCTTCGAGCGCGACGCCAAGAAAGCCAGCACGCCGTCAAGCCTCTCGCCACTGAGAGCTAGCTTCGCTTCGTCCATGGTCGCAGCAGGGTTCATTGGTTCCTACGCCTCATTCAATGCAGATTTTTCCGACAAGTATGTAACGAAGATCACCGCTGTTTGTGCCAACGAGCACGATTTGCCTTCAAAGTAATCTTGCGTCGTTCATCCGGTGATGCACGTGCAGCGCCACCGGCGCGGCCGTCGAGGTAATGACGAGTGGTGTAGATTTGGGCGTCGAGCGTGTTACGCTGCGTTAGCGTCATTAGCAGGAGCCACAGAACGACCAGCAATCGAAACAGAGTCTTCATTTAGCCCCTTCAGTCAGCAGCCCGCAACCTTCACCTTCGTGTCAGGCACAACTTTGAACTCGCACAGGACAGCTTCGTCGTACATGTCCATGTCCATCTTTTGCGCGTAGTGATCTGTAATCCACATCCGACCACCTACCGTCTTGATCGCCCACCACTGGTTATCGTTTGTGTTGTACGCCACAGCGTAGCCTAGAGGCATTCCGTCGCACGTCTCGTCCTGCTTGACCACCATTGCGTTCTGGAAGTAGGGCGGAAACGGAGGAAGTCTGTCGTCATATGCTGGCGCGGAGTATTCCTGAACGATGTTCATATCGTTTAAGAACAACTCATTGTACCGTTCAAGCTCTCCCCGCCATGCCACACGAAGCTTGATCCACGGGCCTTTGCCGCCAGAACTCTTCGCCAGATACGGAACGCCATTGTCACGGTTGGGCATTTGCTTGGTCGGCTTATCGCAGACCGTGTTAGCGCAGTTATCGCAGTCCGAACAATCCTCGCCTTCAAACTCGTTCAGGATGCCAACGGCCAGCACGTCCCATGGCTCGATGTTTCCGGTCTTGTCGAGTCCAATGATCTTCGGGTTGAGCAGCCACGAAGGGAACGGCGGCACGTTTGGATATGGGGAGGGTACAGGTTTTGGTTCCCGTGCGTCAAATTCTTCTTCAAGTGTCTTCATTTGTTTTCCTTATAAAGTTCGCATCCCTTTACTCCCATCGACCATTGACAATTCTTTGATGGGCAGTAATGACCAACGCAGTCTTTACGCAGCTTGGCACCACAGTATTTGCATCGTACTTCGTGCGTACACTTCATTGGAAAATCTCAATCAACATGTCCATGTAGTTCAGCACTTCCGAAAAGCCACATGAGTGACCTTCAGACCAAGCGTAGCTCACAACCTTTGCAGCGTAACGCTCTGGCACTCCGCTGTTGATCACATAGGCTCTGGCATCAGCGTAGAACTTGTCCATCAAGCTCGATTGGTCTGCTCGATACGCTTCTCTGTTGTCCTTGTAGGGCAACTTAGTTTCATACGCGCCAGAACGAACTCTGTCTTCAAAACATTTTTCTTCGATCACCGCGATCCTCCATCGGCCATGTACATGTCGTAAACTGCAATCACCTTTTCAGCACGCTTCGGATCAGTTGACCATTTGGCGCTGACACACTTGACGTATGTCACGCTGTCAGTCGCGTTAAGAGCGTCCATGTAGTGCTCAAAGCCTGAGACAGTTGATAGCCTCACGAGTGTGTCCTGACGATCCTTGAAGCACGAAGGCCAATCAGGATACACAATCCATCCTGCCACAACTTGAATCCAACCGTCAAGAACACCATCCGGCGTTCCCATCGCTTGCTCTTTAGGAATACCGACATACTCTCGCGTAGGCAGGTTGTGCGTGCCGTAAATCGCGTGCTTGTGCTGCTTCATTCCGAACAGATTGTTGTCTGACCGGGCTAACGCGGACGTTCCGTAGCCTGACTCTAGCGCAGCTTCGCACGCTGCCATCGTAGGAAAGATGCAGCCAGCGTCTTCTGCGGCTTTAGCTGCTCTATCCAGAAATGCTCGATTGTGGTTCTGCACGCTGCGCCTCTTTGCTTTCTAGGTAGGGATCAATCTCCACGACCAAGTTTCCCTGCATATCCCAATACTGCTCGATCCTGCGGCACGGATCGCCTTTGATGCCTTCACCGCGAACTGTTAGACGAGTGCGAATCATTTGCACAACCGCCACGTCACGAAACTTGTTTTCCATTATCTACCTATCGCTTTCTCGACAAGGTTTAGCACGCGATTCAGAAACCACGCCACGCCAAGAGCGTAGGCGGCAATCACGATAATCCACATGCTGAAAATCGCAAGCACGGCTTTCGTTGCTGTTCTCACTTTCATCATGGCTACAGTCTACACCTTTTCAGGCTTTCTGTCAAGGTTTTTCTGAACGATCACCTTGCACTTCCGGCTGCATCGTGGACAATGCCATGTGCCAAGCGTTGCCTCATCGAATTTATCTTCAGCCTTATCTTCCTTGCTACGTTCGCAAGGTTCTTTGTCGGCCTGAACATTGCAGCACACGCTGATGTACAGGTTAACTGGATTTTTGGACTTGCTCATTTGCTTTCTCCTTTTGTTCCTTGATCGTCCTGCTGATTTCCTGAGTCACCTTTTTCATTAGCGACTTTCTAAGCTTGAGTACTTCTATGGTTTTTGGTAGACCTTGGCCGATGTTCGCACCTTGGAACCGATACCATGCACCAGCCTGATTGATTACTTCCAGCGTGACACCGTACTCAACAAGACTCTTCATCGTGTCGAATCCTGATCCGTAAATCAAGTCAATGTCGGTTTCCTTCAACGGTGTACCGACTTTGTTCTTCACGCACTTGATGTGAATCTTGTGGCCGATTACGTCGTTGCCTTCCTTGAGTACGTCACGGCGTCTCGTGTCGAGCCTTACACTCGCGTAGAACTTGAGCGCCCTGCCGCCCGTTGTGGTTTCAGGACTGCCGAACATGACGCCGATCTTTTCACGAATCTGGTTGATGAAGATCACCGTCACCTGATTCTTCGCACAGATTCCGGTTAGCTTCCGGCACGCCTGAGACATTAGACGAGCCTGTAATCCCATGTGACTGTCGCCCATGTCGCCTTCTAGCTCCGCACGCGGAACTAACGCGGCAACGGAATCGACAATGATAAGTGTGACCGTCTGTGACTCGACCAACGCTTCCACAGTATCGAGAGCGTCCTCACCAGAATCCGGCTGACTAACAACAAGATCATCGACGTTCACTCCTAGCGTGTTCGCGTATGTCGGATCGAGTGCGTGCTCTGCGTCTACAAACGCGCAGATGCCGCCGTTCTTTTGCTCACATCCGATGATGTGAAGCGCCAGAGTAGTCTTGCCACTCGACTCAGGGCCGAATATTTCAATAATTCGACCACGGGGAATCCCGCCTGTTCCAATGACACCAGAATCCAAAGTAGGAAGCTGAGTGCAGATAGAGGGAATATCAAGTCCAACCTTATCCCCCAATCGGACTAGCGATGTTGTTGTCTTCAGCTTCTCGTTGAGGGTCTTCTCCAATTCGCGTAGGCTCTTGAACAGGCTTTCCTTGGTTTCCGCCATTCGATCCTTTCTCGTCGGCAGCTTTCCAGCTTGCGACTGTGCTCATAAACCGCAAAAACATTTTGGTGAACTTCGCGCCGCGTAACGCTGGCAGCATGTTCTTGCCATTCGGACTGCGCCACAACTCGTCGAGCGACTTCGTGAACTCACCGTTCTCGTTGAAGTACGCGAACCAGCAGAACTGGCAATTCGTTCGTGGCTCTTGACCAGTGAACTTGTGACCGCACGCTGCGACTCGCTTGTGCTGCACAGTGAAGAACTGACGCATCATTTTCTTGTACTCGCGCAGACCCGGCACTTTTTCAATTACTTCTGGTGTAGGCTTCACGCCCTCTTCGGCCACAACGTCTGATGGCGGCACGCCAATGATGTGTTCTGGCACCGCATCTAGTATCGCCTTGACTTGTTCCTTCGTGCTATCGTCCACGTTTGCGCTCCTCTTTCGTAATGATGTGACGTTCTTGTGCCGTTAACTGCGGCGGAATGATTCCGAACTTTTGCAGGATCATACGCTTCTCTTCCTTGCCAAGTTCATCGTCTCCGATTTCCAGTGCCATTTGCTGTTTTAGTCCGTCGATGATAGTCATTTCTTCTTTCTCCTAGACCGCTTGAAAATCTGGTGAGCAATGTCTTCGTATAAATTGCCGATAGCGAAGGCAAAAAATTCTTGGCTTTCGATGGTCACAGGGATGTTGTTGAAGTCCCATATCTTGATGATCGTGTGAACTAATTCGTGGATAAGAGTCCCTTGACCAGAGATTGTCCAATCAAAGTCGCTGACAGCAACAGCCCATTCACGGGGTGTTCCTTTGATATCCCACGAAGTTGAAAACGCCGCGAAGTTATCATCGAACTCGTCTCGCGGTTCTTTGGCAAGCGTGCCGCCCTTCTTCTCGATGTACTTTGCCAGCCAAGCATTGAATTGCTTATTGTTGTAGTTGATGAAGACATGCACAGGTCTTTGGAAGATACAATCCTTCACCTTGAAACAAAGTTTACCGGGTTTGGGTCGTCCTTTAGCCTTTGGCATGTCCATTCCTAATGCTGATGAAGTACTTCGCTGTCGGCCAAATGTGATTCTGAATGAAGGCCAAGCCGATGCGCTGTTCGTAATAGTTCTTCTGCTCTTTGTCTAGTTCCTCTTTGCCCAAGAGAAACGTGCCGGCGAACTTTCGGATCATGGCATCGTCGTGTATGATCGCGCTGATGGTGTTCTCAACGTCGCAAACAAAATCACTTGCTGACGGTCTGGCCGGATTGGGTGTCCCACCGCCACCATATCGCTGCTCTTCCGTGTTCTGAGCAATCAATTTTGACTTGTACTTCAGCTTCTCGTACTGCTCTAACACATCGTTGAACGCCAACAAATTTCGATTCGTCTGTCTCGACATTCTATCCTTTCGGCCCGTACTTCATAATGCGTTTGACCTTGGCTTGACCAAGAAGTCCGTAAACCTTTCGGCCCAACGCTTGAACTGCTGGCGGGTTGTCGAGGTAGTCTGCCGCTGCTCTGAGCAACGCAGGATCGTCGTTGAAGTAACCCAACCCTTTGTTCATTGTCATAGTGAGCAATCCCCGGATCAAACCGTCGCCATGCCGATGATCGATATTCAGACGCAGGTTGAGCGGACGTTTACCGGAGATTGCACACTTCCCACCTTGTGCTGCCGTCATCTTCCTGAAGTCGTCAGGCGTTAAACGATATAGCTTCCACAATCTAGCCGCCCAACTCTTCGATGTTTTCTTCGTCTTTGGTGTCATAGCAGCCCCAAGTCGATTATCTTGAACTCGCCCTCGCGGGTCTGCATGATGTTGTAGCCAGCTATGTCACGATCATCGCCTTCGTCGTCGAAGATCGCATCGGCAACTTGCTGAAGAACGTGTCCCACAAATACAGCCTTGCTCTGTCCTACTTTGTGGTAGTAATCCGTCAACAACACACCATTCCGTGTGTCCGCATAATACATGGCCGGAATGAAAGGTCGAAGCGCGGCGAACTTCTGTATCCGCGTAATCTTCCTGATTACGTAGATTTCATGGCGTGCGTGCTCAAGGTTTCCCTCTTTCGATGCGCCACTAATTGGGAACTTCACAACCAGCCGATTCGCTGAGTCCTGCTTGTTGATTGCGTACACTTCTCTGAACGCACCACTGGCAAGACGTGTGAGACTCAAGCCAATGTTACGAGCCTCTTTAGCGGTCTTTGGTTTGTACTCTTTGAACAGCTTAATGATTTCAGTTTTCGTGCTCACTTGGCTTCCTTTACCAGCTTTCCTGCACGCTTGATAGCTTCACGTAACCGCTTGGCCGCAGATGCACTCAGCTTCGATTCAGGAAGCCATTGGATCACGATGTTCCCGGCCCGTATGAGCATTCTCAGGTCTACCACTCGTAGCCCGGACATTAGTCACCGATCATCGAGTAGGAATAGTCGCCAGCAATTCCTACATCCTTCAACGGACGAGTATTGAAGAAACTTCCAAGGTCAGGGTACTTGACTTCCACAGAGTCCCCATCAAATTTGATGCTGTCGGCAACCAAGATGAAGTTGTAGGCCGACCAATTACGCAACGCTTGCCAGAACCGCTCAGTCGGGTGCGCTTTGCAGTAGGCGGCGAAGCTTTCCAAGACCTTATTGTTTTTGTTTTCCGGCTGTCCATCGTACTCTCTGCCGTATCCATCACTCGCTCTGTATGGCATGTTAGTTCACCGTCCTCGATTCAAAATCTTCAAACATCTTGTAGCCGACTTCCGTGATGGCGAACACGCCGAACTCACGATTATTGTTGATCCGTGATTGAGCGATGCTTTCCTGAAAATCCTTCGACACGTTCTGCACGTATCCAAGACCTTCCAGTTCGCCAATCTCACGCATGTCCTGACGAATGCGCTTGGCTTTTTCTTCGGAATCTTTATTCGACTCAAACATAACAACGAAGACTCGTGTCGGCCCATTCGCCGCCGTGTTGAGCGTGTCATATTGGTACTTCGTTAGCTCAAGGATGCTCACACAGCCTCCGTTAATTGATCGACCTTGGGGCCACCGCTAACGATATCCTCGACCAGCTTGAACATGCCCATTGCTCGTTCCTCGACTTCCTCTTTGTAGCCAGCCGCATGAATGTTCCGGCCACTGAGCCTGTCCACTTGGTACAGGTACATCTGAATCGCGGTCAGCAAATTATGTTCAATTTCGTTCATAAGTCCCTTTCCGATCCTGACAGCATTCTACCACTACTCGTCAGTCTTGTCAACATCAAAATTCAGGTCGCCCATCCAAGGCTCGATCACAGCGTGTACATTTGTCTCAAGCCAGACCGCCTTGGACTTCTTCGCCAATAGCCCGTCAATCGCCTTAAACGCCTGTTCTAGCCCCTGCCGGATGCCTGTATGCCACTTACCCCGATACTTCAGCGCCATGCGCCAGTCGCCAATATCGTTTAACGGTTTCAGTGTCGCCAAGACGTGAGCGGCCTCTAATCGGTAACCCGTCCCGGCCTGAACCCATGCCCACTTGCACAGCGGCTCCGGTTGCTTTTTTGCTGGACGAGTGACTATTAAGCTCACCTTGTTCGCCAGCCATTTCTCAAGCAATCTGTCATACTATGCCACTCAGGGTAAGTAAACATGGACGATTTTCCACGATTACATCGCCAGCAGCACACTACACAATTCGGCTCGCTGTAGCCAAAATTATTGTTTTTACGATCTAAATTGTGCTTTGCACCGTTTTTGGTAATAGCGAAGCTTGACCATGAAACTTTAGCATCACAGTAATGGCAATTATGTTGTTTAGTAAACCTTAAAAACTCTTCATAAGTTATAGTACAAGTGATTGATCTGTCTTTAGCACTATGTACTAAGTAGTTGTAAAGTGCTTCATATGGACGAAGCTTGTTGCCCTCTCCCTTTAGGCAACCACAACTTCTAGTCTTGCCTCTTCTAAGGTGATCCGACCGAACAACGACTTGCTTGCCACACTTGCATTCACACAGCCATCGTGTTCTATGTTTGAGCAATTCTTCAAACTTTAGCACCGTCAGTAGGCCGAACTTCTGCCCTAATAGATTTTTGATTGCTGGCATTCTTCGCTCTTTCTTGTTTTTCTTGTTCACGATAAATTCTTCAGGCTGCTTCTTAGCGGGTCTGTTAACGATTAGTGGCATACGGTCAACGGAGGCGTCTTCATGATTTTGTCGATGATGCTACCCATTGTTTCCTCCGTTTGTATGTGTTGAACTGCATGTTTAACGGAAATTCCACACGCATGTACTTTGCCGTGTACCATAGACCACCCTGTGTCGCTGGCCGGATGTGTTCTTTGACGCCTCGCAACGTCACAGCACACCACTGACGCCCTCTAATACTCAAGTGTGGCGCAAACGGCTTTGCAGCCGCGTGCCAGCCCGGTCTAAATGCGAATCCCGGTGTCGGTACGGATTCGGCCTTGAGCCAGACTCCGGTATTGATCACCCGGCTTCGGTCAATGAACAACGGCCCATACGAGCCATCACGCCGATGCCGCAGGAGTTTGAACGCTCTGACGGTTTTTGCGCTCTTCCTCACGCTGTTTCTTCTCCTGTTCACGGTAGACTCCCGCATTCAAATTGAAATGAATCTGCACCTTCTGAGCGTCAGTCAACGCATCATAAGGCTTGTTATGATCCTGCTTGGCGTACTTGTCGAGACGCGCCCAATTACGCACTAGAACATCGGAAGGTTTCACGTCCCAATCACAACGCAGGTAGACGATGTAAAGCGGCTTGCCAAGATGCTTAGTTGTCTTGCTCATTGTCTTTCACTCCTGTCTTGAACCACATCTTCGTTTCAGCATCCCATGTTTGCTTGGTTTCGGCATTAGCGGCGTGCTTGCGCTCCTGCCACTGGTCATTGGCGTGCCCGTTCTTCTGTGTGTTCGTCTTTTTACCCGGCATTGTTCCTCCTAAAAATTTCCTTCGGCGCATTGAAAAACTTTGTAGCCCTTTGACCTGTACATATTTACAACCTGATACCGATCATCGAATATACCCACGATGCTTGACAAGTCATACGCCTCGCCAACCTTGCGGAGCATTTGCTCTTTGACGATGTTGTCCGGGCGGTGATCACCAGCCTTCCGCATGAACAGATCGTCGTATGGCACGTCATACCGACGTAGCCACGCTCTCGTGGCGGCTTTGCACTCGTCGCTTCTGCCGCTCATCATTATGATAGTGGCACCAGCGGCCTTGAGCAGCTTGATCGTCTGGATCACAGGCCAGATTGGACTGTCGAGATTAACCGCACCAAAGAATCCGCGCCAGTCTTTCTCAGCGATGAAATGGATGCGATGCTGGCAATCAGCAATCGTTCCGTCAATGTCACAAAGATAAATCATGCAGACACCACTCTCGTGATCTTCATTTCGGGCCAATGGTAGCCGTGCTTTTGCGAATATGTGTTCGTGCGACCGATGGCGTTACGCGCAGCGTCGTATGTGGGAAACAGTGTCGCGTAATGGTTTAGCCAAGTCACGTTTTTGTAACCGAGCGTCTTGGTACGACCTTCGACAGTTGTAACCAAGTACCCGACTGTTTTCTTAGATGAATAGGTCTTCATGTTCCTCTTCCTTTTCTGGCTTCTTGAAGTAGTCCAGCTTGTCAGGCCGAAATATGCACATCGCTAAGATTGGTACGGTGACCGCCAGCCACACTGCCAAAATCAAGAACAGTGTGAAGTTATCGGACGTTAGCTCATCAGTCATACGTTTATTGCCGCTTCCTTTTTATCCAACAAGCAAATCTCGGAAACCAATTCGGCAACCATTGCCTGAGTAACTTCCAATGCTGCCTGTGCGTCTTCCCGAGCGTCTTCGGCCTTGCGGACTCGTTCCGCTTGCCACGAGACGATGAAGAACGCCATCACGAAGATTACGATCATTCCGACTGTGCCAATGTCGATCATAAAGTATCCCTCCATTTTTCTAGGTACACAATTGCCGCTTTCAAGTTCTTTGACAATTCACTAGCAAATCCTAGCATTAAGTTGCACTTCTTGCAAAGCAAATCTCTAACTTTTCCGTTACTATGGTCATGGTCTACGACCAGCGGTTTTACTACTTTGCAAATAGCGCACTTACGCTCCTGCCTTTTCAATTTACGCTGATACTCGTCCGGGTGTAACCCGTATTTATATTTTCTGTGCGCTGCTGCTAGCTTCTCAGGATTATTTCTTTGCCAGTTTGCTAAGTAATCGGGATGCTCTTTAGTCCATGCCGCATTTTTCTTACGGGCAGTTTTCCTGTGCTTATTGCTATAGTCACGATTATAGCATTTCTTGCACAAACCGTTTCCGTAATTTCTTAACTTCGGGTGACACTTAGAGAATGTAATTGGCTTACTCATGCTGGTTTCCAGTTTCTCAATCTTGTAAATTTCGCAAGTTCTTTAGTTACCTCTAACTTCAAAAATCCGTCGTGCAACGCCCGGTGACACTGCCAACACAGCGTGATCAGATTGTCGAGCCTGTCGCTGCCCTGATGTGACCGATAAACGATATGATGGACGTGCAACCCGTCTGTCCATTGGCACGAGCGGCACTTCCAGCCGTCTCGTTCCATTACTTCCCGGCTAGTGGTTTGACTCAGCACGCCGCATCCTTTCATCTGTGAAGTACTCTAACGGGTACGGCATTTGTTTCCCCGTCAGGTGGCGGTAAGCACGCCTAAGAATGACAACA